GAAGGTGCAGAAAAGTCTATCTACGAACTTGTAAACGGACTTTACAAGGGAGGTGAAACTCCTGACTACACACTTGAAGAAGTTGGACAGTCAAGCCCAGTTCTTTTCGAGTGCATCGGTTTCGCAAACGGTCTTGAACCAGTTGAAAATGTAAAGGCTCTCCAGAACCATATCGCTTCTTACAGCGGTCGCGGTTTCTTGGGCGAAAATCCTGCTACCGACTATCGTGCATACAGCCGTGGTCTCGGTGAGGAAACCCCAGCAAGACAACTTGGTTTGAAGTCGTTCGACATCGACTACAAGGCTGACACCATCAAGGTAAGCGCAGCAATCACCCGCGAACAGGTACAGGACTTGAAGGTTTACGGTATCGACGCAGTAGCACAGGTTGAGGCGAAGTTGGCTGACGAGTTGACACAGACCATCAACAAGCAAATCCTCCAGAAGATGTTTACTCTCGGTGCTATCAACGCAAAGCAGGTAGAGGAAGTAGAATCTCCTGTTGCTGGTGTTAGCAAACTTTCCGCTTACTTCACAAACGGTACTCCTTCAAGCGACACCGCACAGATTTGGTTGGGCTTCGACCGTGACGGCGAACCTATCACAGTAGGTGCAAAGGCAGTCAACATTACTGCTGGCGGTGAAGTAATGGGTACTATCCAGAGGCGCATTATGTCGAAGATACTCTATGCTTCGCAGGTAATCCACGTTCGCGGTCGTTTGGGACAGGGCAACTTCGCAGTTGTATCTGGAACAATCGGTGCGGCTTTGCAGGACTGCGCAGGATTTATGCCTTACCCGATGAGCAACACTCTCGGTGTTAACAAGAGCCTCTACCCAATCGGTAGCCTTTCGGGAATTTCAATCTATGTTGACCCGAATATGAAACTTGACGATATGCGTATCCTCGTTGGTCGCAAGGGCAAGGAAGGCGAACCCGGCTTGATGTTTGCTCCATATCTGCTTGCAGAAAAAGTGGAAACCACTTCGGAGTTCACATTCGGTCCCGTTATGGTAATGAGTTCTCGTTACTCAATCGTTGAGGTTGGTCACAATCCACAGTTGCAGTATGTAACTTTGGGTATCAAACTCGAAGGCGTTGACATCATCTAATTGACGGTCAGAGCATAATTATAAAAGGGGTGTGCATCGCATACCCCTTTTGTTTTGCCCAGACGCGAGCCTCACTTGAAGGAAATCCTCGTTATGCCCTCGTATGTGAACATCTCGTCCACGAACTCGACATTATCGCCCTTTCCCTTCTTGACCGTCTCGAATGTCGTGACGACCATCTTGCCGTCATCTCCGATTGTGATTTCATCAAAATCGTCCTCGTTCCCGATGAGGCATAGGCTCTTGATGTACTCGCCGTCCCTGTAAAGTTTTGCTTCCTGCGCTTCCATACTTTAAATGCTATTTGTTGTCTATATATAATATATGGGGAAATTTCCGTCTTTTCATCGGCAAAGGTAGCAAATCCCAGCGGAAGCGCAAAATATAAATAATAGTAGAATAATATAATTGATTTGAATATGGTACATATTTTAAGATTGAACGAAATGGCTAACACTACATACGGCAGTGTTCGTGAATATTTCAACCGCTTGCTTATGGAAGTCGTTGAGCGTGGTGCAAAAGAATATAGTTATGCTACTTACGATGGTGTTGATTACGCTCCGATTGAAATTGGAGAAGATTTTTGTGGAATGTCATCACAATCACCAGTTTCTCGCATAAACTCTAACAAGATTACAAACGCTTTCGAGAAAGAGTGTAGAAATAAAGGTCTGGACAATAACAATGCGGATTTTGATTTTATGTGCAAAAACGAGATAACAATAGATTTAACCAACGATAAAGCACCTGTACGCAAAGGTGGGTATAACTTTGGTAAATATAAAATCAACGAGATACCATCGGTAACGATTAGGACACAATCAACGCTTATGGACATAGATGGATGCGGTGAATATGAAACCGACGATTTCTTTAAAGAAGAAGTTGTTTTCGACCAACCTATAATCGTTGCCAATGGCAGTCCGTATCTTTCAAAGAGAGATGAGGCTAAACTGGTTGCCGTGATGAAAAGGGCAGCGGACGCACTCTTTGAACATTACAACTAATATATCCTACCGTTATACACAACGAACGCCCAGCCCGACCAAGTGTTTCCAAGCACTGTCGGGCTGGCGGTGGTTAAGGCGGTAGCAGAACACATCAACATACTCCTGCAAATGCCTTGTTAAGATTGTGATATTTAGCCCAGTGGTTGCTGGGCTTATTTGTTTTGTATGCAAGCGTTATCGTTCCGAATATAAATAATGTATAGTGTTTTTCCACGATGACAAAGAAATATGTAGATATAGACCGCTCCCCGTACTCGTTGCACGACATTCCGAGTTTCGGGCTTCTCCGCACCAATCCGAAGTTGAGCACCAATGCTCGGATTATGACCAATGGGGAAGGCATCTGGCTTGAAAGTTTCAACGCTCACGAGACGCTCGCAAACGAGTCGTACAAGCACTTTCGGGTAAGCCCCGATTCGATATACAACAGGGACTTGGCGAAGTTCTATGCCGACACGGACTACTCGTTGCCCTATGTCGTGGGGCAGGAATACTCCGATATGGGCATAAAGGACAGGTATTCCCAGCAGTACGAGACTATGTACTGGTACGGGTGCGAGTACATTGACAGCCTCGAATATGACGAGGAGATGGGCTTGCTTGCGCCGTTGTGGATTGGTGAGCAGTTCCCCGACTATTTTGTCATATTCAGGATTGACGACCCGTCGTACCTCAATATGAAGGAGTGGCTGGAAACGCATACCGAGAACGACATTATGGAGGATATGGACTTCAAGAGGGACATACTCGACAGGTGCGACATCGTGTCCTGCTTCGACCTCCGCGACAGGAAGAGTCCGCTCGGCACATACCTGCACAACTACATTTCACAGACGGACTTTCCCCCGACACCCCTTGAGGTTAGCGTGGAGAGGACGCACGAGACGACATACTGCGGTATCGACATAGTGAACGGCGGGTTCAAGCGCATATCGGAAATGCAGCACCCCCACTACTTCGAGATTGACGAGCCGATAACCGACTTCGACAGTTATACCACATTCGGCTTCGAGAGGCACAGGCTCGCCTGCGCGAATGTCCTCAACATAGAGTTCCTGTTCAACGACAGGAAGGCGGACGAGTTCCGCTTCACCAGATACTTCGGTCTGTACTGCAACAAGGTCGGGCTTGAGAGGTTTACGCTCGACTTCGACTACCTCTACACCGACAAGTATCTCCTTTCTGGCAGGAAGGTGGTGTCCGACAAGGACGGCGTGCCTGTTCCAGTCAGGTACATTTCCGACGGGCGGGAAGTGAGCCTTCCCGTGAACTATACGGAGGACGGGCGGACGGTACAGTGGCTTGCCGACCGTTCCTGCGTGTGCTTCGCGGAGTCCCGACTGGGGTTGAGGAAGGTCGATACGGAGAACAACGGGGTTGACGGAAAGATACGCATAGTCGATAAGGAGATTGACCTCGCGGAGTTCGCTGGCTTCACGGAGGACGAAACCCGTATCGAGGCTGTGCGGAATGCGAGGTCTTGGGACTTCCAGCAGATATACTTCGACATCATAGGCGACATACCGCCGCTTGTCCGCATAGAGTTGCGCTGCGACGGGGTGGCGGTGGGACACATAATGACGGCATACAAGGATGATATTCCAGACGACGACCACTATGTGGAGGGCTGGCAGGACGGGATATACTTCTGCGGGAGGAACTCGGACAAGTCCAAACTCGCAAGGATGGTCAAGAATGCGTTTCGGTCAATGGGGCTGGACGGCTTTGATGTGTACTGCTACCGCAACAGGGTGATAATAAGCACAATGAACAGTGCCTGCAACCCATACGAGATTGTGGTGTGCGGGCTTGACACGGATGACGGGTGTGACGGCATATTCTCCTTCAACACCCTTGTCCACAGGAGAACGGATGTCGTCAACTATGCTTCGGTTACTCCTGCGGTGGACGAGAACGACGAGGTTATGGTCGGGGACGACAACGAGCCGATACTTGTGAACTCGGTTGTCGGGGACACGGAGTATGCCTTCGTGTTCACTCCGAGAAACCAGAACGAGAGCATAACGGTCGGCGCGGACGACATATCGGTATTCGACCACAAGGAGGGGACTTTCATAAGGGCGAACATAGGGCGAGGTTTCTGCGAGGTTACGGGCATAGCCCAGTGCCTTGACAATATAACGGTCAACGAGGACGGGGTGATAACCGACTTCACCGACGGTATGAAGTACATTGTGCTTGTTGACGGTCAGGGCATAATAGTCGAGCAGGACAGCGTATCAATATATAGGCAATTTATAGCGACCTTCGGGGTGCTGTCGTTCTTCCCCCTGAAGGACTTTGACACATATACATCGGAGGAAGTTTCGATATACGGGGATATGGGCGAACTTGCCCTTGAACTCGATGTCTATTCGGACGATGACGATGAGGGTGGCGCGGACAGCGACGGCGAAGGTGGTGACGAGGGCGAAGGCGGTGGCGACGAGGAAAGCGATGACGAGGACAGCGACACCGACAGCGAGAACGCCGATACAACGCTTCCGTTGCGGGGCACGATACATTATTCGGACGAACGCGGGGAACATCCCATCGAAATAGAAGTCGATACGGAGTTTACAAACTCGGAGGTCGTGTGTACGGTGACGAATGCGCCGAACAACAACATAAACGATAACAATATAAATCCTGTTGAACAGGACGATGCCATATACGAGGTCGAGATAAAGTTCAAGGCGAAGCCGAGCGGGGGCGGAGGCAGCGGCATAGATGTTGACGACACATTCGAGTACCCGTCCCTTTACGGTGACATAACATCGGAAACTTCGGACAGCATAACGAACGAATATGACAGGTACTACGAGAACTACAATGCGGAGAGTTGCCTTGTCAGCAAGGTAGTCCCGTATATCGGGAAGTGGGTTCAGCAGTACAAGGGCAACAATGTCCGCGAGAAGAGGTACAGGCACTTGCCGAACAATGCGTTCGGGGAGTTCAACTTCTCGCCGAGCGTCTATAACGACAACCTCGACCCGAAGGCGTTTACGCAGGAATGGATGTACATAATGGACAGGTATCCGTTCGCAAAGGGCGAGGACTACCACAAGGGCTGGTCTTATCTCGGCTTCACGGAGAAGGACATTCTTCCGAACAGGTGGGACGGAAGCGTGGTGGACAGGCTTCTTTCCGTTGACGGGGGTGATTTCTTCACGCAGATATTCTCCTGCGACACCGCGCCAGTGTACGGGCTTCTTGACAACAGTGCCGAAGTCACGGCGGTCGAGGACAGCCTTTCGTACAGGGACAGGTGGAGCATATTCTCGCACGGCACTGACGACTATCCGAGCGTAACATATTTTCACGGCATAGGGATAGAGGCACTCGAAAAGACGGACGAGTCGCAGGCAATCGACAACAATATGAACAGCCTCCGCACCGCAAGTACGGGCGGCTTGAACGGATACAGGTTCAGTGCGGTCATCGTCCCGACTGACGACTATGAGAGATACAACCTTCCGTTGCAGATAGTCCGCAACGACAAGTTCAAGTTCATCTGTGTCGTCAAGTATGTCCAGAATGTGATTGCATACAGGGACAATGTTGTGGACGAGGACGGAATACTCCGCCCCCGCAGGGAATGGGGGAGCGAGGTGGAATACACGAATGCGCTCCAACTCACGAGGACTGTGCTCTACAACTACCCTTCCATCAAGTCCGAAAGGAAATACTGCACGGAGGGCAACGGGGTGGTGCGTATCGACCTTGTAGGTGACGGAGTGTACGACTTGTATGCGCCAGACGGTACATTTATGAAGGACATAGTTGACTACGAGAGGAATACAATCGTTACATATAACTCCCAGATTCCGACACTTGACGGAAACATATTCAAGGTCATAAGGAAGATAAGCGACACTACGGTCAGGTGCAGGCATATCACAGAACCGGAGCATCATCAGTCGAGCGTCACCCCCAACAGCAGGTACTCGTACATAATCGTAAACCGCGAGAAGTCGGAGATACTCGGCTCGTATGACGGGTGCATATTCAGCAACATATTCCACGTAGTCAACACCGAGCAGAAGGGGACTGTAAGATACCATCAGGTAGGGGACGACGGTGTGGTCAGGACGAGCGTGTATGCTGGCGAGGAGGGTGCTGGCGAGCCGTCCCGCAACTGGAACTACTGCATACACTTCCTGCCGAGGATAATCAACGCCAAGTACAACTACCTTGTCCCGACGAAGAGCATCGCGTCGCAGAGCATAGAGTATGTGACGAGGGGGTACAGCATTTCCCGTATGGTTCGCAACGGAGGCTTCTACGAGCCTCTTTTCAGGGACATACTTTATTTCAAGGATGCCTTCACGGGAGAGTATATGCTCGGCACTGCCGACGGGAAGCAGGTGGAGTTCCTCCGCAGGACGCGCGGGGCGCATACCGAGTTCGCTTGGAAATACGAGGGCTTCGGGCTTCTGCCAGTGCTTCACTTCCACAGGGTGAACGGCGGGAACACATCCACAATCCAGTCCGCCAATACGGTCGTGGCGAAGAAGAAACTTATGCCGCTCGCCAACATAGTTCCGTTCGGCACGAGGTATGGTGTCAATGTGTTCGGCTCGAACTTCGACCCGTACTACTACACGCTGACGATAAACACGATAAGGGAGCGTTTCGTACACGGCACTTCGAGTATGGCGGAGCACAAGAGTTTCTTGGGGAGCAAGCAACTCGCCCTTCCAGACGAGATTTCAGCCGATGTGTTCGACTATTCGGTGAGGGAGTCGAGGACGGTTTTCCTTGCCAAGACGGATGTGGTCGCTTCGACTGCGGAGAAGAAAGACGCGATAACATTCTCGGTCAACGGGGAGAGGATACTCCGCAAGTCGTTGCACGAGAGCCTGCGCCCAGAGATGGAGAAGTGGGTTGCCGAAGTTTTCAGTTACGGGGACAAGGAGACGATAGACGACGACATAGATGCCTACATAAACGAGAACCTCCTCAAACTCTACAGGATAAAGGACATCTCGCTCTGGGTGAAGGACGCTTCGGCATACTCGCCAGTTCAGGACTACTCGTACTTCGGGGTGGACGACACGGGCAAGTACACGGACGGGCTTCGCATCACGGACGATGTTACGAAGGGCGTATATGCTTCGGGCGGGCTTAACACCAAACTTGTCTATAACATAAAGAAGAAAAAGAACTACTGCTTCGGTATGAGCATAGTGTTCGAGAGAAGATAGTTATAAATAGGCTATATATTAAAAAAGGCGGTTGTTACACCGCCTTTGTATTTTATGCCTCCGCACCGCAATAGATTGTCCGACAGCAGTCCGTTCCGCCGTCGTCCGTTTCATAGTACCGCTTGCGCTCGGCGATGATGCTTTCTATGTCGAGCAGGTCTTTAAAGGTACAGCACCCGAAGGTCACGCACTTTGCCGACTTGGTTGCCCCGCAACCGCGCTCGTCATATTCGAGGCACACCATATCCTTGCCGTAGCCTCCCTCGTCCCTGACCGAATACACCGACACGGAGTTGAACTTCTCGTATGGCACATCTGGCTGGTAGGTGTCCGAGAAGGCATCAAGGAAATATTCCCAGTCCTCGAACGAGCGTATATGGGAGACTATTGCCTTCTTCTCGGCTTCGAGCAGTATGATGTCCGCCCTTATCTTCATATAGCGTTCAGCCGCCCGTTCGAGCGTCTCGCCTATCTTTTCGTCCCTCAACGGTGCAAGGCACTGCCTCTGGAACTTCACGATGTCCGTCTTGTGGATAATTCCGTAGTTTGAATTTGATGACATAATATGCTTTGGTTGTTAATTGTTAGCAGTATCCTCTTTTAATGTAGTAGATTATTTCGGTTGCAACTTCATCAGCATTTCTTGACCGCACATCTTTTATTGATTTACCATCACGGTTGCGCGGGTTGTAAGTGTTTTTATACATTACAACACTATAAATTTCGTCAGTTCTTTTATCGAAAGTTACATCAACAATAGGGTCACTAATTGCACTTTCAAACCTATAAAAGCCATATAATTTATTATCACTTCTTCTCTTGGCACGAAGTTCAAAGGGTCCGCAACCTTTCACGACCTTATCATACACTTCGCTTGCCTTTGGGGTTTGGGAAGCCATTTCATCAATTCTTCTAATGTGTACCATTTCGATAAATTATATACTAATTTATTTATATTTCCACCGAACTGTCCTTTGGTGCGTCCGCAGTATCGGCTTTCGTGCCGTGCGCTTTCTTCCGTCTCTTTCTCCCCACGCATACCTCTCCGACTTTCTCATATATTATGGTCGGCTGAATGTCGAAGCCCATATCTTTCATACTCGGTACTATCGGCATATCTATTCCTCCCCTGATGTTTTTAATGTTTCGCATCCGTTCTCCGAAAGAAATCCGTTGAACTCGTCAAGCGTAGTCCCCTCGCCCTCTGGCTTGCCGTTGTCGTTGAAGCCCCACAGCCACACTGGTTCGTCCTCCGAGCCGTCGTTCCCGCACATCGAGTTTATCGCATATACCTTCGTGTCGGGGTGCTCATAGAGCGGTGTGAAGTCGAACGGGAAGTCCAAGCCTTCCTGCAAGACGAACCCGCCCTTCAGCAACATTTCCTCCGTGAGCAGTTTCTTTTCCATATCATTGCGCCTTATGCTCCCGCGAGTATCCACTCCGCGAGCGAGTCCATATCATAAAGTATCGGGTTGTCGTCCCCATCGTGCGCCATTGCGTTTTCCTTGCACGGCTCGGCATCGTTCTCCTCAAGGTGCGGGAGGTACTCGAATATGTACCACTGCACATCGTCGAAGAGTTCCTTGTCGCCCCCGCAGAGTTCCATAATGTAGTCGTCCGTCATCTTCGAGAAGTTCTCGTAGAGCGTCGTCTCGAACAGGTCTATGCCAGCATCGTGGCACTTGTCTATGAAGTTGTCCGCCTCCTTCTGCAACCCGATTACTTTGTTTAGTTTTGCCTTCCACGCTTCCTTGTCCGTGCGCCTTGAATGCTCGTAGCGGATACCGCTTACGAACATAGCCCGTGCGAGTTCATCACCTTCGCCCTTGTACTTCCTGTTGTTCCTGTACGCCCTTTCAGAAGCCTCCTTCTGTGTCAGCGTCCCGTTGTTCTTTTTTGTTGCCATCGCCTTTATCGTTTTTCGTTGCCAATTACTTTCATTTCCTCGCACAGCCTGCACCAGACTTCATCGCCAGTGTCCGTGCGCAATATTCTGTAGAAGTCCATATAGTCCTCGCCTATGCCCTCGTACACACCTTCGGCTTCACCGCAGGAAATCCGCTTGCCGTGCCTTTCGTAATACTCGTCTATGAGTTGGTCGAGCATAGGATTTTCGCCTCTCGGTGTCGCGGTTATCTCCGCTTCGGAGAATATGTGCCTTATGCCCCCTTCCTCGAAGTGCAGGTATGCCCGTTGCAGGTCGTTCAGGTTCGAGTACAGACCCCGCCCCTCGTCCGTGTATGTTATCTCGCCTTCGCGCTCGCAGAGTATCACGAGCCTGCGCAGGCTGGAAATCGCATTGTACATATTGAACAATGCGTCTTCCATCTCCAAGTATCTGTTCCCGTCAAGTATTGTCGCTGGCATAACTACTCGTTTTTGTCCTGCTTTTCATCGGAATTGCAACTTTGCGGCTTGCCCCACCCAAGTTCCTTGAGACCAAAAAGGTCACGGACTTTCGGATTAGCCACTGCGCTATGCTCCAATAGCGCGACCTCGCCCGTCATTTCGACGAGTTCTCTGCCATCTACAACCCTACCGTCCTTTTCGAGAAGTTTGCGCATCCGACCGTTGGCGTTGCACGCAATTTCAAGGTGCTTTCTGGACAACGCCACAATTTCATTCCTGATGGCTGTCATTTCGCGTTCCGCATCGTCGCGTATCGCTTTCATTTTTTCCAAGGTCTCCTCGTCCAGTTCATATACATCGCCGACAATCTCATTGGTGCTTTCCTTTTCGAGCCGTTTGAGGAGCATATTCCAGAAACAATCTATTCTTCTTTCGTTCATAAGTTCATTCTGTGACGACACATCGAGTGTTTCGTACTTATGAAAATTCGCATAATAGCGGAAGAACCACGAATCGTGCGTTATTTCAGGAACAGTATCGCTGATAACCATTTCGCAACTTTTCTCTGGGTTGCCGTTGATGTCCTTGTCGAATATATCGACAACCCCTGCATAAAATTTCTTTTCGCTCATTTAACTATTTAGTTAGTTAGTTTCATCATCTTGTTCAACTTCGACCTGCGCAGTGCAAGTAACGCCACTGCACTCGAAAGTTACCGTTTCGGTCTTCGGCTTCAGGGGTATCCAATACTTGCGGTGTATCGCCTCCCCGTCAACATCACCCCAACGGCACGGCTTTATGCACCTGTAGCAGTCCGTGTCCATTACGAGTTCGTCAATCACATCGGGGTACTCCTTGCAGGTCACTTGGAACGCCTTGTTGAGCCTTCGAGCCTGCCACCAGTTGACAAGGCGAACAAGCCCTATGAGCCTGTTGAAGTCGGCAATGCCTCCGCGAAGCCAGCCGAACTGCGACTTCCTGTACGGGATGAGATAGTGGTCTAACTTGAACCACAGTTTCGTCCACCAGTTAGCACCCCACCATATCCTGTAACCGCAGAAAAGCGAACCGATGCTTCCGTCCCAGAACGAAAGAAATTCGTCCCTGTAGGTTCCGTATTTCTCCTTCCCGCATACTGGCATCAACGCCCACTCGCGTATGCGTTTTTCCAAAGCGTCAATCGCGCTGTAAAGGTGGTCTCCGTGCTCCTTGAACCACTGGTCGCCCCATTCGTGCATTTTATCGCTCCTTTCTATTTTTATCACCAACACCGAACCGAACGGTAAACATATCGTCAAGGCAGTCATTGCTTGCATCGACCATCCATAGCCGCAATCCGCTATCGGATGCCATACGGACAAACTTTGAAAGCGTATCGAAATACTCCTCCCAGTTTTCCTTGAAACCTCCGACTGCGCTTCCGCCGTTATGACCGCCGCCAACGCTTATGAAAAGTGTGCCGTCTTCAACTTCCGTGAAGTCAGGGTCGTCCATTGGAAACACGCAAAACTGGCAGTCCCCGACTCGCTTCGCGAGTGATGACAGTATGCAATATATTTCCTTGTGCCTTTCCGTTAAGTTTGCAATTCCGTTCATTTCATTTATCCTTTTAATATGTACCACTCCTATTCAATTTTAATATCACTGTCCTTTGAGCCGTCGGTATCTCGCGCCGGAGCGTGGCTATTCCGACAAGCATAAGTTAAAACCTTTCGCCGATTTCACGGATGACATCGTACATAAGGTAGTCCATACTATTTATGATGTAGGCGTTCTTCTCCGACTGTAAGTCCGCCACATTCTCATCGTAGCACTGCTTCGCGTTCATCAACGCCTTGTAGTTCTTGTCGCTTTTGTCGGCGTTATAACGCTCTTCGAGTTTTGCAATCCATTCTTCCTTCAGTTCGAGCGCGGGAGATACGGTCACGAACTCTATGCCCTGTAAGTTCATATATTCGCGGAACAACTTGTGGCTTGCCGTGAACACAATGTAGCCCTGCTCGGACAAGTGCCGTGCGAAGTTCGCATAGACCTTGTACCAGTTCTCGTCCCTCTCCCCGTCAACGTAGAAGTTGCTGCTTTCGAGGTCAATCGTGTAGAGTTGCCCCGCAATGGTTGACTTGCCTATTCCCTGATAACCGCAGATAATCATTTCCGTCCCCCCTTCAAGAAGTTTTCAACAACATCATCCAAGCGTTTGTGCTGTCCGTCTTTTGAAACGAGCAACAAGTTCGGTCTTATCAACTGCTTGCCCTCCTCATACATATTGTAGTTTGCGGTGTACCAGCATTCCAGACCGCCTGCACGCGCAAGCATATCGGGCGTAATGACATCAAAGAACGCAAGGCACTCATCCTTCAACTTGTTGTCCCAACCGCGTATGCAACCATCAGCGTCAACATCGAGTTTTATGTAGTCGCCATAGCCGTTCTCGCCGATACAGCAGAAGTCTGGCACATAGTTCATAAGCGTCCTTACGACATCATCGCCTATCACGAGTTCGTATGTCCCGTTGTCGCGGAGTTTGTCGAACACATAGACGGCGTTGCCGTTCCATTCCAAGACCTTGCCAGTCTCGATGTCTATGTTCCATATTATCTCCTGTGAACCGTCAACATAGCCAGTTACAAAGGGGAGAGTTTCTTCCGCGTCCTTTCCGATTATCGTGAACGGATGGTCGTCCTCGTTCCAGAACGGGATGTGCAGCCTGAATATAAGTTTTTGCTTTTCCATTGTAGATGTTATTTATAACCAATATATAGGAAAAAATATTTTATTTCAGATTATATGTGCAAAAAGGCGAGTCTTGCCCGCCTTTTTTTTTGTCATCTGGCACGCAACCGACTATTTTTCGTTCCTTTTCTTCGGTGCTTCCTCGCCCTTCGGCTCTTCTGGTTTCGGCTGTTCCGACTTTCCCGCCTCCGCCTGCGCCTGCGCCTCCTTGAGTTGTGAGAGAGTGCCGAGTGCCGAATATATCATCGCACTGTCCGCGAATGTATATACGCCAGCCTTGCGTGCGATTTCGAGTGCCTGCTCCACTACGCTTATTGCATCTTTCAGGTTCATATCAATTAGATTTAAAAGTTAGTAACATCTTATTTATACGGAGAGTGCTATCCCATATAGTTCGCCTCCCTGAACATTTCCTCCGTTTCCGCCTCGTTGTCTATGTTCAGCCTGTTCATCCTCCTTATGAGCGAGTCCTTGAAACTCCTGAAGTCCCTGTTCGCCACCACTCCGTTGTGTTCCTCTATTTCCCCGTAGGCATCGACCACGACATCATAGAGCCAGTCACCGAGCGGGTATCCGCTTCCCGCCCTTTCTATTGATACTACGCGGACATCATTCCTTTCCTTGAAATTTCTTGAATGCTCCATTTGCTTTCCTTTTTAGTTTATATGTGAATATGTTTAACTTCCTTTCCCATTTCGGCTTGTTGACCTGCCTTCTTCTCCTTCTGGTGTCCTCCCATTCCTCCCTGAACTCTGGCGAGTAGTGGTACAGTATTGTCCACAGGAGTTCCGTCCGTGTCTGCGCATCGGACAGGGATAGTGTCGTGAGGAAGTCCTTTTCGAGATAGCGTAGCAGGAACTTCTCGAAGTCCGCCTCCGACATAGGCGGGGGGCAGAGGTCGTGCGGGTTGCGGTTGAGCGTGTACCAAGTATGGAACGGCACTCCCTTCCTTGCCCATAGTCCTTCCCGCTTTCTTTCCATAGCCTAAAAGTCCAAGTTGTTTATATCTACCTTCTCCGATACCTTCGGTGCTTCGGTAACAATGTCCTGCTTCTTCGAGCCTGCGCCAGAACCGCTCGGCAGACCGAATCCGTTGTCGCTTGGGTTGAAGCGTTCCGCTATGGTCTTGCCCCCGTCTGTCGCTGGGTTGAAACTCCTCGTAGCCGATGCGGTTTCCCTTGTCGAGCCTCTCGTGTCCATAACCGTATCACCGTTTTCGTCATATACTGTGCCTTCCTCGACGAGCCTCATCTTCTTGTAGTCTATCGAGAGCACCATCTTGTGGTTCTTCCCGTAGCCGTCCCTGATTTTGAGTATCTTGAGGTTGTATAACTTGTCCGCCCTCATTGTCGCGTCCTGAATGATGCCGTAGCCTTGGTCTGCCGTGTTGAGCAAGCCCGTACTTTCGCTCATATTCGCCACCGTTATGTCCGAAGTGTCGAACCCGCTTCGGTTAATCTGCGTTGCGGTTATCACAAGTATCTCATACTTGACCGCAAGTCCGCGCAAGTCCTCCGCGAGCGTCTTGATGTATATGTATGTGTTGGAGGCATCGGAACATCGGTAGTTCCTCATAATGTTGATATAGTCGATTACGAGGACATCTATCTTTATCCCGTGCTTCTCCTGTATCTTCTTCATATAGTTCTCAACATCTATCACCGTAGCCGAGCCTGTCGGGTACTCCTTGACGAACAGTCTTCCGAGAGGTGTTATCTGCTTGCTCCTGAAAGCCTGTATCCTGTCGAACATAAGTCGCTGGTCTGAAGCGATGCGGTTGTAGTCCTTCAGTTCTATGTCGAGCATATTCGCGCCGATACGCTTTATGATTTTTCGGTCGCTCATCTCGCAGGTGATGTAGATGACATTCTTCCCCATACGGCAGAATGTCGTGGCATCGTTGCACAGGAATATGCTGTTGTGGGAGACGAAGCCGTTGGCGTAGTACCTGTGGTCAACATCGTCAACCTCTATGTCGTACATATTCTCCTTCTCCCGCGTGTTGAACGCGACCTCGACCATCTCCTCCCCGTCGGCAGTCTGTATCATATCTGGTCTCGACTGGGAGTTGAGGTTGCACACATATATCTCGTCCCACTCCTCGTCGTACACTATGTGGGTGTCGGCACAGCGGAGCAACTTGTTCCCGTCAGTCCAGACCTCCCATACCTCATACGGGATTGTCTTGCCTACCGTCTTGACATCCTTCCACCCGTTGTCCGTCATTATCTCCCATTCGTCCGTGTCAGCCTTCCCGACAAACTTCCTTTCGGGCTGGTGGAGGCTTGGCTGTATGCCGTATGCAAAGTTCATAATCCAAAAACCTTTTCCTTTCGATTCCTAATATATAGTTTATCTATTGCGATTTCAGTTTTTTCTTTCGGAAACCGCCTTTTCATAGTGCGGGCACTTGTCCGAGCATTTCGGGAACGACACATCGTCGTCGGCAAGGCACATTTCCGTACCAGTCCCCGCAAGTTTTCCGAGATGCCTGCAATCCTTCCTTTCCATATCACTTGAACCGCCTTGTGTCGATGTCCATCTCCCGAAACGAAATGCACATAGTGTCGTTGAACGGGGTTATGAACGGATATATGCTTGTCTGACCGAACTCCCCTATTATGTCGCGGACGAGCGCGTTGAGTTCGTCCACCCGTTCGAGCGTTATGCTGTGAAGCCCCGTTGAAAACTCATACCCCTTGTATTCGCTGTTTAGAAGCCTTTTGAGGCACTTTTCGTTTCTGGGGTGCAATGTTTCGTTCTTTATGTAAACTCTCATTTGCTGGCAAGTTTTACGGTTATTTCGTTGTCCTTGTTGACTGTCGCCTGTATCACCCTCTTGTCGCCCTCGTTGTCAATCATAATGTTGGTGACGACATCGAGGAGTTTCTGCTGGATTACTCGGAGCAACGCCCTCGCACCGAGATTTTCCTTCTTCGCCTCATCGACGATGAGGGCGCGAACCTTCCTGTCGGTCTTGAGCGTATAGCCGAGTTCGGCTATCTCCTCCGTGCCAGCCTTGAGTTCGCGGTCGTATATTCGGTTGAACTCCGCGTCGCCCAAGTTCTCGAAGTAGCATATACCGTCGAGGCGGTTGAGGAACTCTGGCGCGAAACGCTTGTGGAGTTGGTTCTCTATGATTGCCTTCTGCGCATCGTCCGACTGCTGCTTCTTCTTCTCCTCGCTTCCGTAGCCAACCGACTTGTAGTCGAGCGCGGACTTGACACCGATGTTCGATGTGAGTATTATCACGCAGTCCTTGACGCTCGCCTTGCGCTGGGTGTTGTCCGTTATGTAGCCTTCGTCAAGCAGTTGGAGCAGGAGGTTGTATATCGCTGGGTGAGCCTTCTCCACCTCGTCGAACAGTATTACGCACTGCGGGTGTGCTTCGAGGTCTTTCACGAGCATACCGCCTTCGGTGTATCCGACATAGCCCGGAGGCGCACCGATGAGTTTGTTCACGCTTATCTCGTCGCTGTACTCGCTCATATCGTATCGGAGCAGGTTGTCCTCGCTTCCGTACAGTTCCTTCGCGAGTTTCTTCGCGAGGAATGTCTTGCCAGTCCCAGTAGAGCCGATGAACATATAGTTGCACATAGCCCCCTTCTTCTTCGCCACGCCGAGCCTGTTGCGCTTTATGCTCTTCGTGAGTTTGTCAATCACCTCGTCCTGACCGAACACCTGCGACTTCAATGCGTCTCCGAGCGAGCGGAGCATCGCCACGCTGTCGCTCTTGAGCGCGTTTATGTTAACGCCCGTGAACTCGTGCAGGACTTCGTATATGCTGTCAACCTCGACATTCTTCTTTGTCGTGTCGTATGTAGCCCTCGTATGCTTCGAGAGCATCTCGTTGTTGTAGTTGGTCTTGTTGAGGAGGAGTTTGTTGAAGTCTATCTCGTCCCCGCCTTCCTCCATAGTGTCAACCCAGTTCTGTGTGTGGACTTGGAAATGCTTGAGGGCATAGTCGTATTTCTCGTGAGCCACCACAGCGTTGTAGAGGGAGAAAGCCGAACCGGGCTGGTGGAGCGTGCGCTTGTTGAGTTTCCACTTGTACTTGCTTGCGCTCTCCACGAGTTTCCTGATTACATTCTTCTCGAAGCCGAACAGGTGGTCTGCCTTCTCGGTCGCGTCACCGAGCAGTTCCATCGTCTGCTCGTCCGTGAGTTCGGCAATCGCCACCTCGCCGAAGTTCTTCAGGTACGACTTCCCCTTGAATGTCGTGTTCGCGCAGAGTATCACCTTTGCGCCAGCCTTCACGAAGTTGTTGACCACGAGCAGGTCGAGGTTGTTCTCCTTCGTGTATGAGTCTATGTCGTCTATGAAGGCTACCGAGCCTTCCGCCATTATGTCGTTCATTACCGCGCAGAGCCTGTTGTCAACATCGAACGGGGTGTTTATGAACCTGTATATCTCGTCGAGTTTCACCCTTGTAACCTTCTTCCCGTACAGGCTTCCAGCCTGCGGGAGAGTGAGCGCGTATGCGATGTTCCCGACAAGTGCCGTCTTTCCGACACCGCCTTCTCCGAGTATGAGCACGCCAGTACAGTCCTGCGACAGAAGTTCCATCGCCTTGCGTGTCTCTTCGTCTCGGAACTTTATCCGTTTTGGCGATAATGTTTCAACTGGCTTCTCCGCACCGCCGTTCGTGTATATCGGGGTTCGGTTCTGCTGCTGCTGTTTTGCTTCCATTTCCATCAGTTGTGTCTTTCCTTTCCACTACTAATATATAGTGAACAGATAAGGATTTCAGAAAAATGTTCGGTGTCGGGCTTGGGCTACTTGCTTTCCTCCCATATCTTTTTGAGCATAGCGAGTTTGGACATCCTGTTGTTGCTTGACTTTGTGTTCTGGGTGCGCTCCCGCTTACCTTCGGCTTCCGAGCCGAGAGCCTTTTCAGCCTGCTGGCTGACCTTCCTTGACTTTCCGCAGTTGCAACCCATACCGCTATTTTGTTACCTCGAAGCCCTCCGCCATCATTTCCATTGATGAAGTTGTCATTGCGGATGACTGGGTTTCCATTTTTACCAAGGGGAGTTCTGATGTGTCCTTTCTGGTGTACTCGGTCTTGAGTATGTTCGCCTTTATGTAGTCAACCACATCGCTGTCGTATGCGTCTATCGTGTCCTGAAGTTCCCTTATGGTCTTTTCGTTAGCCTCTATCGTCGCTTCAAGGGACTTTATCTTCTCGTTGGCTATGTCGAGTTGCCCGCTGTATGTGAGTGCATCCTCCTCGATTTTGACCTTGAGGTCGTTAATCGTCGCCTTGAGCGTAGCCACCGTGCTCGTGAGGGAGTTTGACATACCAGTCGCGAAGTCCACGAACTTGCCAGTGTAGAGGACTGTCTCGTCGCCCGCCGTCTTTCCGTCCGTCATCTGCGCAGTGATGTAGAATGTCCTGCCCGAAGTCGCGAGTATCCTCTTCGCCGTAGCCTTGTCAATCCTGAACACCACCTGACCGTTGACCATATCCACATTCTTGGCTTCGGTGTAGTTCTGTATGCGGATTTCGTTCTCCCCGTCTGGGAAGAGGAGATAGATGAACCCTATGTGCGTGAGGTCGAGGGGAACGCTCTCGTCAACCTTGTTGACATCTGGGCTTTCCTTATAGACCGTGAACATATAGTAGTTGTCGAACGGTGCTATTTCAAGGCACTCGTCCCCACGGTAGTAGAGAGTTCCGTTCGATGCAAGTTCTTCTATCCTCGTAGCCATCGCTTCCTATCTTTTATTCTCAAGTTCGGTTATGCCGTTGTAGAGGTCTTGCAACGAGAGTTGCTTCTTGTCCACAAGTTCCTCCGTTATGAGCGTCTTGGTGTTCTCGGTCGTGCGGAGAAGGTAAATCATATCGTCCCTCCCTATGCACTTGCCGTCGATTTCATCCAATGCCACGCCGAATACGGAATCGTTGGTCGCAATCGCTTTCTCCATACTGTCGATACGCTTGTTGCACTTGTCAACGCTTCTCCCAGTCGAACAGGACTTCGCGTATATGAGAACCATAAGGCAGATTACGATTACGAACCCCCACTTGTTAAGAAAATCGGTTATCTTTTTCATTTCGGTATAATTTAATGTTTGACAATATTTACATATCCGCGAGTTGCTCGTCGTAGTCGTCGTCGTTCTCGAAGTAGTCGTCGATGGCTGGACCCATAGTCTTGCTCCTTATCGTTACTGCGGAAACATCAACGCCCATATATTCCCACGCGCCCATATTGGTTATGTGGTTTTCTCCGTTCTCGATTGTGTATCGGCTTCCCTTGAGGGTGAACTCCTCGCCGAGATTCGAGTGCGACCATCCGCCTCCGTAAGCACAGGAGATGTTCAGCGTGTCCTCTATGTCGCTCAACATATACGAGCGCACATCGCTGTCCTTGACTGGCTCTTCGCACTGTGTTTTCAATGCGACCGTATCCGCGTCAACCGTGCAGGTGATTGTCCCGCCGTCTATCTTTCGGCAGTCGTAGTTGCCAGTGAGTTCAATGTACTGCTCCGCGTTTATCGAATGGTAGTAGTCCTCGACATACCAGTTGCACTCGTCGCATTCCGCTATGTCGAGAACGACCTCGTAGTACCTGTCGTCCTTTCTTCTTACGCTGACTACATCGTTCCACTTGATGTTGTCTATCGCTACGGTGTATCCCGCGCCAGCACCTTCGTTCAGCGTGCTGGACTGTATCATCTCGTCTAATCTTTTGATGTGTATCATAGTTGTCGCCTATATATAACTTATTTATATGTTGCCGAGCCGAGAGCCTATTTCTTCCTCGCCCTCGCCTTCTTCTTCGGCACTTCCCTTTCCTCAAGCCCGTTGCGTATCCGCCATTCGAGTTTCCCGCTCTTCATAATCCAGTAACTGTCCACAAGGTCGTCAACTGGCTTCACGGAGTTCGCGTCAATCGTTTCCCTCGACAGGAGTTTCCAAAGCCCCGTGCTTCTCAACAGGGCATCTTCGGAGTTCACGAAAGCCCTAATCATATCCTCCTTGTTGGCGTTGCCCTTGTATGCGAGTTTCTTCGCCTGTGCGGGCGGTATGATGTATATCACCTTCCCCCCGAACTCGTGGAATAGTTTTTCCCGAAGTATCGAGTTGTACATAATGAGGTCTATGAACGAGTTGCCCTTGCTTCCGAATGCGAAGCCTTCGAGCGAGATTGTCGCTATCTCGTAGTCCTCGCAGGGTATCGTCTGCCGTATCTGCTCGACAATGTGCATTGCGAGGGCATATGCGTCCTTTATCTTCTGCTGCTGCTCCTCTATGTAGTCGGTCTTGTTGCCCGCCTTGTACCTTATGTACGGGGCAAGTCTGACTGTGCCTATGAGTCTGTTGTGCCACATAAACTCCTTTGTCGGGTTCGGTCTCTGCCACTGCTTTCCGTCGCAGTTGAAGAGGCTCAACCACCTTATGCTGTTCCCGTTGGTCTCTATGCACACCGCTGGGCTGTTTATGCTGAAGTCTATCCCTATGTGAACTATGTTCGCCATTGTCCTATCTTATTACATCGGCTATGATTGAGTCGTTGCCGAGGGTGAAGTTTTCGTCTATGCAGGTTATGTCTATAATCGGGTTGTCGTTCACGAGTTCGCCAGATACCACTATGCACTCGCAACCGTAGCCCATACCGTCCGTCTGGTGTCCGCTCCTGCAAGCCTTGTCGGTGTATATCTTTATCCTGTGGGTGTTGAGCGTAGCCTTCGGGAGTGTCGGGAACACTATTCGGAGCGTCTGACCGTTGTGCCAACTCGAAAGGCTGTCGTCAATATAGACCTCTATGTCGTGCTGGCAGAGTGCCACGGCATCCGTGTGTATCCTGACCATATTGTTCCCGTCAACCATTATGCCGACTATCCTGTTGTCGCCCCTCTCCGTGTTGCCGAGTGAAATCGGGTTGTCCTTGCCTATCACTCCGAACGACTGGTCGTTGACGAGCGTCACGGGGCATTGCTGCCAGCCTATCCCCTTCAACGCTATGCGGGCGGACTTGTTGTCCCCAGTGTCTATGTCTATGCCGTAGCCAGACTTTATCACATCAAGTCCGAGAGCGAGGCTGTTCGGGAGTTTCCCCTCCACGAGTTCGTCTATCCGCCTTCCGTTGTTGTATATGATGTCGAGTATGGCGTTGGTGTCGGAGAGTGCTATGCCAGCGTCCTCCATCGTCCGTTCGAGTTCGTCCACCCTCTTCTTGAGCGCGTCCACGCTGTATATGGACTTGATTATCGTTTCAAGTTCATTGTATTTCCTTGCGAGTTCATAGTGCTCGTCCCGAATGTGCATAAATGTGTTCGTGCATTCCTGAATGCGCATTATGGCATCCGCGAACAAGCCCATCGAATATGTGTTGTACTCGTTGACAAGTGTTGATATCCCCTGCTTGTTCGGCTCTATGTCTATGCGCAGGTTCAACTTGAAGCCGTATGAGTTGCCGTTGACCGCCCCCTCCGTCGGCTTGTACTTCGGGTATCTCTGGACATACTCGCCCCCGTTCACCGAAATAACATCGTCGAGGAACATAATCCCGTAGAGGTTGCTTGTCCTGCTCCCGTCCCCCTTGTCTATTATGTCGTAGTACACGAGCACCGCGTTGAACTCGAATGTGTCCGCCATTCCGCTTGCATTGTACTCGTCCATAGTGTTGACGCTCGCGTTGTTCATAATGTCCCAGTAACTCTCCGCGTCGAAGTCTATGCACACGCCCTCGTTGTCGCTGTCCTCCGTTATGTAGCAGTCGTCCTGCCCGTTGCCGTTGACATCGTATATCGCGCAGTACGAGAGTTCCTCTGGGTTGTCGTCAGCCTCGTCCGAAGTGTAGTTCGGGTTCTCCTCCCCCTGACCGAATATCGTCGAGCGGTTCTCGCACTCATAGGTCGTGTCCTTCGCGAATATGTCGTTCTCGCCAGTGTTGTCGTTGAGCCATAGTATCTTCGGGGTGTAGCCCGCTTCCGCTGGGGTGTGTATGTAGAGTTCGGTGTAGGCATCCGAGTTTATGTCAACATTGTTCGTGATGTCTATGTTGCCGAGATACTGCACCACCCTGCTGTATGCTTCCGTCCCCTCGTTGCCCTCTATGCGCCTTGTGCGTGTCGGCACGACTTCGCTTCCCTGCACAGCCTCTCTCCACGAGATTGCGCCAGTGTGGTACATCCAGTGCCAGAACACCCTTTCGGCAAGGCTTCTGTGCGTGTCCGTCGGGACGCTCCTTGAAATGAGGCACTCCTCGAAGTTGAACACATAGTTCTGGAGCATAGTCGCGAGCATATAACTCGTCTTTTTCTTGTGCTCTATGTTAGTCCACCACTTGAACCTCTCCCCGCTGGTGATGTCCATCTTGTTCCCCGTCGGCTGTGCCACGACCGTTGCCGGGGAGTAGGCGTTTATTATGTCAGGTATGTTGAGGAGGGCGAAGTGCGAGAACCTGAACTCAAGCACCGAACTGTTGCCCAAGCACTTGCTCAAATCCTTCGCAGCACTGCTGAATGTGTAGAATGTGCTTCCCTGCCTGTTGAGTTTCTTTAATAACGGAGTGTATGCCATTTTCTTGTAGTGTTTGGTTATTATTTATAGTCGTTCTCCCTTACGAAGTCGTCGAACGACAATATCGTCTTTTGCTTCGGCTGGATAGCCGTAGGAAGCCTGCGCCTTCTCCTTCTTCTCGGTCTTTCGAGCATATCGCCGCTTCCGGGTCTGCCGTCGCTTGGGAACTCTATGTCGCCCATCCCCGATACTGGCGGGTTGGGGTTTCCCTCGCACTCATCGACCTTCATACCCCTTGCGAGATACCTGAAGTCCGAATACTTGGTGCGGGTGTTGTGGCTTCTCGCCACCCTCCCTATCTCGTCGGCTATTCTCCTCGCGGTGTTCACATCGAACAGATTGAGGCATCTTGCCGTACAGCCCACGCAGTGCGACACCTCGTCAGAGCCGTAGTGTATGAGGAACTGGATATGCCTGTCGAAGTCCTCGACCATTATTCCGCCCATCCGTCCGCTCACGCGGAAGCCAGTCTGTCTTTCTGGTTCAAGCGTTCCTGTCCTGCTGTTGAATTTCCACTTCATAACTTTGCAAAGATACCAGTTATCAATACCCGCTATGCGGTATATCATAACAATCTATTATATAATATTTATATATAACACCATACGGCATAAAAAATGAGGGCGGGCGCATTTGGGGATGCTTCCGCCCTCCGAGTATTAAGATGTGTAAAAATATCCCTGCCTACTGCTGTTGCCTGCGACCGAACCTCTCGTCATACCGCCTGCTTGCGACCGAAGTCTCGATTATGCGCTTGTCGGCGTTGACATTCTTGATGATGAGGTCAATCTGCGAGCCAGTTTCGTATGTGTGGTTCTCGAAGCGTGCAATCGCCGTGATTACATCATATTCGTCCAGCCAGATGAAAACGAGGTTTCCGCTTACATTCTGGATAGTTCCCGTAACCTTCGTGCCGACATTGAGGCTTTCCTTTATGGAGTTCCAGATTTCCCTTGAACGGAAGTTCTGGGTAGCCATAATCGTCTGGGTGTCGATAATCGTGTCGATGTAGAAGTCGATTTCGGTCTCCTCGACCACAAGTTCGTTGTTGGCGAACATTGCGGTAAGTTCCTCTCCCATATCGGTTGTCGGTATCTTCGCGCAGGATGCGTTGAGGAATGTGACGAGGATGTAGTTCACGCCAATCTTCGTTACCGTTCCCCTGTACTGCCTGTTCGGTTCTGCTTCGAGGTTCTCTGCAATTTGCACGAGTTCGGCACTGCGGAGTATCTTGAGGTAGTCCACGTGGGAAACGACAATGCTGTCGTGCTGTGCCGAATATGAAATCGGAACTACATTGAGTTTCTTTCCGAGAAGCGAGGAGTAGTCCTTCAACTTGTACGGCATTGCGAACGAACCGGGCATAAAGCACTTGACATCGTTTATGTCAACGCGATACCCGCCGTTCACCTGCGCCTCTATCGTACACTCCCAAGCGGTCTCCTTCTTCGCCTTCGCGCTCGCCTCTATGAGTTCCTTCTTCGTGGAGAGCATAAGGCTGTGTTGTGTGCTTATGGCAATCTTCCCGCCAGCCTGCTTCGTCACGATGACGGGCATCCTGTAGCGTGCGTTCTCGTCGAACAGTGACGGGTCGATGTGCTTCTCGCTCTTCACATTCGATACGAGCGAATACTTCGGCGAAAGTTCAAAGTAGTACCTGTCGCCAGACTTCTGCACTATCGCGTTGTCGAGGAGTTGCGTTCCGCTTGACTTCTCAAACTCTGCACAAGCCTTGATGTCGTCCCTGCCTATTACGCGGTACTTCTCGCAGAGTTTTATGAATGTTTCGGGTGAATACTCGTCCGTATAGATTTTTGTTCTCAGGAATCTTTCGCCCTTCTCCGTGGGTACATTAACGATTGTTTCTTCAAAATCAACTGGGTTTATAAACCTAATCTGTTGAATTTCCATATTTGTCTATGTGTTTTAGTTAAACAAAAAAAGTACAATAAATATAAGTTATATATTATTTATAAATTGGCATTTTAAGAAAAAAGGACACCCGCGTCCGCAGGTGTCCTTCCAATTTTAGATATGAGAATAATATGCGCTAATCTTCCAGCACGGTTATCGCCCCGATTTTCTTTATCGCGGAGAACACTTCGTCCTGACTTCTGGTGGTCGGGCTGAACATCGGCTTGCCCCATCCGAACTTGTCCGCGCTGGTCTCGGATGTGAAGGTCTTCCTGAAATTCTCATCCGTTATCATATACTTCAGGTTGAGTGCGCTGTTGTAGTCCGCGTTCAGTCCGTTTATGTGCCTTTCCTGCGAAGCCCTTACGACCTCCTTCGGTGCGAGTACGGTCTTGCCGTCCTCTATTACCGCGTACAGTGTGTGCGTGGTGGAGTCTATGTACGAAGTGTACTGGGACGGCACGAGTCCGACCTGCAACCTGCCAGAGTTGGCAAGCCCTATGAACCTGTCCTTCGTTTCGGCGAAGTGGGAGACCTTCATAATGGTTTCGGTCACCAGACTTCTGTATGTAGCGGACTGACCTTCGTCGGTTATCCTTATGTCCGATACGCATCCGTTCTCATCGGCTACGAGTTCATACCAGTTGGGGTGCTTTGATATGCTCTTGCTGGCTTTCGCCTCATCGAGCGTCTTGCCGAGCAACTTGTCGAAGTTGAGCAGTTTCTTTATGCTCTCTGGCTTGTCGCTCTTGTACTTCTTGGCGAATGTGGCGGAGGTCAGGTTTTCGAGCGCAATCACATTGAAGCCGTTTTCATCGAACTTGTGGTATGCGTATGATATTGCGTTGGACACGCATCCTACAATCTTCTTCTCGATTGTGTGCATAGTGTCGAGCAACGCCTGCGCCTCTGGGGTGTACCTGAACTTCTTTGAGTCGTCGAAGCGTCTCTCGTCCATATTCTCCTTCCTGTCGGTGTCGTCATCGGTGTAGCCCATCGCCTTGTCGTATTCGCTGTGCGCGGAATAGTATTTCTTTTTCTGTGCGAGGTAGCCCTTTATGAGCCTTCTGTATTTTATTGCGTTTCCGATGTATATGGCTTCCAGCGGGTGCTTGCCGTCGTTGTATTTGTCGAAAACCTGCTTCATAACCCTTTCGATTGCCTTTTCGAGTGCTATGAGTTTCTGCGTTTCCCTGAATGTAGCCCTGCTTATGCCTTCCTCCGTCCTCTTCCCATATACCGTTGCGCTTATCGCTGGCGTTTCTATGGGGAGTATCGTGAGGAACTTCGTTGCTGCGGCAACGATGTAGTCCCACATCGGCTTCGGTGCGAGTTTCATTATCTCGCCGTCCTTCGCGAAATATTCGTAGAAGTTAACGAAGTCTGGAATGTCCTTCGGTGATGTGCTGAATACCGTGTACGAGTGCTTGATGTTGACATCCCCGCCCAGAACGGTATCCTCGTTGAAAGTCGGCTTCTCCTTGATGAAATTCTTTGTCGCTGTAATTGTCAGGTATATGTCGTTCCCGTCTGCCGTGAACTGCAACGAACTCCCGTGCGTGTTCATTATGTCGATGAGGTCGCGCCCGTCCCCGCCTATCGTGTCCTTTCTTCCGTACAGGTCGAACACGACACTTTTCCTGTTTATGGGAATTGTGAGCAGGTATCCCTTCGCGTTTTCCTTGCGTGAAATCCTTATGTCGCCTATTTCCAGTATGGAGATTGTGCGTCCGCCCTTGTATGTGCATTGTCCAGAGTGTTCAAGTGCCTTGACGGACAAATCGTAGTAGAGTTCGGTTATGCCCTCCTCGTTCTTCTCGAAGAACGGCTGGAGCAGGCGCAGGCGTTGTATCGTCTTGTCGAACTTGCCCTTCGTGTTGTTCGCTTCGAGGTATTCAATCCTGCTGGCGAAGTTCTTTGGCTTCATCAGATACCTTTCCGCCATCTCCCTTACGACCTGCATCTTCTTCGTGCCGTCATCGGTGGCTTCGGTTATCTCCTCGAACTTTATCTTGTCTGGGCGTGCGTTCGCCAGCATCGAGGCGTAGTTGGCGCATACAATCTGGACGAACCCGCTGTACGCGAACTGGCTTTTTGACAAGTTCATCGAGTTCTTTGCCGAGAACGCCTTGCCCTCTTCGGAGTTCAGGTAAACATTGAAAATCAGGTTCACCGCGTGCGTCGCGCTGTATCCCTTCGAGAAAAGGACATAGAACGGCTTTTTCGACCAGTCTATGAGTTCGCCCTTCGGCTTGTCCTCGTCGCTTGCGTTCTTCTTGGCGGGCATCGTGCCCCCGATTGCGTACTGGTAGTAGCCGAATTGTCTTTTTTCGACTGGAAGTTGGCTTGCAAACTCGCCTATTGTCTTTGATGTCAGGTTCTTGTGTATGAACTCGGAGAAATGGTTGCCCTGCTCCGCGTTTTCCGCGATACACTTCGTTATGTCGTCTGCCGTCAGGTCGCCCTCTATGACCTTTACCTTGAACTTGTACGATAGCGTTGCTTCGTCATCTTTCTTTTTTCTGTGTGCCATTGCCGTTTGTTTTAATTATTTCTATCTGTTGAATTTTGCGTTTATCTCAAGTTCCTCCCCGCCTTCGTATATCGGGGTGTCGGTGATGTCGAATGTCATTATGCTGTCGAGCCTTTCGACATTCTCGCCGCTGTCGTCCGCAGTGTCGTCTATGATTACGCGGGGCGACATATAGAGTTTCACTCCGTCCGAGAGCATATCCTTCACGAGCCTTCCGTTCGGGGTGTTGAGCAGTTCTATCTCGCCAGTGATTTTCTTTCCGTCCTCGCTTGCGCTGGCACTTGTGATTTTGTGCGTTGCGTTTTCGAGTGCCTCCGCGTTGAGCAAAGTTTCTATCCTTGACGGCATAGTGAACGCCTCCCAACCGCTTACTGGTATCCCTTCGCTTCCGTGTCGGAGGCTTCCAGTTACGAAGCCGTTTTCCTCTATCCTTTCGTTGAATGACTTGACAGCCATCTCTATGCTGTCCTTTGTGTAGATGCGGTCGTCAGCCTTGCTGAACAATCCCAATGTTACTTTTATCTTTGTTGACATAGCCTGTCGCTTTAATGTTTCCTTTCCAACACTAATATATAGTTAATAAATAGGAATTTCAGAAAAAAGTGGTGGCTTATAAAACCGAAGAGCCACCGAACTTCCAGCGACACATACGATTCGCTGTCCGAACTTTACAGCCGCAGTGTGTATATTTGTTGGGGGACTGCGGTTTGCTTCGGATAGGTACGCTCCCGCCTACTCGTGCGCACATTTCGGCGGGCTTTGTTGCACAGGTGGAAAGAATCGAACTCTCACCTATGGTTTTGGAGACCACCATTCTACCATTAAACTACACCTGTGTAGTCGTTTGCAAGCCCCGTTTCAGGGACTTGCGCATAACACCCGTTTAGCCGACATAAAGGCGTGCGCAAGTTTGAAAGCGGATTTTTTGTAGCCCGACCGGGAATCGAACCCGAATCTACGGTTTAGGAAACCGCCGTTCTATCCATTGAACTATCAAGCCAGTATGATGGCATCCGTCCTGCGGTATGCCACAACAATTATCATTTTGCCGCCTTTTGGTAGTCCGTTGTCAGCACCCGTAATACGGTATGCCACAACAATCATCATATTGAGCGAACTCCGCGTACTTCCGTTGTCAGCACCCGTGATACGGTATGCCACAACAATCTCATCAATGTTCAGAACCTCTTTCCCCCGATTGTCAGCACCCGTGATACGGTATGCCACAACAATATGATATGTGTAATTTGCCTATATCCAGATTATTGCGGTGCGTGCGGGAATCGAACCCGCGACCTCCAGCGTGACAGGCTGGCATTCTAACCAACTGAACTAACGCACCATTTGGACTTGCACGGCTTGGTGGCACGGCAGTGATGACCTTCAGTACAAGAAAACAAATTAAAGAAACAGTCATCCTCTAATAGCCTATAAACTTTTCTTGTTTGAGTCCGTGACATTTGCAAGTCATACAAGTCCTCTCGTTCTTTGTCTTTGTCTGCGGTCAGTACGAGGCTCGAACTCGTGAACACCTGCGTGACAGGCAGGTATGATAACCAACTTCACCAACTGACCAAATCGCGGTTATTTCCACATCCACCGCGAGTAGTGATACCGTATGGAAAAACCTAATAAATTGGGCATTTCCTTCCTGCTTCGCAGAACCACCGCTTTTTAGGTTGCATAGGCAACGGTCATCCACTGTTGGGTTCTCCACAGGCTTGTATTCGGCAGTACGGCTGCCTATAACCCTTGCACAGCACCATAAGTGCTATGGTTGAATCATATCCCTCTTCAACAATAATCCTCATCGGGACTTGAACCCGAACTTCCTTCTTGCTTGCACACAGGATTACTTTTACGGTTGCCTCACCAACCTCTCTGCGCTGATGTTATCTCGGAGCGAGGGTTTTCCAGTTCCCCTTCAGTTTGGATTGTCGTGTGTTCGCCATTGTACTCCCTGCGGGAATCGAACCCGCATTACGAGATTGAGAATCTCGCGTCCTGACCGTTAGACGAAAGGAGCGTATCGAGAGTTTCTTTTCACTCACAAGCCACTACCTTATCTTTTTGAATGGTCGTAAGTTCGGAAACGACCATTGTTGCCACACCGAGTGCAAGCCCGCTGACCACTCGCTTGACCGCAAGCACCTCCCATTTTTATCTGGGGCTTCCGTGACTGCGACTTGAACGCATACCATACCTGCGCTCGGCGTTATGCCTCTGACCATTTATGTAATGGTAGCGTTTGTTTTGTAATGCGCTACAGTTAGAGGCTGTCATACCGTATGGAAAAACCTAATAAATTGGGCATTTCCTTCCTGCTTCGCAGAACCATCGCTTTTTAGGTTGCTTACGCAACGGTCATCCACGGTTGGGTTCTCCACAGGCTTAAATTCGGCAGTACGGCTGCCTATTATGGTGGCTGGCACTTAACGATGTAGTGCTTTCCGTCGGCTTTCACAACCGCCATTATGCGTCATTATCCGACCGCCAGCCTGCGTCCGCCTCACGGCGGTCGCTAACAATGAATAAAAATAATCGTCGGGTGTATGGTTTAAACTTTTCGGATATTGTTATGTTACCGATTACACCACCACCGTATGCGGAATATTGTATTTCCGCTTCCTGCTTCACAGAACCACCGCTTTTTAGGTTGCATAGGCAACGGTCATCCACGGTTGGGTTCTCCACAGGCTTGTATTCGGCAGTACGGCTGCCTATTGTGTTGCCCCACCGAGGCTCGAACTCGAAATTCCAGATTCAGAATCTGGTGTGTTACCGATTGCACCACAGGGCAATACTATATTTATATTTGTGGAGATTGCGGGAGTCGAACCCGCGACCTTCTGATTGCGAACCAGATGTTCTACCAACTGAACTAAATCCCCGTAAAAGCCGAGAGGCTGTTCCGCACAGCCTTTCGGGAATGATAAATATTTATTAAAGCCTGTTACTTTAAAAAAGTGGGACACATCTCGCTTGCCCCTTCGCCCCTCTCCCGAAGGACTGCGTTTCGGCTTCACACAAGTTCTTGTCGCTGGCTTCCACCCGCAGTGGCAGCGTTGCAAGCCCCCGAAATTGTTGAGCCACAAGCAGGAATTGAACCAGCAACCTGCGGTTTACGATACCGCCGTTCTACCAGTTGAACTATTGTGGCTTTTGAAAAATGAAGTTTCTTGAGGTATCTCGTGAACCGCTATTGCATCATTCGTCGCTGTCACGGGAGCGGAGTTCTACCGCATTGAAACGGAGGTCGGATGCAAGTTCCCCCGTACTGCTTGTTTAGAAGGCAAGTCCTCTATCTCTCCAATGCGTTTAGGAAAAGGCGGGCGTTGGTGTAAAACTATGGAAAAAATACTTTCGCCCACCTTGTCCACAGCCTATGTGTTGAGCGGGAAACGGGACTCGAACCCGCGACCCTCGGCTTGGGAAGCCGATGTTCTACCACTGAACTACTCCCGCGATTTAAAAAAGCGTCAGAATGTTTTAACCTGATTAAACTATGCGGACTGGCTACCGCAGAGGAGATTCGGACTCTAAATGCGATGGTTTCGCGCGTTCGCATCACATTCACTTCTTTCTGACCACACCGACAGAATATACGCGACTACTCTGCGGGTATGTTGCTTGGCGGAGAGTAAGGGATTCGGACCCCTGCCACAACGAGGTGGGCTTCAGATTAGCAATCTGACCAGTTACCACTCCTGCAACTCTCCGTGTAAATGGAAACATTGTGTTGGACTCGAACCAACGCCCCGCCATTACCTCGGTCATAAGTACCGTTAGACCTCGACTTTGCTTGCGCTTTCAGGAAGTTCCCAGTAGGTACTTGCACTTCCATCCAATGCTTCCGTGTGATAATGGGTGTCTGGCGAGGCTCGAACTCGCAACCTTTGGAACCACAATCCACTGCGCTACCAGTTGCGCCACAGACACCGTTATATGCACACCCGACCTCCGCGCCCGATGCGCTGGGGGTGATGTGTTTTTTTTTGTCCTATTCCTTTCCCTCTACCGACTGGTACTTGTTCCCGTCGTTTGGCATCTTGCCCTTGATGAGATAGCCTGATACGCCACCCGCTATGAATGCGCAGGCGCACATAAGTTCAGTCCAAGCGAAACTTATTGTCGGCTGTACGAGGTGAAGGATTATGCCTGTTGCGACCACCGCTACGGTGATGCCGATTGCTGTCCATTTCTTCCAGTTCATATTCAAAAAGTTATATTATGTTATTGTTCTTTCGTGCCTGTGTCTTCCCGAATGGACTCGAACCATCAGCCTTCTGCTCCGGGGGCAGACGCTCTATCCAGTTGGGCTACGGGAAGTCTCTTTTAGTTTAAGGCGAGTGTTGCCATCCCACTGATTTCTTGGCTCGCCGTGCGTTTTGCGGAAACATAGCCACTGCATTATTCACGGCAACTCCCCGAAGCAATCGGGTTTAAGAAAGGCAACATCGACCTTGGTCGTATGTAATCGGAGCACCGCGACCACAGCGAGCCGATGGCAAAGTTCCCCCTGTGAATTGGGGGCGTGCTGTAAGTTCACCAGATGCCCTGCCGTCCGTCTGATGCTGGTCTCCGTTTAAAGCCCCTTTCCAGATTGGGGAGCAGACCTGTCTTATGGTTTGCGCACAACGCGCTTCCCCCTATCGGGGGACTTCGGGGCTGGAACGCTGTCTGCCGTTCTCGTTAAGCCGAACAAGTCGGCTCGACCCAGATGCCCCGCGAGGATATATCGTTTCACCTCGGTTGTCAGTACCCGTAATATGGTATGCCACAATAATGTATGTCGGGATTATCCACACCGTGTAGCAGTTGTCAGCACCCGTAATACGGTATGTCACAACAATGACATTACTACAAAAAGTTCCTTTCCTGTTGTCAGCACCCGTAATACGGTATGTCACAACAATGAATAATCGAGGTCTGTCCCGTCTTTCTCTTGTTGTCAGCACTCGTAATACGGTATGCCACAACAATAAACAATAGACTTTCAGCAATTCATTGATGGTTGTCAGCACCCGTAATACGGTATGCCACAACAATTCATAGATATTATACTTGCCGTCCACTCTCCGTTGTCAGCACTCGTAATACGGTATGCCACAACAATGAAAAAAAGAATCAAGTCGATTTCTTCTGTTGTCAGCACCCGCCCTGCGGTATGCCACAACAATTCTGCTTGTCCGTCAGTATCGTGGGTGCGTTGTCAGCATCCGCCTTGCGGTATGCCACAACAATCCGAGTTCGCGCAAAGCCTGTTTAATGTGAGTTGTCAGCATCCGCCTTGCGGTATGCCACAACAATGTCCCAGATTTGTACCACGCTACGCTAACTGTTGTCAGCATCCGCCTTGCGGTATGCCACAACAATACGATATGTGTAATTTGCTTATATCCAGTTTCCGACATTGCCTTCCGCTTCGGAAATTTTGTCCGAAACCTGTTGTCGGCAATGTGCGTTTGTGTAAAAACCGCCACGATAACCCGTAGGGTGGCGGAAATTTTATGAAATTAAAAACGGTTGCGCTCTTTAATAACCACCCGCTCCGCGTGCCGTTGCTGGCGACACGCGCCCGACTTCCACGGGTATTTAACTCTTCGTGTCTGGGTGGGTTTCTACCAAAATGTTATAAGATGGTAGCGGGGGGCGGACTCGAACCGCCGACCTTCAGGTTATGAGCCTGACGAACTACCAACTGTTCTACCCCGCAATATTGCCGCACCGCCTCGACTCGAACGAGGACTTCAGGACGGATTTAGCGTCCTTGCACTGCCAGTATTATGCTACGGTGCGTGGTGGGTTGGGCGGGTTATCGTACCGCCTTTGCTTATTCCCCGCATTTCTGCGGAACGCCAGAGTTCCACTGGTACACGCTTGTACTTTGCGCTTGACTTTTCGCATCGCCCGTCCAGACAGCGAATTTGTAACTTCGGAAATCTGGTGCGGGGGGTGCTTGGTGTTACGGATAAGGCTTGCGGTTCGATGCCTTCGGTGTCCTTCGGCTCAAGAAAACTTTTAAAGAGGCAGACACCCTTGCTGTATGTACCATTATTCTTTTCTTGATTCAGTGCATCTCACCGCCCTGCCAGCCCGTTTGCGTTTGACTTGACGAGTTTCAGAGTACATTGGGCGTACGGTTTCATCGCATACGGTGTCCTCCGGCTCAAGAAACTTTTAAGAGGCAGACACCCTGTTATTTGACATTGTTGTTGGATTTTTTATGCTTTCTTGATTCAGTGCAATTCACCATAGCCCGTTATGCTCCTACTTGACATCTAAAAAGTTTGTGCCACCTGCGGGAATCGAACCCGCATTTCCTCCCCTTTATCCGACTGCTCGGCATCGGGGGTGGTTTCCTGCCGTTGGAAGAAGATGACCACCTGTCGGAACGACAGGTGTGAAGATTAAAAAATAATATAAATGAAAAATATAATCCTAAAAACCAAAAAGGTGCTGTGCGAGCAATGTCGTCGTCCGACAGCACCTCTACACACAAAACAAAATCAAATCGTGGGAGAGGGAGGACTCGAACCTCCGAAGGGTTGCCCCGCCTGATTTACAGTCAGGTGCGATTGCCACTACGCGACTCTCCCTCCTTTTTAAAGGGCGTATCACTACCATATGGAAAACCTAATAAAATTAGGCATCTCCTTCCTGCTTCACCCTGCCGCTACTTTTTAGGTTCATTGCTGAACGGTCATCCATAGTCGGGCAGTCCACAGGCTTGTATTCGGCAGTACGGCTGCCTATTGTTCGTTCGCCTTATTATTTATACGCTTATGGTTTAAGGCAACCATAATGCAATAGGCGTTGTTGGGTTTATTGGTTGTTTATAAAATCTATTAAATTTTATTGAACCGTTTGATACGCCCTTCACAAAATAAAACCAATCTATGAAAAAATGAAAAAAATGAAAAATTGAAAAAGTGAGCACGGAGAAGGATTTGAACCTCCGATGGGCTTGCGCCCATACCGCCCCCGCTTGCCTTTCGGCGAGCAAAGAGCGGCGCAATCAGCCACTCTGCCACCCGTACTTGTCTAAAAGGAAGCCTCTCCGTTGCACCCGTTGAAGCACTTTGCGCTCCGAAGCGGTTTCCTGTATTTTTGGGCTGTGTCAACATTTCAAAGACCTTCTGTCGATTTCGGACTGGCTTCCCGATTTCACCTCTTGTGCTTTGCTTGGCTTGTCGTTCCGACCAATCTTTCTTCACTACTAATATATTGGGTTTCCCAATAAAGTTCAGAAAAATTTTCATTTTTTTTCACTACCACCTTCCGTAGTCCGTAATGTCCTGTGTTTCACCTGTTTTCGTGAATGTAATGGATATTCCCACGCCTATTCCCGAAGTGTCGTCGAACGAAAACGAGAAGTCTTGGAGCGAAATTCCCTCGGATTTCATCCGCTCCCTGATGAATTTCTGCGCCTTCTTCTGCTCCGCTTCGCTGATGTTCAGGTAGCACAGCGGAAGTGATATTTCCTTTTTTCTCGCTTTCATTTCGCTTATATATAACTTATTTATATATTGTGTGGCATCAGAACTTTATGTTCTTTACCGTGAACGGATACTCGTACTGCTTGTAGAGCCTTCTCCTCTCAATCGCGTGGACATAGGTGTAGTTGGACACAGAGCCGTAGCGCAGGTCGTCCACTATGTCTATGATTGTAGCCTTGTTCTTTTCGGCATCCTCCTTGTCCTTCAACCTCAATGCACGACCTATGGACTGGATTACCATAAAGAGGCTCTTGTAACTCTCGGTGAACATCACATTGGAAATCTGGTTGCACGATACGCCAGTGCTCAATGTCTGGTATGACGCGACGAGCAGAGAGCCGTCGTTAGCCCTGTTCATCTCGGCTATGATTTTCTCCCTCGTCTCCTTTGCGGTCGCACCGTCTATGTAGTATATGTTCCTTTCGGGCATAATATCCTTGAGCCTCTCGTACATCCGCTTGCCGTATTCGATGTGGTGGAACAGCACGAGCGTATTCTTCGTGCATTTCCCTATGAGTTTCATTATGAAGTTGAAACGCTTTTCGTTTTCTATGACGAAGTTGCGTTCGAGCGCGAGTGCCTCCGCACCCTTCTTTACCCCGCGCAGGTACTTTATCGCGTTGCCGAGGTTCGCCTTCGCCTCGTCCGTCGCGTAGTCGAGCGTGAGTTGGGTTATCTTGCAGGACGATATGTAGCCGAGTTCCTGCAACTGCTTCGCCTTTATGTCCGTCACTTTCGGACCCAAGTATTCGAGCAGGGTTAGATACTCCGCCGACTTTTCCTTCGGGAGAGTTCCCGTCACGCCGAATCGGTAGTCGCAGTGCCACAGTTGCTCCATAACGGTCTTTATGCTCTTCGCTGGCAACTTGTGGGTTTCGTCCACGACCACTATCGAGGTTTTCCCGAACAGGTCAGAGCCTTCGTTGACCTTGATGACGAGCGACTGGTATGTGCCGATTATTATGTTCTCGTCCCCCTTGAGTTTCTGACCTCCGCACACTCCCCCGACCTTTATCGGGAGTTTCTCGCTGTTGTATTCCTTGAAGTCCTTTATGCCCTGTAGCACGAGTTGCACGGACGGCACTATCATAAGGACTTTCCCGCTGACCTTCTTCGTGTCGAACAGGTACGCAAATACCATAAAGCACACGAGCGTCTTTCCGCCACCAGTGGTGAGTTCGCTTATCGAGAGCCTGTACTTCAATATGTTGAAGGCTGCCTCAATCTGGTAGTCGCGGGGCATAATCCCGTCCGCGAAGAACCTTTCGCACCAAGCCCTGAAACTTTCGAGCGTTATCTCGTTGTCCCAGAGGTTCTCCACCCCGTTCAACTTCAATTCAAACTTGTGCTTCTCGCATATCGAGCGCAGGTATTCGTAACTCCCTATCGGGAGGCTTGCCCCAGATATGAACTCTATGTTGCCGTCCCATATCTTCTTCTTGTAGAGGGGGCTGAACTTGTATCCTTCCGCCTTGCGCGTATAGTCCATCTTCAACTGGTTGTACTCGCTTTCCGTGCAGTTGGTTATGAGCATACGCTTCTTGTTTTCTCCTATTTCGACCGTTATCATCTTGCTTATATATTGGCTATTTATTGCTATATTTCGAGGAAGTCCGTGAATATGAATGTCGGTGTGCTGGCGAGAGCCTTCGGCACGGTGTCGAACAGGGGCATAGTGCTGTTCTCGGTGTTCCTGCCGAGAGAGGCGTATGCGCTTGCACAAATGTCGAGCAGGCTTCCGAACTGGTTGATGAGTATGAGGTTGTCCTTCGTCATCGCGTTGTTGAATTTGTCGTTGTGTATGAATACCTGCCTGTTGATTTCGTCCGTCGCCTTTTCGTCAAACCAGTCGCGAAGCCTTATGCCGAGCGCGGACACTCCGACCTTCGCGTTGAGTGCGGGATTGGCATCGTCCGTGAATGTAAGTATGCTGTCCGTGTTCTCTGGGAGAGGTGTCGTGGTGAACGACACGGAGTTAAGGTTCGGGAACACATCGAGCGCGAGCGCAATCTCCACGAAGTTGAAAGCCCTGTATATGTTGTCGTCAAGGCAGAAAAGTTCCCCGTCCTTGTTGTGCTTCACAGCCACCGCATAGAGCACCCTTCTCCTGTCGGCAAGCAGGAACTTGAGGTATTCTGGCGAGAACATAGTCACCGCCTCGTCCCTTGTGAGCCTGTACATTTCCGCGTCCGCCATAGAACCTTTCACATCGAGCGGTATCTCTATGTCGTGTACGAGCGAGCATATCGAACTGTTGATTTCAGTTATGTCCATTGTTCTTCCCTTTCCTCCTTTTCAGTTTCTTTTCCTTTATGGCACTCTTGTTGCCCGTAACATAATCCTCGATATATTTGAGTTCTTCAAGGAACTCGTCACCGTTAAGGTTGTACTGTTCGAGCATTTCCCTTTCCCCGCACCAGTGTTCCGTCATATAGTATCGGAGCGTTTCCTCGCTGAATTTTTTAAGCGGGTTGGTCGCCTCCGCTTTCTCCGCCTTTGTAAACACCCATTGCGGAGTTCTCTTCCAAGCCCGTGCCACCCGTCGCCAAGTTTCCACTATGCCGAGAGGGTTAGCCTTTAGTGCGTTCATATTGTTTGCGCTTACGGGGTACTGGATTGAGAATATGCGGTTTATCATAAACGACTGCTTTGTTTTCTCGTAGTCCGTGATGTCGTACCACACCTCATCGCTGTTTGTAAACATACGCTTCACCAAGTCGTATGCACCCTCCTGCTTCCTGCTTTCGTATTCGTTCCATTCGGCTTCGAGTTCGGTTTGCAGTTTCGCCTCGTCCTCCGCCTCCTTTATGAAGTTTCCGAGCAGTTCCTTTGCATTTGTACTCATACTTGCTTCTCCTGTGTTAAAAAAGTTTCTTGCTGTTCCGTTCAAAGTTTTCGTTCCACTGCCTCTTCAATTCCTGCCTGAAGTATTCGTCGCTTGCTTCCCTTATGGTATTCCTTGCGTTCGCCTGCGACCGCGTGAAGTTGATGAGACATTTGCCGAGTTCCTCCGAGTTCATACTTTCGTCATAGCCCATAATCCTCGCCCGCGAACTTCCGCCCCATATCTTGTGGTCTCTCAAAAATTCCGTGCCACAGCATTCGCATCCGTCTCCGTATGCCTTGTCGATGAGGTTGTCGGCGTTAAAGAACTTTATCCCGAACTTTTTAGACAGTTCGGTGTATCTGGCGAGCATAGCCCGCTTGTCGTCCTCGCAGTAAACCCTGTCGCCGCTTTCCTTCGTCCCCTTTGCCTTGAAGTCGCCTATGATGTCGAAGCCGAGCGTATCACCTATCTTCTCGTAGAGGAGGTGTTCGTTGTCTGGAAGAACTACCCTTATCTTCAAGCCTTCCGTCTGGAATCCCCACGCACCGCAGTCTTTCAGCGTGCTTATGAAGCGTTCGGCGACATCGCTCGAATACGGAAGTATGAACGGCTGTATCCTGACCGTAATCCTGAAGCCCATTTCGGAGAGTTTCCTTATAGCCTCGAATCTTCTTGTCGGTGATATTGCACCAGTTTCTATCTTCCTTGCAATGTCATCGTCACAGAAACTGCAACTTACATTCAGTGCTATGTTGGAGTTGACGAACTCGCCTGCGTATTCGAGGAACACCTCTGGGTTCTTCGTTGAAATCTGGACTGGGTAGTCGTACTTGTCGAATGCCCGCAGGCAGTCGTGCGTTATGAGGGCTGTCTTTTCTATCAGCGGGAACGGGTCTGCCGTCGCGCCTATCTTCACTGGTATCCTTTCCTTGAACGCCACTTCCTCCGCCCTGTCGTAGTTGTAGTCGGAATCCATCGTCCTTTCTATCCATCGTTCAAGTCCTTTCGGGGAGTTGCCTTCGAGGAACGCCTGATGTTGCTCGCTTCCTTCCCTGTTTCTCCTTGTGAACTGGATGAAGTCGCGTGCAAAGCAGTACAGGCAACCGTACTGGCATCCCCTGTATGTGTCGAAGTGGAACGGCACTGGGCATATCCTGAACTGCGAAGTCACCGACGGCTTCCAGAATTTTGTTTCGATTGGTGTGATATTGTTTTCCATATATCTTGTCTTTAAAACAGTCTGTCGAATGATATTCCCTTCTGCTTTATGCCGAGCACGAAGTCGCAGATGAAGTTGCGGGCGTAGTCTGGGCTAATCATAGACCGCTCCTCCGAGCATATCCCAGCAGTTCCGCTGCCCCTCGTGCTGTCGTGCGTCTTGTGTATCTTTGACTTCTGGTATGATATGCCGTGCGTCGGCTCGCAGTTTATGTACCAGTATGCCGTAGGCTTGGTGAAGTAGTCCCCCCTCTTGCTCCTGTCCATATCGACAAGCGTAGGGGGCATCACGAAGTTAGCCTTGAGGAATGTCTGTTCAGCCCACGGGTTTTCCATAATGAGCCTTAAACCTCTCATCTTCGCCACGGCAAGCATCTTGACCGCAAGGGCAAAGAACAGTTCCCTGTTGTGCGACCTTTCGAGTATGAGGTCTGTCGTTTCCTTCGTCGTCTTTGACTTGTAGTTGATGCAAGTCCAGTACATTGACATCTGGGACAGTGGCGAGAAGTATATGCACGGGAAGAAGGCGAATATCAGGTCGTCCTCCGATATGCCGTCGAACAGGCTCGGCTTGCCGTCATAGGCATCCTCTATCGCCTTGAACAAGTCGTCGAAGTGGTCGGTCTGACCGAAGTTGTCCTGTATGTCGTAGTCTTCGGCTGGGATGCCGAGTTTTATAAACTCGTTCTTGAATGTTCCCGATTGCTCGAAGAAGCAGTGTACCTTTCCCTTTATCTCCATATATAGGCTTTATATAGTATTTATCAGAATAACCGTTTTTCCTTGTCCGCAGTATGCACGAAAAGTTTGTCGAACACAGCCGAGAGCGCGTTGACGCAGATTGAGTTTCCAGCCATCTTGTACTGCTGTGTCCTGCTTGCGCCGGTGGCTTTTATCGCGTCTATCTCCGCGTCGTTAAGCCCCATCAGTCGGAAGCATTCGCGCTCCGTCAGTTTCCTTACCGACTTCCTGCCGTCCGAATCCTCAAGCATAATCTTCGCCTCCCTGTTTCCACCACCGTATGTCGTAATCGTGGGCGCAAGGGCGTTTATGTCGTACACCCGCCTTATGGACTCGAACTTCGTGCCGTATCCTTTTCCAGAAATCATCGCTATCACATTTGAATTGTCGTACTCGTACATATTGCGCCTCGGTATTATTTCCAGACTCTTGCCGTCCATTCCGATATAATATCTCCTATCGACTTCGTTTTCGAGTATGTCGCTCATTTTCCCCTTCGTCCTTTTCGGCTCTGGGAAGTTGTACATTATCTCGTGCCACTTGGTGTTCTCGTCCTGATGTATGCTGACCACTATTGTACGCAGCCTGTTCTGCGGAACCCCGTAGTCCTTTGCGTTGATGAGTTTCGCGAAGTTCTTGTATCCGTAGCCTTCGAGCGTCTTGAGCCATTTGTTCAGGAGGTCTATGAAACTTCCCCCCATAAGCGTTGCGACATTCTCCATAACGAGATATTTCGGACGCTTTTCGGAGATAGCCCTTTCGCATTCCCACAACAGCGAAGAGCGAGTTCCGCTTCCCTTCTCACCGCCCTGCTTTAAGCCAGCGATGCTGAAGTCCGTACAAGGCGATGAATAAGTAAACAGGTCGAAATCAGGAACTTGCGACCAGTCAATGTTTCTTATGTCCCCGTAGTTTCGTTTGGTGTACTGCGGGAAAAGCGCATTGTGCGCGTCTATCGCGTACTTGTCGATTTCCGACCAGCCTACGAGTTCGTATTCCAGTCCGAGCCTTTCGAGCGCAACGCACTGGCTGTCATAACCGCTGAATGTGGTGAATACTTTTATCATATCCTAATAGAAGTATGTATATTCCTTCCAACTGTCGTCAACTGTCGCTGTGGCTTTCTTCTGTTCAGCCTGCCAGCCGATGACGGAAGCCTTCCTTACGGTGAGTTCCGTGCCCGGGCGCATACCGTTCTTCCCACAGCCGAGAAGTTTAATCTTGAGTGACTTCGGGTACTCCCCTATCACTTCGCATCGGGTGGTGTACCAGTTCGTGCCGAACGGCTCTCTCCACCTGTAGTCGTATATCTTTCTTCCTTCCATATCTTTCTCCTTATATTATGTCCCCGCCGACAATCCAGAACAGCGTAGAGCCTTCCAGTCCAGCCTGTTTCAGCCAGCGGTATGTTTTAGCCTCGTATTTCGGATGCAGGATGACATCGCCAATCTTTTCGTTTACGCCCTTGTTGTAGTTGTATCCGACTTCCGCGAAATAATCGATGTACCTCAATTTGTCTGTCGGCAGGGCGATGTCGTCCCTGATGTAAATCAGGTTTCTGAACTCGCGTATCTTTTCCTCGCGGTTCGGCGCGATTGCATAGGCATACACATTCCTTATGTTCTTCTTGTGGAGTGCTATGCCGTAGAGCAAGCCGATGAGGGTTATTGCGCTTCCCGTCGTGATGACAACATTATCGACATCTGGTATGTTCTCGACCTGCCTTGCGACGCTTTCGACGAACACATCCAAGTTGTCAATCAGGTCGAAGCCGTATCTTATCTGGAACGCATCGTTCTTCTCCGCGTATTCGGTAGCCTTCGCCTGCAATACGGATGTGTAGCCCAACTTGCCTCCGATTACGATGTTCGCCCCGATTTCCTTTGCGAGCGTAGGATATGCTTTCTTCGCCAGAGACTGCTCGTTAGTCCCCCCGTATATTATCGTGCAGGGTATTCCCATAGCCTTTGCCACGCTTGCGCAGATGACCGACTGCGGGGAAACCACCGAAGTTCCAGTTACAACACCGTTCTTCGCCCTGCCGATGTTCTTTTCGACAAGAAGTATGCACTGCCTCAACTTGCTCCCGTTTGCGTTCGAGAACGAGTACGGCTTGAACAGGTCTTCCCGCTTGACATATATACCGTCTATGTATTCTACTGGCGTTATGTCGTTGGTGTCCATCTTTTTTTTTTCTTTAAAAACGGAATGGCGTTTCCACCATTCCGTCAAACCTAAATGTAAAATTATGAATGTTGGGTGTTGAGTGCTACTTGATTGAGATGCTCGTGTTGTCGTTGAGTTTTACGCCGTTGACTTCCTCGCCAGCCTTCATAGCGTCCTTGATGGCGTTCTTGTCAACCTTGATTGTAACGACTTCGTTCTTGAACTTGTCTGGAACGAGCGATTCGTCGAGGACTTCGAGGGACTGGCTCTTGCGAGTGCCAATCTTGAATGTTCCTGCTTCGACCTTGCTCAATCCGAAAGTGGTCATTGCATTGACCATTGCGGACTTCATTCTCTCGATTGCCTTGTCAGCCGAGTCCTTGCGGGCTTTCAGGCGTTCGATTTCGCCCTTGAAACCTTCGATGTCGGCTTCATACTGCTTGATTGCCTTGCAGTACGATTCCATCTTCTGCTGGACATCGTAGTCGTGTATCATAAGGCGTTCTTCCAGTTCTGGTGTAAGTTCACCGCCGTTTTCTTCGAGGAGTGCGTTCAACTCCAACTGTTCCTGTTGTAATTCGTAAAGTGTCATAACCTAATTTTTTTAGTTGTTAATTGTTTTTCTTTCCATCACTAATATATGGGAATGTTCTTCTCATTTCAGATTTTTGTTAGAATTTTTTAATGAAGAAGTTGTTGTAGTCCTCGTGCTTCGAGAAGTCGTTGACGACCGCTGACGACTTCAGGGCGGTCGTGCCGTGGTTGTACAAGTCCCACGCGGTTATCGTCTCGCACTCGTTGAAGTTGTGGAACTTGGTGGAGTGGTAGAGTTCGTTCGACATAACCCTCAACTGCTTCGTGTTGAGTATCTTGTTGTCTATGAACAACTGTCCGATTATCTCGCGGGCATCGTCCTCGAACACCTCCTTGCCCATAAGGTGCTTTGCGAGTTCGACATTCGCGTTGTGCGTCTCGCGGATGTTGCCGAAATACTCTTCAATGAGGTCGGTGACATAGTTCTGCAAGTCCCTCTGGCGGTGCTGCTTCTTGATTGTGTACTCGCCACGCACCATACCGTTGGTGCAGATGAACACCTCCGAGCCGATTGCGAAGCCGAACGAAACGGTCTTGTTGTAACTGTTCTTCCAGCCGATGCGGATGCCCATCTCGTTCGAGAGGTCATAGTTGCGTTCCTTGTCCGCGAGCGTGTAGTTGACTATGCAACTGTCCGTGTTCTTGCCTTTCGCGAATGTATCGACAAGCGAAAAGTTGTTCTTGCCTATGCACTCGATAATCTTGTCGTGAATTACACCGTGCTCTATCGGAGCGTAGGTGGCTGTCGCTTTCGGCGGTACTGCCGAGAGGACATCTTGTAAGTCTAAAATCCTTGTCATATCACTAAAATTTTAATGTTTCTTCCATTACTAATATATAGTGAATATATAATGATTTCAGAAAAAGTGCGAAATAAAAGGCGGACTCGTGCAGACCGCCTTTTTTTGTGTGTGTCGGCTATCGAGCCGTCACCGTATCTTCCTTCCGATGCCTATTATGAAGTAGAACACGCCGTTCTGGAAGAAGTCATAGAATGTCCCGTCCACGACCTCTATGCCCCTTATCTCGAACACGGACTTGTGACCGTTGTGCCTGTTGGTGAATGTGGCTGTCTTGAAGTTTCGGATTGTGCCTGCTATGGTGCGGACATCGGTCGTGCCAGATGCGCAGGAGCATATCCTCGAAATCCAGTACGGCTTCACCTCCCGATAGTCCCAGTCTATCTTTCCGCTCTCGATAAGCCCGCCCCAGTAGTTGTTCACGGGCAATGTCAGATTTGTGCAGTCCATCATTGCTCTATTCGTTTTCAAGCATCTCACAGGCATATTCGTAAATCCAAGAGAGAAGTTCGTCCCTGTCGTACTTGTTCGGCATCGGGTCTCCAGCAACAAGGTCGTAGAGTTCCTTTACGGCATTGTAAAGTTGCCTGTTGTCCATATCGTCGAACTGCGACTTGAACTCGTCATCGAATGTTTCTGGAACATAGACTTCCATCGAAATGCTCGGCTCGCTGAAATAGCAGTACCTGCTGTCGTCCCTGCTTTCGGAAACTCCCCTTGTGCCGACATACCGCCCGTACTTGCGGAAGAACGAAAACACCTGACGCTTCAAGTTGCCGTTCCAGCCGTTGATATGACCATTCTCGTCAATCATAATCGAAATATAGTCACCGTATGTATTCTTTTCCTCTATCTGCAAGAACTTCGGGACATACTCGCCCGTAACTTCACACACTGGCTTGCCGTCCTTCATAAGCATATACTCGCCCATATCGGTTACTTTGAAGTATATCTCGACAAGACCGCTGTCCCAGCCAGCGATTATGCCAGTATCAAGGTTCAAGTCCCATTCAATCTCAATGCTTCCGTCTCCCTCCACGGTAGAACGCAACTGACCGCTAATCCGCCTGTGTGTTTCTGGCAAATCCTCCCAGTCGCCGTTCCCGAATGCACAGGCAAATGTATGCGATGCGCTTCCTATGCGGAGAGTATCGCAGGCATTGAGCATATTGACCATTGCTGCCCGATACTTGTTCATTTCGTTCAGTCTCTTGATGTGTATCATATCGTTATTGTGTTTTATTATTTCCATTCCTTTATGACATCGACCTTGTAGTCTGGCTCGTCCGCGTATGCGAGTTCAAGGACTTTTGCAAGCACTGGGAATCTTTCGGGGGTGTATCCCTTCGGGAGTTTCTCGACTATCGTGAGTTTCTCTATGTTGTATTCGTCTATGGTCGAGAACAGGTCGAAGGACTTTACCGTATATACCTTGTCCCCGTATGACGAATAGTCGGTGGGGTAGCCAGTGTTATGTTCGTGTTCGCTCTTTATGCGCGTTTCCGATTCTGGCACTACATACTTCGGGGTGTAGAGAAGCGGTTTCGAGTTCGGTACTCTTGGGTCTCCCGTGAGCGAGTCCGCGAACATCCCGTTCCCGCAGTAGTACACGAAGCCGTTGAATGTATGGTTCTTCGCGAAGGCACGCACCATCTCGCCTACTGTAAGTTCTATTGTCTTTGTCATTGATATAAATAATTTATATATAATATTTATATTTGCAGTTATGGCGAATGTGGGTTTTTCCGACTTGATGTTTATGGACAAGCGAGGTCACGACTACGGCTGGAAGCAGGATGCCGACGGCGTGTGGAGGGGGACTGTGCTTATCGACAAGGTTAGTCGCGGGCTGTTCGAGACGGAGAAGATACTCTGTATGCAGAAGTATCCGACACGGCATATGAGTTACGAGAGCGAGGGCGAGGGTATAGGGAAGCACCTCGTCGGCGGTGTCAAGGTCTATGAGTACGGCAAGGTGTCGCTTTCGGCGGGCGGTTCGGACGGGGACTACTACGCTTGGGTGTGGGACGACTCGAACACGGAGGTCGGGGAGATAAATATGTTCCGCTTCGACCATAGCCAGTGTCCGCCAGAGGACACGAGCGCACTTGTGTACAACGAGTATGACTGCCCGAACATCGAACTCACGGGCGAGGTCAGGATTGACAGCCTCCCCCGAACTGTTTGCAGGGTGAGCGGTGCCGACCTTGAAAGTGAACTCAAGTATGTCAACTACGAGATAGACGGGCTTGTTCCAGAGGCGAGCACGGTTGACCTGTGCTTCTGCAACACCGAGAGCAAGTACAATACTTTCAGGCGCGACCTCGTGCTTGTATATTTCAACAGTACGGAAAAGACATTCACGAGGGTTGCGAAGATAAGCGTCTATGCGGAGAGCATAGAGGAGGACGAAAGGTATTCCGTTATGTGCGCCAATCTCGGCTACGGGATAACGAACGATGACTTCAAGATATTCAAGGAGAGCGACATAAAGGAGCAGAAGGTGGACTACCGCCTTATGAACGAGAAGCGCAAGGAGATACTTATGGAAGGTCATAGCATCTATCCGTACATCGGTTCTTACAAGTCCCTCATAAATGTAATCAGGTACTTCGGCTATGACAACATACACATAAAGGAGTGGTGGAAGAATGTGGATGTCACGAGCGAGGACTACGGCAACTACTTCATCGCCACGAGTTATTCCCTTGTGGACAGGGAGAGGGTTTCGGCAGGCGGGCGGAACATCACGCTTCCGAGCAGGAAGTTCCGCAAGACCAACCGTATGACGCTCGCTTGGGACATAGACAGGATTAGGAAGGCTGCATACCGACGCACCGCGCACGACTTGCCAGAGACGGAGGAGGTGTTCGCCTTCACGATAGAGGAGGCTGTGATAAAACTCTATGCTTTCCGCAGGAAACTCGAAAAGGAGTTCCTCCCCCTCAACTGCCACATAGTCGATATGGTCGGGGAGATGTTCGGCTTCGACTATAATGTGGTGCGGACTAATGTGAGCGACAGAAAGACATTCGATACATTTGTCGGGTGCGAGTGCGACTTCAATGTCATTACGGACGACGAGGATGTCTATCTTGAGGACTTGCGCAGGTTCGATGTGTTCAACGAGAGCATACCCCAGCCGACAAGCAGGGATGTTACGCTTGAGGAGATTTACAACGAGTATGTCAGGGACTACAATGTGCTTGACGAGGAGAGCAATGTCCTTATGCCGATTGTGGCGGAGAGCGAGGACGACCTTGACGGGCTTGACGACGAGTGCGTGATAGACGGTGTTACGCTTCGCAACGGCAAGCCGATTTCGTTGCTCGGTCACCCAGCCCTCTATGATGTGAAGGACACGCACAACGGCTGTACTTGGAACTACTACGAATACTTCATAGGCAAGGGCGAGAAGGCGGGCAACTACTATGTAGCCAACTTCTCCCACTACTATCCGAACCTTCGGTACAACTCCGTCCGTGCAAACGAGTTCTCGGCGGACTTGAACGAGCACCTGCCAGACAACGACGGTGCGCTTGTCGGTGCGCTTGTCCGCCTCCAGTGCGCTGGGCTTGGGACAAGTTGGGACGACGCTTCCGCAGTCCAGTGGGATATGGGCGACTATATCTGGGACGAGTGCGAGAACCATATCGCCAACCACCAGCGCATAACTTGGGAGATATGGAAGGAGGAGGACGGCTCGCCAGAGTTCTTCTGTTCCGTTACGGGAGAGTTCCGCTACGGCTACGGGGACATAGGCATACTCCTGCCCTATGTCGGCAAGTACAGCGTGCGCTGTGTGATAAGGGGCTTCGACAACTCAATATCGGAGCGCATAAAGACGGAATGCGTGGAGGTGCTTCCGAAGAATGTGGAGGTGTCTGGCTGGTTCAGGCACAAGGCTGATGTCTATGAGACTTGGGGCGATGTTTCCGAACTCGACTGGTTCAGTGCCGACTTCGGGTGGGACTTCCCGTTCATTGCGGACAACGCCACTTGGAACGATATGAACACGGCTACATACGAGAGCCTCGACAGGGCGACATTCGCTGGCGAGTATTACGACTCGGACGACATCGACGAGCGTATGGTCGTCCATACATTCAATCAGGACGAGAGCAATTCGCCATACGGGGACTGGAACGGCATATACTTCTGGGACAATGTGAAGGACATCAACTGGCTCGGACTTGAACACCTTGACTGGAACTCCACCGTGATAGGCGGGGACATACGCCCGCATTTCACTCTCGGAGGCTTCGACAGCGAGGGCAATCGGACTTGGAGCGGCGCGAGGGCTATGCTTGAGGTCATTACGGACGACAACCGCTACGGGCGTTTCGTATTCCCCGATGCTGTCGAGGGGACACCCGACATACTGCTCGTGGTCAACGCACTCAACGCCTGCGAGGAGGATGTGATAAGCGAGTTCGAGTACCATTATGTCTCCCCGTTCAACAGGTTCGAGCAGACGGATTTCCCCGACACTGACTTGGGCGAAACTGGCTATGAGATTATTGCGGTCGCCCGTCATACTGACTTGGGCATACGGGAGGCTACGGTCAACACGACAATCAACAGGGCTGTCCAGACTGACGGTATCTGGAGGCTGCCGAAGCCCGCTGGCTGTTTCGGGAACTCGGAGGTTTCCGTTTCGGACTGGCTTGGACGCACGGCAAAGGCTGGGGAGTGGTGGATTTATGACGGTGCTGGAAGCGGAGAGACGATATGCGGTCAGTTTGTTTCACACGGAGACACCGTTACGGTTATGGCGGTTGACGGCAACAGCCGTGTCGAGTCCGTTGCGGTTGCAAGCGGGATATACGGCATTATGAGGCGTTGGTTCAGCGAATGGATTTTCAACCCGTCTTGGATTGACACTACATATATGAACACATACACGGCAGTCCCGAAGAACACCGACATAAACCTCAACTACTCTATGTCGAGGATAAACGGCAAGTGCTGTCCTCGGTGGGAGGTCAGGAACTTGGACAACCCGAACACCCCAGTCATAACAAGCACGCATAAGAACTTCCACCACCTTTTCAGGGACACTGGAAGATACAATGTGAAACTTGTGCTTCGCGATACGAACGGGAATGTCTATGTCTCGGACAGGTGTATGTTCGAGGTCGTGTAGCCGTCAGAATATGTAACTCGACATAAGGGTATTCGATATGTATATGTCAACTATGCACATATACCCGATTGACGAGTTCGGCTTCTCGTGGAACGAAACCTTCACATCGACATTGTACTGGCTGTCGTCCCTTGACATAACATACTTCATTATCTGGAGTTTTATTTCCGACCGTATGTACTCCCCGCTCACATTGGACTCGAAGATGTACTTTTCGAGGTTCACCCCGTAGTCTGGGAGGCAGAGCACGCTCCCTTTCTCCGTATAGAGCAACATCTCGATTTTCTGCAACAGGTTCACGAGCGCATTCCTGATTTCGAGTGCGCTTGGGGAATATCTTGGGCTTCCCTCTGGTATGCAGAACATTTCAGCGAGTTTACTCATACATTATTTATAAGTTATATATTGGGTTTCTAACTCTTGCCAGTAACCTTGCTGTCATAGTCGCTGCGCAGCGGCGGTCTGCCTTCCCTCCTGCGGAGTTTCACCCTCTCCCTCAATGTCGTGCTGTCGTACCCCATATAGAGTTCAACGCCAGTCACGACATAGTATCCCGAAAGGCTTTCCACGAGTATCTCCCCGTTGCCAGCGTAGAGCGTCCCGTCCGACGACTCCATAGGCTTGGTCTGGAACTTGCTTCCTATACCGCCCACGCTTTCCTCCCCGATGCTCGGAGTGTTGTCGCTCTGGAACTCTGGGTGGTCTTTGAGGTATATCGTCTCACCGTTCTTCCCCTGTGCGGTCGCGTCCTCTTCCTCTGGGTGGTCGATGATGTTGTCTATCGCAATCGGGTTGCGCTCGAATATGCTTATCTTGACACGGCTGAACTTCGTTATCGCGGGGTTGAAGCACGGAAGTTCGATTTCAAGCCCGTACTTGTCCATATCCGCGAGGCACATATCGTTGAACGCCTCCGAATACACATAGTGCTCGTTGCAGTCGTCCCCGTTTATCCCGCCGTTGACATAAGCCTTCAGTTTCTGGTTGAGTTCGCTCGGCTCGTCGTCTATGAGCCTTCCCCTGTTAAGTGGCATAAGCCCGCTCGTCTCGAACGCTGGGGTGGCAATCTCGTCCGACTTCCATTCCGAAGTCGAGTTGTTCCACCATTGGGAGTATTTCACATATCCGTCCGAAAGGCAACGGCTGTTGTCGCTCACTATCCTGTAGTTGTCGAAGAACAGAGACCAGTTCCTTACCGCTATGTTGTTCGTGAGTTCGTACTCCCATTCCCTCTCCACGCCTTTCCAGAGGTCAACCTTGTCGGCTTCCGCGTCATCTATCTCCTCCTTCGCGTTAGCCTCCTCGTAGTCGTTGTCGAAGTCGTCGCTCTCATAGTGGTTGGTGTTATAGACCGTGACCTTGCCGTTCCCCCCCTCCATATAGAAGAGGCGGTTGCACTCCACGAGGTTGAGGTTGTAGTACCAGTCGATGTACGATGTGAAGAAACTCTCGTTGTCTATGTATGCGTGCTTCGTTATGTGGGTTATGAAGTTTTCGAGTGTGTCGTACCCGCAGAGCCATACCTGCGCGTCGTCCGTAGCCTCTATGTTGGTGGCGAAGCCAAGCCCGACCTCATCGGATATGTTGAGCAGCGCGTCCCTCGTAGTCCCGCTCTCGAAGTGGTTGTTGAGGTATATGAGTTCGGGTATGTTGAGCACGCCCGAAAGCGAATACTCCGAGATGTTGCCAGAACTCTCGTCCCCCATAAATGTTGACGATTCGCTGAAGTCCGTGATGAGGAAGTCGAGTCTTATCGGCTTGTACTTTTTTTCATCCCCCATTGACGCTATATAGACATTCACGACAGAGCCTTCCTTCGGATAGTATTTTGTCGCGAACTGGTTGTTCGTGTCGGTTATCTTCATATAGAGTTTCGGGGCGAAGCCGTTGCAACTCAAACTGAACTCCGATATGTTGGTCTGGACTATGACGAACTGGTTGTTCAACTTTACATAGGGTATGAAGGCGTACATACGGCTTTCCTCGCCAGTGGTCGAGTTCTCCTTCGGTATAGCCTTCCCGTCCTTGCTCTCCGTGTTGAGTATGGTGAGTTCGTCCAACTTTACGGTCGGGTCCTTAATCTGCAATATCTGCAATTCATCTTCCGTGTATGCCCTTGCCATATTTCCACTTGTTATTTCAGGTACGGGTTGGGTGTGCCTTCGAGTTCATCGCAGGTGTATGACACTTCAACCTTGCAGTTGCCGAGAGTAGCCTTCCAGTACGGGTATTCTTCCCAGTTCTCCGATATTGTGCGAACCTCCACTTTCAGGTCGCCCTCATTATATGTATATTCCTTCCCGAACTCATATTTGTCGGGGACAATCTCCAGCCTGTCAAATATGCCTATGTCATACTTGAAGCCGTCATATGTTATGTATTTCCAGTTTTCTGTCTTGCTCTTTGTGACGGTATCAACGATGTCCATTATGTTGTGGTCGATTACCACCGCTTGCTTGTAGTACACGGGAAGCATCCTTTTGAGGAACTCCACACCTGTATAGTTTATCGACTCACCCCCTGTGATGTTGTGTACGCCAGTGTACTCCTTGCACTTGAACTTGGTCTTGACCGGCTCTTTCCTTTCGTGGTCATACGCCTTGTCGGTGTTGAGGAAGTCATATTGGTCGAAAGGTCTGTCACAATATACGAAGTATGCGTTGTCACCGTATATGAACCAATACTGGTGTATGCCGTTCTTCTCGTTCTTGTTGTAGAGGTTGATTGCGTTGTATGCGTCGGTGAACGGCTGATTCCATTCATCGAACTCCTCCTCTGGTATGTTGACAAGCCTCCATACGCACTCGTTGCCGACGTGGAACACTTCACCCTGCGGGTTCTCTATCACCATAATGTTGACAATATGCTCCTTGCCGCAGTGTTCGCATACCTCCCCGTGCTTGTTCCTGTATGTATCTATGAGTTCATAGTCGTCTTTCGGGAGGTTGCGTGCAATATACCTTGTGTTGTTGACACGAATGTTCTTCTTGTTGACCATTCCGACGGTGCTTGGGTGTATGTCGGCAGCCAGCGCGTCCTCTATGTCGTACTTCATCGCAAAGGCAAACAGTTTCCTGTATATCTCGGTATTGTCGCCGAGCCTGCTGGCATACCTGCTTATGTTGTAGAGCGTCCCATACGCTTCGGATTCGACTTCAAGTGCCAACTCCGAGTTGTGGTAGTACCTTATGGTCTTGGTGAAATGCCTTTGCCTGTGGATATATTCCGACTTCGTGGTGTCCGTCCAGTAGTCTGACACTATCTTCCTGCATTCTGCAACCGTGCCTCTCAACCTGCCCTCGACACCCCAGTTTGCCGTGTGCTCGTCGAGCATAGCGAAAAGTTCACTCGGTTTCAGCAGGGGCGGTCGGCTTGTTGCCCGTCCATAGTTGTAGTCATTGAGGTCGAACATCTTGCCGAGTCTGTGAAGCCTTGCCACATTGCTTCCTGTCTTTACCGCGAACATAAGGTAGGGGAAACTCGGATTGACCTCTATGTAGTCCTTCGGCTTGCCATTAGCCTCAACTACGGGGTACACCCAAATCTCCTTGCCTGTGTCGTATGTGAACACATACTTGTCGCCCTTGTCGGTTGAAACAAATTCGTATGAACACCCGCACACTTCTGGCAGACTTTTCCAATCCCCTACCTTGTCGTTGTAGTAGTTCTCGAACATTACGGAGTTCCAGTCGTTAAGCAACTTGTCGTCTATGTTCGCAAGCCTCTTGAAGTAGTCCCTGAAAAGCAGTTCAAGGCTACAGAACTTCATTTCCGTAAGTTTGCAGAAGCGGATGTCGCCCACATTGTTTGCAACACTTATGCTTTCGCTTATGAACTCCTCCGAACTTAATATCTTCATCGTTGCTGGTTATTTATTTAGGGGAGGGACGGTCAGCCCGAAAGCCACCCGTCCCTATGTAACATATATGTTATCTGTCGTTGTACCTCTCTATGATGTCATAGAGCCTGTTTACGCTTTCGTCGGTGAACGCTTCGAGCGGAAGCACATCGTACTCTCTTTCGACATAATGCCCGTCACGCATCTTGCCCCTGTACGGCATCACCCGTACTCCTATCTGACCGTCGTTTAGTTCGATTTCAAGTACAGCCCACTTCATACCTCTTATTACCGAACTGTCGAGTATTACGGGTTCTGCCGAAATGTCCTCGGCATATACTTTTTGTGTGCCGTTGTCGTATTTCGCTGCCTGTGCTATCGCCCTGCGGAGTTCTCCGTCGGTTACTACCTTCCCCCTGATTGGGATATAACTTTCGTTGAACTTCTTTCCGCTGGTGTACCACTTGTATTGGGTTTTGAGGAAGTTTATGATTTCCCGATGTACCTGCTTGCTTTGTTCGGCTTCGGGGTCGATGAACTCGACATCGCCGTCCTCATATACATACGCTACGGTCTTGCCCTCCTCCATCTGGTTGTGGGTTTTCCATACATCCACGCACCATCTCTTCTCGATGTCGTCGAAGTGCTGCACCTCTATCACGGCATAGTCCATTTTGTTCATAAGGCTTTCATTGAACTTGTCAAAACTCGTTATGACATAACTTGCACTTTCATTCAATCCGTCAAGCAAATTCTGCAACTGCTTCAATCCGTTTTCGGTCTTTGCGAGTTTGTTGAACTTCTGGGTGCTGAACTTGCCGTTCTTGTCCCTTAATTCCTGCGGAACATCGTCGCCAGTCTTGCCCTTGAGTTTTTTCTTGAAATTCTCCTTCAACTCGTGGACTTCCTTGTTCTTCTTTGTCTTTTCCGCGCCCTCTGCAAGTGCTTCCTCTGCGCCTTTTCCCGCCTCGACAAATTCCTTGTCGATTTCCTTGAGTTCCCGCTTTTCCTTTTCGGAAGCCTCCTTCTCGATGATTTCGCGTGTTTCGTTGTAAACCACATTGCAGGCGATTTCCTTGCTCTTCAGTTTCATCAGGTCAGCCCATTCCTTCAACTGGTCGCTTTTCTGCGCGTGGGTGTCAATCTGTCCGAGTATTGCGGAGAGTTTGTCCTGCAACGCCTTGTCCCCGCTTAAAAATGCAAGACCAGCCTTCGTGTTCACCGAGCGTTCGTGGTTCTTCTTGTCGTCATACGACATAGCGAGGTCGGTTGCAAGGTTTCTCATCTCCTTGAACATCTTTACCTTGTCAAGATTCTTCGCCACATTGAGCGCACTCTCCACATAGGAGTTTATGTACTGGATGCAGAGTTTGCGTATTGCACGCACTTTCATCATATATCTTACGGAGATAAGCCCGAACCAGCCCTTTACCTTCGGTGCGTCCTTGACTGGATACTTGGTCGGGAGTTTCTCCTCGCTCTCGTTGAGCGATATGCGCTCGAAGCAGTCGGTGTCAAATGTTTCACCCTCCGTTATGTATGCTGGCATAAGTTCGTCGAGTTGCCTGCCGATGCCGTACTTTTCAAAAAGCCTGTCGAATGTTCTCATAGTCGATAATTATAAATACTATATAATATTTATATCTTTGCAAAATGGATATTATGACATTTGACGAGTTCGGTTCAAGCCCTCTCTGGGAGGCTTTCATATATGGCAGTGACGGCGAGAAGCACAAGAGCAGGAGGTCTGACACAGTTCAGGTGAGGTGCGGTTATCTCGAAACCATAGACATAAACGGTATGGGCGAGGTTGTCGCCAAGATGGACACTGGCAACGGTTCGTTCTGCTCCATACACGCGGACGAATATGAAGTTGACGGTAACAAGGTAAGGTGGAAACTCGGAGATGTCGAGTTTGAAACCCCGTACATCGGGAAGTGCAATATCCGAAACAGGGGCGACGAGGAAAGGGTGAAGACGCGCCTCAACATAACATTCAGGGGCAAGTTGTACGAGAACATTCCGTTCACGATAGCCCGCCGCAACAATTCATACGCGGAAGTCCTGCTCAACAGGATATTCATCAACACGATAAACGCGGTGATAGACCCTTCGAGGTCGTTCATCGCCACCCGCAGACCGAGCGGTTTCACGAAGAAGAAGAAGTTAAAGTCTGGCGAATAGGAGTTCGCCCCTTATCGCCTCGTATTCCTCGCCTTCGAGCGTTATGGGCGTTCCCTTGCCTATCGGCTTTATAACCCTGTCGCCCACGCTGTATCTTGTTTCCCCCTCTGGGACTGCGACGATAGTCGCTATGCGTTGCCACTTCTGCGGTATCACTATGCCTGCTTTCGTGGTTATGTCTTCGAGTTTGTCGTCCTTGACGAGCACATACCCGTTAACCATTTGTATCTTCATTCCCGTTATTGTTTTCTTGGTTTGTGATTTCCGTGATTTGCTTCGTGCTGTCCTTCTTCGCCTGTTCGAGCATTATCATCAGGTCTCTCTGACCTCTTATCTTCGCGCTCGTGGTTTCCTCCTCGCTTTCGAGTTCGACCGCCTCCGACATCTCCACATCGCTTGACACCTGTTTCAGCGACTGCTCGATTTCCTGCAAGTATTGGGAGCGGATTTTGAGGAGTTCAATCTCCGTCTTTTGCAGGTCGGACAGACAGCGCATAAGGTTCGGGTTGGGACCGTTGAGTTTTATGTCCCTCATTATCTCCCTTATCGCGTCCTCGTTTATCTCTATCTGCTGGAGTATCTTGCCGAATGCGTTGACATCGCTCTTCGCCTTGAACTTGACATAACTTATGTCCCCCGTTTTCTTCGCATAGAGTTGGAGTGCCGAGTCTATGAGTTCCTGCGCGGAGTTCTTCGATGTGGTCGCAAGCGCGACCTCCGCCTTCTCCTGCTCGTCCTTGAGCCGTTGGAGTTCCTCCTCCTCCGCCTTGTTGTCGAATACCATAGTGTTCTCGTCCACGAAGTTGTCAACCACCCCCGCAGAGAACTCGTTGAGCATATTGGCTATCTCGTTGGCTTGGTCTCGCCTGTGCCTCTGTTCTTCATTGTCCGCCATTGTCCTAAAATTTAAGTTTGTCGGGACACCATCCGATTGATGCGCCTATGCCTATGTAGGGTGCGCCCGATACAAGTTTTCCGTTGTTGCCTATCACAGCCCCATAGCCCACTGCGGGACCGATGCAGACACCGAAGTGCTTTTTCTTTTCCGACGGTCTGTCCGCTATGGCTATTGCCGTCCCGCTGTTGAATGTTATGTTCGGATAGTCGGTTTTCAGCCGTAGGAAACTCTCCCCGTTCTTGTTACGGTAAACCGTCGCGTCAAGCCATATGTTCTGGTTTATCGTGAACCTGCCTTTCTCGGTTTCCATATTGCAGAGGGTATCTATCTTATACGGAATGGTCGCGTCGAGCACCCTCGAACTCTTCCCGAATGTATCTTCGGAGTGCAATGTAAGTGACCCAGCATCGCATACGCTACCGTATATCAAAGTCGTGTCGTGTATTATCTCTCCGTCCGCATAAACCGTGTCGGCTACCACCGTGATGTACCTGACTATCGTAATCGGCTCCTTGCCCCTTTCGAGTTTGAGCGAATCTTCAAGTTCGTCCACACGGAGTTGCAACGCCCTCATCTCGGCGCACTGGTAAGTGCCGTCCTTGTAGTTCTTGAGGGTGTCGTTTAGAGCCTTGATGTTGTTCTCGTATCGGGAGATTTCATCCTTGAGTTCCCTCTGCTTCGAGCAACTGCGCCCAAGCAGGATTGCAAGCACTATGCCTGCAATGAGTATAAGTATCGTCAGCCAGTTGTCCTTCAAAAAGTCTTTCATTTTCCAAACACTATATAATATTTATATATAAGGCTGGCGGTTACGGCAAAATGTATGCCTAAAACAGCACTCGCTTTTTCTCGTGCGAGTGTATGTCGGGTATGTTGTCCTCTATTACCTTGAAGATATGGTATTGCTTCAGCCTCTTTGCCGAAATGCAGTTTATGTATGACTTCCAGTCGAATGTGGTGAGTAGGCGTATTATCTCGTCTTTCTTCGGGTGTGTTATCTTTATCTTGTATTCCCCGCTGTAATGCTCGTTCGGGTCTGTGATTATCCTGCCTGCGCTCCCGTTCCCCCAGTAGCACATACGGAGGTCGTAGTCGGTTATCCTGTCATAGTCGCTTCGGTCTTGCCGATAGAATGTAATACCGTCGAAGTGCTGCTTTACAAACGGGTTCTCACCGCACTCTGGTCGCTCATATATGTTGAAGCAACAATGGAGTATTCTTCCCGAATAGTTGCCCTCACCCAAGTCCTCCGAGTATATCAGGTCAAACTTGTAGAATGAGTTTGTGTTGTCCTTCTGGCTTATCGGGAGGACGAATGCTATGAAGTCCCCTATCTCCACGCCCTTGTTGTAGAAGTCCCTTGCCAGTTTGAGCCTCGTGCCGTACGGCGGGTTGCCTATCGTGAGCCTCCCCTTCCTGTACGGTATGTCGAGGGAAAGGAAGTCGGCTTTCTCTATGCCTTCCGCCTCTGGCTCTATGTCTATTGCACGGCAGTCGAGCAGTCGGGAGAACGAACCGTTACCAGCCGAAGGCTCTATTATGTCCGTAATCCTTTCCCTGCCGATTGTCTCGAATGTGGTCTTGATGAGCCTTTCCGCAAGTGTCGGCGGAGTGTAGTATTTGTCAAGGTCTATCTTCATAGTCAGAATAGTTTTATGCGGGGGTTTGACCTGCTGATGTCATAGTTGACTACAAGAACCTCATCGTCCGATGCTTCCTTGTCCTTCTTGTGGTATGACGAGTTGTTGTACTTGCTTCCGAGATGTATCGCCGTGTAGCGTTCGCACAGTTCGTCGAGTATCTGGTTTCCGTATTTCAGGTTGTTGGATATTGCGAAACTGATGCCTTTGCCGTCAAGCATATCGGCTATCTCGGCAAGTTTCTTCTCCTGCGCGTATGTCCATCCGTTCTTCTCGTTATATACCGCCGTGCTTCCGTAGTAGGGCGGGTCGAAGTACACGAAGTCCCCAGAGCCGAGCGCGGAGTAGTCAATCTCGTCGAACGACAGGTTCGTGCATCCTACATATTTGCCGTCGAACCCGTTTTTCATTCTCCGTATGTTTTCCTTCTGGACATCGCTGAAGCAGGAGCGGTCTTTGCCGAAAGGCATATTGAACTTCCCAGCACCGTTGAAACGCCCCTGTGAGTTGAATGCGTAGCAGCACAGGACATACAGGGTTATCCAGTCGTTCCTGCCGTTGTTGTAGTCGTCCCTTAATTTCAGGTATCCGTTCTCGTTGGTCTTGTCAAGCGAATATTCGTCTATCGTGGCGTTTATCTTTTCTATTATCTCGTCATAGTCCCCGTATATAAGTCCGCTGAACATCTTATATACATATTCCGCAAATTCGTTGTATGTGTATTGCCTTGCGCTGGTGTTGAGCGTTACCGTTCCGCTTCCGCCGAACGCATCCACGAACCTGTTTATCTTTGACGGGAACAGCGGGATTATCTGTCCCAGCAACTTGAACTTGTTGCCTGTGTAGTTTATCGGGCTTTTGATGTATTTGTTCATATCAGAATAGTTTTATGCTTTCTGCGGTTTGTCTTTTTGCTTCCCTGATTCTCTGCTCGGCGACCTTGTAGTATTTCTCGTCAAGTTCGATGCCGAAGAAATTTCTCCCAGTATTTATGCACGCCACACCCGTAGAACCGCTTCCCATACAGTTGTCAAGGACGGTATCGCCCTCGTTGCTATATGTCCGTATAAGATATTCAAGTAACGCAATGGGCTTCTGTGTCGGGTGAAGCCTTATGTCAACATCCGTGTACTGTCTTTTCTTCTGCGGTGTGAACGGGACTTCGTATGATACCACGCTTATCGGGTTTCTCGTCCCGTCGTCAGCCTTCTTCATATCCCGCACGCTTCCGTATATGTTGTTGTCGGCATATCCGTAGTCAAAGACTTTCCTGTGTACGAGGAACTCCCTGTCCTTCACTTCCCACTTCTGCGGGTTGAATGTGTACGCCCCCTTCGAGAATACCATTATGTTCTCGTGAACCTTTATGTGCCTCCTGTCCGCGTGCAGACCGCTTCCGCTCTTGTTTTTGAGCCACACGAGTTCCTCCCTGAAGTTCCTTATGTTTGATGCGACCATAAGCGTAGTGAACGGCTGTGAGCCGAACAGGACTATCGGGGCGGTGTCCTTTGCAATCCTGTCATATTCCTTCCACAACGGCTCGAACGGAATTACGACATCCCAACTGCAAGCCGTCGTCCCGTAGGGCAAATCACATAGAATAAGGTCTATGCTTCCGTCGGGTATGGACTTCATCGCTTCGAGGCAGTCCCCGTTGTGTAGAATGTAGTTACCATCGTACTTATGTTCAACCATATCAGAAAAGTTTATTCTTGTTCAACAGGTATGCTTCCTTTATTCTTCTTTCTGCAATCTTGTAGTATCCCTCATCGAGTTCAATGCCGATAAAGTTCCGACCAGTATTCGCACAGGCTACTCCCGTACTTCCGCTTCCCATAGTGTTATCAAGGATTGTTTCGTTTTCGTTGGTGTATGTTCGTATCAGGTATTCAAGGAGTTCAACTGGCTTCTGGGTGGGATGCACTTTTGTTCCGTTGCAGTTCGGTACGCTACTGAAAAATTGTACGCTCTCTGGGAACTTTCCCCGCTCGAACGATATTTCGGTGCATACTCCAGAAGCCATATTTTGTATGTTGTTTCGTCCAGTACACCTTGTCTTGTTTACAACGCTCCCTTCCTTGAACCTTGATATTGTTGATTCCGAATAGTCTTGGAATTGTGGATTGTATGTCGGTTGTCTCTTGTAAAATATACTTATGTTCTCGTGGTATTTCATAGGGGCACTTTTTGCATTTGCGAATGACCCGCTTGATGACTTGTGCCATATCCAGTCATATCTGTACATAGCGATGTTTGAAGTCCTCAAATATGATGAAAATGGTTCGCTTCCGAATAGGGCGATAGTTCCGTTATCCTTTATTACCCTATTGTATTGTGCCCACAGCGGCTCGAACGGGATAACGCTGTCCCAAGCACAGGCTGTCGTCCCGTATGGCAAATCGCACAGAACCATATCCACGCTTCCGTCTGGTATAGACTTCATCACTTCGAGGCAATCGCCGTTGTATAACTTGTATTCAGCCATAATCACGAATATCAGAACAACTTATTTATAGCCAATATATTGGTGTTGCGTTTCTTTCTTATGTAGAGGCTTTCCCTGACTATTGTGTCGCGGGATTTGCCTATCAGCCTGCGGAACGACGAGTTCCCGCCGTCGAGCAGTCTGTGCTCGTCATATATGTCACTTGGCACGGGGGCTGTTAAGTCGATGTCTCCAGCAAGCCCGTCAAAACTCAAGAAGTAGTCGCACGGCACGCCACGGAGGTAGTTCCACAGCCCGTCGAAGTCTATAGTTCCGTAGTACATACCCTTCGTGTTGTAGTACGGCGGGTCGAGATACAGGAAGTCGTCCGCCTCTGGCGATATGCGGTCGTAACTTCCGCTCCTGAACTCCACATTGTGCCTGTTGAGCGTCCGAGACCATTCTTCGAGGACTTCGAGCGCACCGTCTGGCGTTATCCCGTCCCTCGTGAAATGGAAGGAGTTGTTGAAGTCCCCGTCCGCATTGTATCTCGGCATACCGTTGGTTGTTGTCCGCATAATGAAGAAGAACAGTTCGGGGGAGTGCGTCCTGTTGAACTCGTCCCTGACCTTGTAGAAATACTCCTTCTTCTTGTCAAGGTCGCCAGCACCCTTCCCGTCGTTAAGTCCGTGCCAGAGTTCGGTGTACGATTTCCACACGCGCCTGTGGTCTGACATTATCAGGCGATAGAGTTCGATTAGAGGCTCGTTGATGTCGTTGCACACATATCTCCTGAACAGTTCTGGTCGGTTGTTCAGTATGTAGTAGAGGACGGAGCACCCTCCGCAGAAACTCTCGTAGTAAGTGCCGTAACGCCCGCTGACGAGGGACACTATCGCCTTTGCTTGGCTTCGCTTCGAGCCAGACCATTTTATGACGGGTTGCAAGTTGTTCATCTTCCAGACTATTTATTGCTAATATATTGGGAAACGGAATAGATTTCAGAAATTTGTTGAAAAAAAACACCAGTACGCGCCAAGATATAAATAACATACACGGAGGTAGCATTTGCCGTCAGCATACATCAGGCTTGCAGAATGAATTTCGCTACCAATTTCTCGCAGAAAGGACTGGTGTTCGGGGGAGTGGGATGAAACGCTCCCCCATTCTCTTTCCACATATAAATAATACAATATAGTATTTTGTCAGGCGTTATGAAGAAAGCGATTACACTGTTGGTGTGCCTTGTGCTGTGCATAGTCGGATATGCGCGGACGATAAGCATTTCATCCGAAGATGTGCTTCGGGCGATAGCAATGGATGTAAATGTTAGAAACATCAACCATAATGAAGACACCATAATACTTACTGATGACATTACGCTTACTGGGGAATGGATACCGATAGGAAAGAGCGACAAGCCGTTCGAGGGTGTGTTTGACGGACAGAACCACACAATATCAAACTTGCATATAACGAATGGTGGTGATTATTCTGCCCTTTTCGGCTTGCTGGAAGGCGTAGTGGAAAATGTAATTGTGAAGGGTGTTATTGTTTCGGCAAACAACAGTGAACATATATCTGGGGTTGTCGGGCTTGCGCAGAAAAAGGGAACGCTTGTACGGAACTGTCATTTCATAGGGAGCATAACGGCTACAACAAGCGAAGCGAAGGACTTATTTGTTGGCGGAGTTGTCGGTGAATTGAAATGTGGCGCAAGTGTGTACCAATGTTCAACTTCTGGCGAAATAAGAACTACGGGCAATGTAAAATGCGTAGGCGGAATAGTTGGCAGGAGCGGACCCACAGGCAATAATGTTTCAAATGACCCTGAATGTTTTATAGAGAAATGTATAAATCTGTCCGACTGTAATGGATATTCATCAGTGGGTGGAATATTAGGATACGCAAGACAGCATACAACGATTAGAAATTGCTTAAATTGTGGCAATATTGATGGTCGTCGAAATGAAAATACATTTTTTGGAGGTATTGTTGGTGGGTACTATAAAGATATAGTTATAGATAGTTGTTTGAGTGCTGGGCTTGTTGTTGCCAAAAATGGTAGTCCGTCCGCAATCGTTGGTAAAATATCAGAAACGCAATTCATAAGCACTTGTCAAATAAGCGATAATTATTATGATGGATTTCGGACTACATTAAATACATCAGGCAAAGGAGTTGCAAAGCGTACTGATGAAACAATAGAAGATGGATTGGCTGCCCAATTAAACGGGTGGACATTTACCAATGGCTATCCGTATCCAAAGGACTTTACAAACGAGAGCGTGATTGCGGTGGCGAAGTCATACGCGCTGTTCTCCAACTCGGAAACTTATGACGACATACATACGAACTTTATGGTGTCCGACTTTGCTGGCACGGCTTGGGGTTCGACGGACAGGGGCTTGACCGAAATCGACGGCAGGAATGTGAACATACTCGCCGACGGGCGTGACACGCTCACGGTCAGGTGCGGGAGTTACTACAAGAATGTAATCGTGGATGTGAATGTCCCGACACCGCTTCCGATAACACTGCTCTACTTCACGGTTACGGAAACCGACTGCGGAAACCTGCTCGAATGGGCTACGGCGACGGAAAGGCGCAATGCTGGCTTCAGCCTTATGAGAAGCCCCGACGCAACGGACTGGGAGGTGTTCGCTTGGCAGCCGACATCGTGCGGGGGCAACTCGACCATAACAACAAACTACTCGTATATGGATGCCGACATACGCTGGGACACCACTTACTACAAGTTCGTGCAATACGACTCGGTGTGGTCGCAGTCCGAGGCATACTACCCCGAAGCGTCGGAGATAATAGTGGCGATGAGGCAGGGCAGGCGGGCAGAACTCCCGAACATAATGTATGACGGAGGGTGCATACTCCTTGTGGCGGGAGGCGCAATTACGGACGCATACGCATACGACACGACGGGACGGCTCATATACGACACGAGGCTTAAACCGCACGCAACGGCTCGGCTTGTGGTCAGGGGCAACGCGATAGTGGAGTTCCTGTGGGTCGAGAACGGGGAACTTATGCGCAAGTCGTACAAGGTCGGATGCTGGTACTGAAATGAAATATAAATAAGTTATATATAATATAATTTTTGAACAATATGACATACATTAAGAAACTCGACGATTTCATAAATGAAGCAATCCACCCGCTCGCACCGTGGCTGGACGGGAAGGACAATGAGGAAAAAAACCACAGGAAGTACGCACACGAGGCTATGACCGCAGCCAAGCGTAAAGACGACCTCAAAAGAATAAAAGTGTTCTTTGACCATAATGGCAAAATCAATCCGAGCGACTTCGGCGGTATCCACGATGTACTGAAGGACATCAACTGGTACATAGGCGCAATGTATGAACCGATAAAAGACCACATCAAGACAAATCCAGACTTGGGTGAAAAGTTCTTCAATATGGCTGTAAACATTGACAGGATTTATGGCGGTGGAAAGGTGCAGGACGCAGCGATATGCAGTTTCCACAAGAAAATTGTACAGGACAAACTTTATATGTTTGAGCCTTGGAATAAGGGCAAGTCGGAGATTGCGCAGGTATTCCGTATGTACCTCAACTTTATCGAGGACAAGTACAGCATTGTAGCCGAAAGCCGTTCATACCGCAGGGGGCGCAGGATAAACGAGATGATAGTGAATGACGGGACAATGTTCACCCCGAAGACCGAAGTCGAACTCGTGGGCATCATAAAAAACCTCTATCCAGAACGAGGGCTTGACGGGGACTACAGCGACATCGACATCTCTGGTATCCGTGACGCTGGCATAGTGAAGGACATCACAAAGAACGGGAAAATCGACGAGCCTGCAATAGCCTTGCTTTATTTTCTCGGTTGTACGAGCGAAAAGGAAGTCAACGACATATTCAAGTCGGTTTCATTCTGCTTCGGTAAGGAAAGTTACAAGCACATTAAAGATAGCAAATATGAAATCAAGGCAACCGTAGAATGTCAACTTTCGCACAATGACGACTGGGATGTATTCTATATAGACGCAGATGGAACGGCGGATTTCTGGGACTGCTATGATTACGAAGACAAAGAAGTTGAACTTCACAGGGATATGAAAAACTTTAAGGTATCATTGGGATGGAAAAACGGCGGATGGTATCCTGTTGAAAAGTTCCCGATAGGCAGTATCATTGGCGAATATATGTATAACACATTCAACGAGTGGGCGAGTAATAATGATAATGACAATGACATTATTATGGGTTGTAGCGATTTAGTCAATCCGCCAAGAAGGGATGACGAGTGGGACTACTAACCAGTACGGACAATTTATAAAGGGGACAGTTCCATTATAAATTAAAAGGCGGGTTGCCCCCGCCTTTTTTTATGCCCGTAAAATTTATGCCCGTAAAATTTGCTACCCGATTACGCACGCAATCACCACTTGGTCGCCAGAAGCGATTTCGGTAGTCCCTCCGTTTTCTTCCGTGTTCCTTATGGCACAGGCAATCTGGTTCATATCCCCGTCATATATCTGGACTATGACCTTATTGCCGAGTTTGTGGTTGAACTTGCCCTTAAAGACACCTTCGTCTTCATCCCATTCGAGCGGGACTTTATCGCATACCTTTCGGAGAATTGGAACTTTCACGGGGTCTTGCTCAACAGTCTTTATTAAGCCGTTGTCTTCGAGCAACCTGTAGATAAGGAGAATACCGTCCACATCATTATACTTCGCCAAGTCGTATGCGCCCGCGTCAAGTTCATCAATGACTCGCCTTATATATTCGTTGACCGCTCTGGAGGTGAGTATTATCTTGCTGTCAAACTCAACATTGTCGGATATTTTATACACGGACGGCTTCACCGTGTTCCTGCCAGAGCCGAGAACTATCGTATCGTATTCGAGCGGAGTTGGTGTCTGCGAGTTGGTTACACACCCAGCAGTTGAGCCACCGTTGTTAGCCGAAACAACCAGCACCCCGTTTATCCGACCTCCGCTTGTGACGGAGTTCACTATGACAATATCCCCCCGCGAAAGCGTCTGGTCGCTTATGGTGGTCGTAGCTGAGCCAGTGTACTGCCACTCGTCCCCAAGTTCGCCTGCGGTGCGGTTGATGAAGTTGTCAACATTGTCGAACGAACCCTTGAACTGGCTGTTGCCGTCAAGCGCACCTTCCTCGATGACACCGATTATCTTCCTTATCACTCCGTTCACCGAGCGGAAGTTGTGGTTTATTGTTATTCGGCTCGCATTGAGGCTGTCCGTTCCCTGTATCTCGATTATGTTCGCCTCCTTTATTTCGGGTATTGTTATCATAGTCAAAAACCTTTATGCCATATCGCTATATATACATTATTTATAAATGCCGAGAAAAAGGGACGGATGGCAGGCGCACATTCCGTCCAGTAACAAAGTATGAACAACTAATTTCTTATTCGCCGAGTATCTTGTGCATTTCGGCTAACGCCTCCTCGTCCGTCAGGTCTATCCTCTCGGCAAGTTCTTCGAGCCTCCTCTGCTTGTCCGCGCAGACATAACTCTTTTTCTTGAAAGCCTTTCTCTGCTTGTAGAGGTCGCCGATGAGGGTGGCGAACACGCCCGGTGTGGTGTTCGGCTGGAACACGCACCCGCTCTCGCTTACTATGTAGCCCTTCTTCTTCCACTTCTCCTTTGCGACCGTATCGTCCTCGTCCACCTTCTTGTAGAATGTTTCGGGGGACATATTCAGCGTCCTGATTATGTTCGGGTACAGCGAGGCGAAGTCGTTGCACGAAACATAGAGGTGCAGACCGACCACTGGCTCTTTCACGAAAGCACCTTCGTAGCCCTCCGCGTCCTTGCCCGCCTTCCACTTGCTGTCGGCAACCACCCTTCCGCTCCGCCTGTATGCGTCCGTGAGCGCACCTTCGGTTGTCGCGACCACGCTCATCATCCTGTTCACTGGTGTCTTCGCAATCCAAGCGAGGGTACAGCCGATGTCGGCAAGGCGCAACCTCTCGTGCAACTGCTCGACGAGTATGCAGTCGATTGCGTTGTAATAGACATACATCGGGAAGTCCCTCTCGTACAAGTCCTGTAACGAGCCGTCGAAGTGAACCTTCTGCATTTTCAGTACATCGTAGCCCGCTTGGTCGAGTTTGTAGTTCTCCTTCTGCTCCACGCTCCTGTCCCACTTGCGGTAGCACTCCATATAGTCAACAATCGGGATGTGCGTGGGTATGTTGTCCTTTCCGCTCAACATATTGAACTCGCCAGCGAGGTACTTGGCGTTCTTGCCGAGTATCCTGCCCCTGTTGTAGAGGTACGCCCAGTCGAACTCGACCACATTCCACCCGCTTATCATACCCATATGCTTCATCTCCCTGAAGAAACATTCAAGCATATCCTCCTCTTTCGCGAAGTATTTGTACTTGAAGTCGAAGTGTATCTGGGAGGGGAGGGACTTCGTATGCTCGTTTATGAGGTACTGTATCCTGTCCTGCTCGTCCCTGTTGAGCACCCGCGTCCCGAACACCGTTATCTCGTGGCTCTCCGTAGCCATACCTATCACGGTGACTGGCTGACCAGCGGTCTCTGGTCGCTCGAAGCCGTCCTCGCTCATACCAGTTTCAATATCAATGAATGTCATCTTCGGCATCTTGAAGCAGTTGACCTCATCGAGAAAGTCCCCACCGTACCGCGACTGTATGATTTCCATACATCTCGACTGCGTGAGTTTCTCGAAGCCAGTCTTGCTCTTGTCGTATGCGTCAAATACGGAATGCACGCTTCTCTTGACGCACCTTCCGTTCCAGTTCATCTTGCCGGGTATCCTCTGGTTGTCGTTTGCCGAACATTCCACCCAGTTGAAGTTGTCGTCAATCTTCCTGTCCCTGTCTATAATCGGGCATACGCAGTGCCGTATCTCCCCGCTCTTGTCAACATAGGAGAATGTGAGGTCGTTGGTTTCTGGTCGTTGCTTTATTTCGAGTATCATTACGCGATTTCCTCCTTTATGATTTCAATCTTGTTCTTTATGGCGAACTGCAAACTCGAAAGCGTCTGCAATGTCTCGGCAATCCAGTCTATCTGGTCTTGGAGCAACTGCAACTGGAGTTTCACCGCCGAGAGGTCTGCGGAAACGAAGTCAGCCCTCTCCGAAGCCGTGAGTTTGTAGTCGCCCTCCGTCATATACTGCTTGTACCTCTCGACCTTCACCTTGTCGAAAGTGCCAGACTTCTTGTGCATCGCAATCCTGTACTGCGTCATCTTCTCCACGAGCATCTGCCTGTACGAAAGCCCGAAAGCCTGCGCCTCCGAAAGCCTGCTGTTGTTGCGCACGCTGTCAAGCAGTTCGCCTATCTTCACATTCCAGTCGGCACGCTCGTCACGGAACTCGGCTTCGAGTTTCGCGTTGTTCGCGACCGTCTTGGTGTCGTCAAAATTCTTCATAATATATAATCTATTTATTGCGTTAGAATAGTTTGCCTTTTGTTATCCCGTCCTGCCTTATCCCAAGCACGAAGTCGCAGATGAAGTTGCGGGCGTAGTCTGGGCTAATCAGCGAGCGTTCCTCCGAACACTCGCCCATCTTCCTTGACGGCTTCGCCACCTGCTCCGATGTAAACTTATGCACATCGTCCGTCCAACTTCCAGCCGACACCCATTTGCGCTTCTCTGGTGCTACGGGCTGGTATGTTTCGAGCATAGTCGGCTCGCAGTTCGTGTACCAGTATCCAGTGGGCTTGACGAAGTAGTCGCCCCTTTTCGTCCTGTCCCTGTCTATCAGCGTCACCTTCTTGAACCAGAAGTGGTTTGTGTAGTTGAGTTCGCCCCACGGGTTTTCCATTATCATACGAAGCCCGCGCATCTCCACGACTGCGTGCATTTTCAGGCACTTCTGGTAGAAGAAATACCTCTCGTCGCTCTCCTTCTTCAGGTAGGCGTACACCTTTTCTACCGACGCGCCGTGCCTGCGCATAACATCAGCCTTTGAACTCTGGTTGAACTCCGCCACATTGCAGAACTTTATGCACGGGAAGAAGGCGAATATCAAATCGTCTGGCGTTATATTGTCGAACAGGCTCGGCTTGCCTTCGTATGCGTCCTCTATCGCATCGAACAAATCAACGACATTATCCGTCTGACCGAAGTTGTCCTTCAGGTCGTAGTCCTCCGCTGGTATCCCCAACCTGATAAACTCGTTCTTGAATGTTCCCGATTGCTCGAAGAAGCAGTGTACCTTTCCCCTGATTTCCATATGAACCTCCTAAAACAACTTGTTGAACGCTTCGAGTTTTACGGACAACTTGTTGAAGCCCATTGATGTTATAATCCTGTTCAGCGGGTCGAGCACCCCGTGCTCGAAGCAGGCATCCTTGTCTATCGCTGGCGCAAACTCCTTCGGGAGAAGCCCAGCCTCGTATGCGAACATCTCAATCCCGTGTATCGGCACGCAGTAATAATACTTGTACTTGTTTCCGTCCCGAAGAAGCGGGTACTTGCTCATAAGTCTGGCGTTGTGCTTCAGCAGGTAGTTGTACAGGGCGCAAGCCGAGATTGTGGGCGGGCACTTTGATGCGAGCACAAGTTCAACATCGTCCTTCAGCACATAGTTGCCGTAGCCGTTGGGCTTCTTGTTCCAGCACATATCGTTCGGGTCGGAATTGTCGAACACCGCCCGACACTCCTTCACTTGGTCGCGGAGTTCGTTTATCGTGAAGCCCTGATGCTCGAACATCCACACCACAATCTTCTTTATGATTTTTCTCGCTGCGGCTGGGGCGGAAGCCTGTATCATCTCTATCCCCTTCGCCTTAATCTTCGAGTACGGCGGGTAGCAGTCAATCTTCGACAACTTGTCGCTCCAGCGCAAGTTCTGCACATACTTCTTCTTGGCGAGCCAGATGCCAGCGTCCGAATATGTCTCAAGTTCAAAGTCGAGGTAGTTCTCCGTCTGCAACATTTCGGCATACCTGTCGAAGCACAGCCTGAAATACTTTTCCATCTTGAGTTCGTTGATGAGAAGCACGAAGTCCTTTACCTCGCCCCTCACCCTTTCGAGTTCATACTCGGCGACCTTCTCCTTGTTGTCAAGCCCGAATATCCGCTTCACATACTCCTCCGACTTGCGCCCGCAGAAATACCTGTATCGGTATTCGTTAGGCTTGTCGTTCGGCTTGCGGAACTTTATGCGCCAGTTCGTCTCACCCTCCTTGTAGCACCAGTCCGTAGTGGCTATAATCTGGTCGTATGAAGTATAGCAGGAGTTATGGACAAGCATATTGTTCGCAACAAAAGTATGCGTGTCGTCGTTCATTTCAATATCATATACATATTCATCGTCAAACACCCCGACACATTCGCATCGCACGATGCCATTTGCCGTAATATCGCCTTCTGTAACCGACACAAGCATATCGGTATCAACGCACATCTCCTTCGGGGTGGATTTTACCAGCACCCCGTTGCGCATAACCATAAGCGAATGGTCGCCAGTAACGAAAACCACATTACCGAAGCAATCTTCAACAACCCACTTTTCCTTCGAGACCTTGTGCCTTATCACACGCCTTACATCTCCGTAATATGCTTGCAGGTCATTGCCTATGTTAAGGATACCGAACGGGCAGTCAACGCTTTCGTGCCCATTCGGGGTAGAACCCATATTTTGTCTGCCGAGCGCATACAACTGCTCGACTGTGATTTTATTCGTTTTTGTGATTTTCTTGATTTTCTGATACATACCTTATCTTATTTAAAAGTTCACAAATAGTATTGTCCATATTCTCTGCTGTAAGAATGGATTTTTCCCACACCACAAATACCGTCATACCAAATTCCTGTTCAATGACTTCAATTCTTTCCTTGTCGTGCTTCCAAATGTCGCGGGCATATTGTTTCTTTACTGGGTGAAACCAATCGGCTTCGTATATGTCTGGATTGGCGTGCCAGTAGTCTCCGTTAAATTCAACGGCAACATTCAATTCGGGTATATAAAAGTCCAGCGAGTACAACGAGTTCGTTATGCGTGAATATTTCTTAAATTCGCAATCCCCATAATAATATTTGAAATGACACCCCGACTCCGATAACTTTTCAATTAGTTTCTCAAAGAAGTTAAAGCCAATCTCGGACTGGTGATACTTGTCTGTGTTGCAATCCCTTTTAGTGATGGTGTTTATAAAATCATCGTATCTTCTACACCCTTCACTTTCACCATAACGCCTAATGAACCCTTCCAACTTGCAGGATTTCAGCAACCGTATCGTTTCCTTGCCATATTCGTCATACATTTCGGACAAATATTTGGAAGTTGATGTGTACGATTGCCTTTCGATATATTGCTTCCAGATTCGCATACCTTCATCCTCGCCGTGCCGTTTTATTAAATTGGACATTGTAATAGCCCTTGAAGCGTTATACTTGTCAAACTGCTCCTTTGACCATCCGAACTTATCCCTCTTGTACTCGAATGTATTGGAATACGCCTGCTTTCTTTTATACTCATCGAATACTTCCGTTCCCTTTTCCTCGCCATACTTTCTTATGCAATTCTCAAGGGTAATGGCACTTGACTGGTTTTTCTTTCTTATTATTTCATCAGGTATCTCAAAGGCATACGCCACATACTTGTTGAATGTGTTGAATATTCTTGATTTGTTTTTATCCGCGAAGTCTGGATATTTTTCTTCAAGGCATTTTTGGCATACACGAATAGGATAATTCACACCATATATGTTTTTGGAACTCCTGTATGTAGTACCCTCGTATTTGTTACTATATGTACCGTTGCTTCTCATATACACCTTTGTTGTGTCATACCAGATTGATTTGCCACAGCATTTGCACTTGGTCGTCCCGTTGCCTTCAAGCCCCGTCAATATGTCCTGTGTAATATGCACCATACCGCCCATTATTCCACAATTAGCATATCATCATCTTCCATTTCCGATGCAGACACTTCCATTTCAACACCGTTACGGCATATCTTGACTTTATCGTCCATACGATAGACTTTGATGCCGTGTTCCGTTTCAACGGCAATCACATCATCCGACAATGTTATAAGAGAATCGCCAGCCAGCGAATCCGTGTCAATGTAAACGCTGACCTCGCCCTTGACCTCACCGTGAACCTCTATGCCCATCGCCCTGTGAAGCCCAGTATCGTGTACCCACTCGTTCATAAAGTAACTGTTGATGCACCTTTCCGCATAGAGTATGGCGTTCTTGCCCTGCTTGGTTATGCACTCCGCGAAGTCCCTGTCGTAGAATCCGAATGCTGGCGTTCCAGTAGCCCCGTATGCGCCGTTTATCAGGATTTTCGCACCCTGTTCCAGCGATACATATTCGTTGCCGAGTATCTCCTGCTCCTTTGCCTTTTCAAGTATGAGTTTCTTTGTGTCGTCGTTCATAGTTCGCAGTAGTCTTTGTAATTTCAATATATAGGAAAACCGCACGGATTTCAGAAAAAAATCCAGCACGGTTATTTTTTGTTATATATTGCTTATTTATAGTCAGATGGCTTCTATGTCGAACGACACGAGGTCGTTGATTTCGCCACCGAACAGGAATTTCAGCCGTTGGAAAAAGCCGATTTTGTTCAACTTCGATGCTACACGGAGTTCACCGAGCGCGAGCGACCTGCTCATAAACTTCATAAGCGCACGGTGGCTGACGAGCAACGGGTACGACATACCGAGCATACGCTCCCGCCTGCACTCGTTGAATGTGATTATCTTCCTTACCTCCCTCTCGCCGAGCCTTTTCTTGACGGACTCCCTCTCGCCCCCGTCGGCGACTATGTATATGCAGTCCTTGTAGTCGAAGTTCCCGACCACCGCGTCCGTGCAGTTGTCCCCCTTCGAGAGTTCCCCGATGAGGTATGTCGTTATACCTTCGTATATGTCATCAAGGCGTTCTATTCTCCGCCTGATTGAATGTAGATATTCTTCCTTGCTCATAATGTATATGTGTTAAATGTTATTCAAACGAGAACACGAATGTCTCCTTTATGCGCCTCACCCCGCCCTTTATTATGCGCTGGGCGTGTGAAAGGACACGGCAGTTGTTGAACTCCCTCCGTGCGGTGCATTCGCCCTTCCTGTCGAGGCGGTACATAATTATCTTCAGTTCCCGAAAGTCCTTCAACGCCTCGCAGGGGTTGCTCCCTACGCGGACGAATGTATGGAACTCTATTTCGAGTGCCTTCCTCACATCGTCAATCTCGTATGACACGAGTATCTCTTCGAGTTCGTACAGCGGTTCGGACTTCCCGTCAATGAAGAAGTTGATTATGAAGTAGGGGTTGTCGCAGTTGCGGTAGTCCCCTCTCGGCGGTATCTCACCGCGCAGGCTTGAAACCGCATCCGCTACCATAGCACAGCCCGTAATATACTCTCGACATTGCCCTCGCTGAACTCGGTGAGCGGTATCTGCAAGTCCTTCTTGAAGCAAGTGTCCCGACAGTCCGCCATAACATTCCCGTCCGCAAGATACACGCGGGTTACGAGAAGGTCTGACGCAAGGCTGTCGCCCGCCGTGCAGTCCGTATATTCGGTCGTGTTGTCGGCAAGTTCAACGCACATTTCCGCCTGAACATTGAAACGCTCTGGCAGGATGTCGGCTATCACCGACACCATCTTGTCCCGAAGTTCCCTTTCCTTTTCTGTTGTCATTTGAAAATCAAATATATAATCGTTATATTTATATGCGCCAGAGGGGTGCTACTTCTTCAAGTTCCCCGACTCTTCGTAATATTTCCAAATCTTAATGCCTTCCCACTGCTCTGGGGTAAGCCCAGAGAGCCACTCCTCGCAATACTTGCGGTACTTGATATGATTGTCGCGCAGGAACGAGTTGCGTGCATACTCCCGAAGTTCAACTTCGGATGCAACCAACTCCCCTGCCCAGCGTCTGTCTGGTTGCAGGAGAGTTGCTGTAATGGGTGAAGTGAGTTTTGTTTCCATCGCCTGTGAATTTTAGCGTAACATCTTGCGTAACTTTGACACTGCGCTGTCGTGCAAGTTCCACGACTTCGAGCGCGAGTAGCCGATTTCAGCGGCTATCTTGTCAACCTGCTCGCCAGTGTATTCACCGTTGCCCTTTCGCATACCGTACTTAACTTCGATAAGGTATCTCTCGTCCGGTGTGAGCCTGTCGAGAGCCTGACGGAGTGCGATGGCGGTCGTTGCGTCTTCGACCAAGTAGTCGTCATTATCTGCTATAACCTCTTCTTTGAGTTCGAGGGCGACATTGCGTTCTACTGCTCTACCGTGATTACCGCAGATAGTGTCGTGCGGAAGTTGGACGAGCCTGTCCTTCGCTGCCAGTTCGATAGCGCGGCTTGACAGTACGAAGTATATGTAAGACCAGAACTCACCGCGTTCGGGATTGTACTTTGTGATACCTTCCCAGAGAGCGATTTGAAACTCTTGTTCCCAGTCTGGGTCGTTAATCTTATTGTGCTTCTTGCAGAGGTTGCGAACAATGTTCTTGAATGATTCTGCCTTTACTGCCTCGTCAAATGAGGGCTTTACTGAATTTGTTGCTTGTGATTTCATCTTGTTTGTGTTTTTTGGTTTGACATTTTGTTGTTTGTTTCTATTGCAAATATAATGAATTATTTAATTCGCAAAATATTTTTTTTGATTTTTTTAAAAAAAGTTATAAGTACATAATTACCAGAAAGTTACAAGGGTAAAAAATGTTGATTTTCACCCAAAAAATCATAAAAATCGGTGTTTTTCTTCGCTCGAAGCACCCGAAAAATTCCCCAAAACGCCCGGATGGAGCAAAAAGCGGAACGACATTATATATTTCTAATATATAATGTTTGTGGAAAAAGAGGGGGTGGAAATAAATTTCACATATTTTCTGAAATCGGAGAAAGTTTACAATATATTAAGGGCAACACGGGTATAAATAATAATAGATATTAAACACTATACTACTATGGGACAGAAAGGCAAGAGCATAGATGTCAGCAAACTGAAATCTAAATACTATGACGGGGATGCCGACTATACAACCGATTTCGACCTGACGGATGTGCAGAAGGACTTGACCAACGCGCTCAACGAGGAGGCACTTGCGCAGATAGAAGGCGACAAGTTCAATGATGTCGAGAACGCTATCACGGCATACATAGCGTCATCACCGTACGGCAAGTATAACAACATAGCGGACGAGAACGGGAAGAAATGCACGGCAGCGGACTTCATAACATCGTTTATGATTGTTTACGAGAAGTTCAGCAAGGACTGCCCGCTGTCGCTTATGATACTCATATTTGCCGACTATTTCGGGCTTGACTACCTGTCGCTGATAAGGGAACTTCCGAACCATATCCAGCAGACGCTGTACGACAATGTGTATTCCTGCATAAAGGACAAGAGCCTGCTGAACAGGTTTTTTCAGAACGATGTGGATATGCAGACAAAAAACAAGTTGTTCTAACACACCTAATATATTATATATATGCAAGACATTATATTGCACGACGGGGACTGCCTCGAAGTGATGAAGTCGATACCAGACGGAAGCGTTGACTTGGTGATAGCGGACCCGCCATACTACAAGGCGATAGGCGAGAAATGGGACTACCTTTGGCGCACGGAGAAGGACTATGTGGAGTGGACTTTGAGGTGGCTCTCGGAAGCGTCCCGAACATTAAGATGCGGAGGCACGCTCTACTGCTTCGGATACTTCCGAATGCTCGCTCTCATAGTCCCGCACCTGAAAAGACTGGGGCTTGAACTCCGCCAGCAGATAGTCGTGAACAAGGGCTTGCGCTCAATATCGGGGCGTGCCACGAGAAACTACAAGATGTTCCCGAACACCACCGAAAGCATACTCTTTGCGATAAAGGACAACAAGAGGTTCATAAAGCCGTTCTTCAAGGAAAGGCAGAAGGAACTCGGCTTGTCGGCGAAGCAGATAAACGATGCTCTCGGAGTGAAGTCGAACGGGGGCGGTATGTGGAGTCTGTACACTGGCAGGAATGTATGCGAGCAGTTTCCGAAAAAGGAAATGTGGGACAAGTTGTCCGAGATACTCAAGTTCGACCTGTCGTACGGGAAGGTCGCGCAGACATTCAATCCGCAGGTCGGTTTCGGGGATGTATGGGACGACATAGACTTCTATGACGAGGAGAGATACCACCCGACACAAAAGCCCCAGAAACTTTTAAGGCGGTTGATAGAGGCGAGCACGAACGAGGGCGACACGGTGCTCGACCCGTTCTGCGGATGCGGAAGCGTTCCAATCGCATCGATGGAACTCGGCAGGAAGTGCATCGCCGTCGAAATCGACAGGAAGTATTTGAGGCTCGCCAAGTGGCGCATCTCCGAAATAACGAATAAACTTTTCTGATATGATTGAACTGAACAGAATATATAATATGGACTGCCTCGAAGGGATGAAAAGCATACCTGACGGGAGCATAGACTGCATAATATGCGATTTGCCGTATGGGACGACACGCAACCAGTGGGACAGCGTAATACCTCTCGACAAGTTGTGGGAGCAATACGAGCGAATCATAAAGCCGAATGGTGCTATCGTGCTGTTCAGCCAACAGCCATTCACATCCGTCCTCGTTGCAAGCAATTTGCCGATGTTCAAGTACGAATGGATATGGGAAAAGAGAACGAGCACGGGGCATCTTAACTCGAAGTTTGCACCGCTGAAAAAGCACGAGAATATCTGCGTATTCAGCAAAGCGGCTGCAAGTTATGTGAAAGATGCAAGCAAGGCTATGACATATAATCCTCAATGGCAAAAGGGTAAGCCGTATCAATCAATGAACACCCCTCTCGGCAAAAACTACGATAGCAAATGGGACAATCCTCAACTGACTATCCAAGACGGTGAGCATTACTTCCCAAAGGACATCATCAAGTTCAATCGTGACCGTGACGAGGAACGCCTGCATCCGACACAGAAGCCAGTCGAACTCCTCGAATACCTGATTAGGACTTATTCCAACGAGGAGGATACAATCCTTGACAACTGTATGGGAAGCGGGACGACAGCCGTCGCCTGCATCAAGGAGAACCGCAATTTCATTGGCTTTGAACTTAATGAGGAATATGTTAATGCTGCCGAACAAAGGATAGAGGAAGCGAAGCGCGAGGCGAAGATTGAAGTTGAAATGAACAAGAACAAACTTTTCTGATATGGCTGAATACAAGTTATACAACGGCGATTGCCTCGAAGTGATGAAGTCTATACCAGACGGAAGCGTGGATATGGTGCTCTGCGATTTGCCATACGGCACTACGCAGAACAAGTGGGATGCGGTAATTCCGTTCGACCTGCTCTGGGAGCAATATAACAGGGTAGCGAAGGACACAGCCCCGATAGTCCTGTTCGCGCAGGGGCTGTTCTACGCAGACCTCGTACACTCGAACAGAAAGGACTTCCGATACGATATTGTCTGGGACAAGGTGCTCAAGGGCGGTTTCCTTAACGCAAGGGTTATGCCGTTGAGGGTACACGAGCAGATTGCCGTGTTCTACAGAAGCAAGCCAGTTTACAACCCGCAGAAAACGAAGGGCAAGCCGAGCCACACGAAAGGCACTGCCATATTCACGAAGGGCGAGACGAACAACAACTACGGCAGTTACAAGCCGAAAGATGTCGATGTCAATGACGATATGAAGTATCCGACCAGCATAATCCAGTTCCAGAAACCGCATCCGAGCGTTTCGGTGCATCCCACGCAGAAGCCAGTCGCCCTGCTCGAATACCTTATACGGACATATAGCAACGAGGGCGATACAATCCTCGACAACACTATGGGAAGCGGAAGCACGGGTGTTGCGTGTATGAATACGGGCAGGAACTTCATTGGGATAGAACTCAATAAAGACTACTTTGGGATTGCGGAGCGAAGGATAAAGGAAGCGACTGGCAAAACGGAAACCAAAATCGAAACCGACAAGAATAAACTTTTCTGATATGCTTGAATTTAATAAGATATACAATATGGACTGCCTCGAAGGTATGCGCCAACTTCCAGACGGGTGCATAGACCTCATCGCGACAGACCCGCCATACAGGATTATGCCGAAAGGGTGTAGCGGGACGATGAGCGGATACATAACCACCGACAAGTCTATGGAGGGAAAGATATTCGACCACAACGACATCGACATTGAGGACTACATAGGCGAGTTCTACCGTCTGCTGAAGGACGATGCCCACTGCTACATAATGACAAACAACTATAACATCTGCCATTTCCTCGAAGTGATAGGGCGGAGCAAGTTCCACTTCACGAAGTGCCTGATATGGGACAAGCAGAACAAGATATGCGGACGCTACTATATGGGGCAGTACGAATACATAATATTCATACGCAAGGGAAAGGACAAGCAGATTAACGACTGCGGTTGCTCGGACATAATCTCCATACCGAACAGGAAAACAAAGAATGTTGACGGGAGCAATGCCCACGACAGCGAGAAGCCAGTCGAACTTATGAAAACGCTCGTAACGAACTCGACGCTCGAAGGCGAAGTGGTGCTCGACCCGTTTATGGGAAGCGGAAGCACGGCGGTCGCCTGCGCCACAAGCGGACGGAAGTTCATAGGCTTTGAGATTGACGAGAAGTATTACAAACTTGCAAATGAACGGCTTAAACCCTATGTTTCCGAAAACGGAGGGGTGTTCAAGGAAAGGAAATGCCTGTTTTAACTATGAGCGAATGCAGATTGTACAACGGCGACTGCCTCGAAGTGATGAAGCAGATTCCAGACAAGTCCATCGACTTGGTTCTGTGCGACCTGCCCTACGGGACGACAGCCTGTGCTTGGGACAGCGTTATCCCGTTCGAGCCACTGTGGGCGCAGTACAGGAGGGTGCTGAAGCAGAACGGTGTCATTGCGCTTTTCGGTAGCGAGCCTTTCTCGTCGCTTCTTCGGGTGAGCAACCTCGATTGGTATCGCTACGACTGGATATGGGAGAAGAACAATGCTGGGAACTTCCAACTTGCGAATGAACAGCCGTTGAAAGTCCACGAGAATATCTCCGTGTTCTATGACAATACCGAGTGCAAGACATTCTCGGACATAATAACGAGCAATATGGAGAGGCTTGGGCTTTCATACGGGGAGGTGTCGGAACTCTTCCTCTCGAAGAACGGGAACAGGACTGGGTGGTTGAGCAACAAGATAAGCGGGAGGCAGTTCCCGACAAGGGAGCAGTGGGCTAAACTCTGCGGGTTGTTCGGTATCCCAGACGAGTATGACAAGTATGAGAAGTCGAGGCACACATACAATCTCGAACTTGCCGATACATTCGAGGCTTGCTCGAACAAGGGGAAGGGCGGTACGCTTAACCATATTGCATCCGAAGGCAAGAGGGATGCGTACATACAGACAAAGACAGGCTACCCGAAGAGTGTGCTTCGCTTCGCCCGTGAAACTGGCTTGCATCCTACCCAGAAGCCAGTCGCCCTGCTTGAGTTTCTCATACGGACATATTCCAACGGGGACGAAACCGTGCTGGATAACTGTATGGGAAGCGGAAGCACGGGCGTAGCCTGTATGAACACGAGCAGGAACTTCATAGGCATCGAACTCGACGAGGGATATTTCGCTGTTGCACAAAGAAGAATTGGAGAGGCAAGGAAGATAAATTCGGTTAAACTTTTTTAGGAGATATGATATATTATTTCAAGGGAAATGTAATTTACGGTGTTGACCTCATCGGTGAACTTGAGGACATCATAACCGCACGAAAAAAGAAGATATTGTCGAGGTACATCGGACGCGACTGCCGTTCGCTCACCAGCAATGAGTTCGACTACTGGTGGAGGGAACTCGGCTTCGACAAGCGCAAGGGGGCATACGAGGGTTGCAGACCAGAGTATGTGTACTATGCGGACGGGATTGAACTCCGAAGGGCGAGGGCTTGCTCGCTGAAGGGCTTTTGCATAAGGCTCTTCGGTCGGCGCGTTATATATAAATAATGTATAATGCTTCGGGACACAGCACCCGACTATAACTTATTCTACAATGGCAGGTTTTATAAAGACACGGCACGATACTTCTCGGTGGGTGACACCGCAGAACAATGTCAGCAAGCGACTTCGCAAGTTGAGCACGCTCGGTATGGACTTCTCGAACAAGTTGTTCAAGGTGAGCCGTTCAATCGGTCTCTACGATACGGACTACACCTCCCAGATGCAGGGGGAACAGCAGGCGCAGAAGTTCGAGTACGAGGGAAGCGTGTACGACATATTCAACGGCTACTCGTTCACCGACTCTACGATGAACAAGAACATCCCGATTTTCGACCGCACATACGACGACAAGAAGCGGGCGGAGTTGAGGAGGCTTGCTATGCAGGACGAGATAGAGGAGATACTCGACATACTTACCGACGAGTGCATCTGCTACACGGACGACGGGCTTTTCTGCGAGCCTCGCTACGACAACAAGTTGATGGACGAGAAGAGGGAGCAGGAAGTTCAGGACGAGTTCAACAAGATTTACACATACTTCTCGTTCTATGACCAGAATATGGCTTGGGGCTACTTCCGAAAGTTCCTCATCGATGGCTTCCTTGCGTTTGAGATACTCTATGATGTGGAGGCTGGCGAGAGCGGGGAGCAGAAGCGGATAATCGGCTTCAAGGAACTCGACCCGCTGTTGCTCGCACCTGCGTTCAGCGAGGAGACTAACGAGAAGATATGGATTGAGAACCCGCAAGACCCAGTTAAGCAGAGGGTGCTGTACGACTCGCAGGTCATCTACATCTCATACTCGCAGTTCGATTCAGCCTGCCGAGTGAGTTATGTGGAAAGGCTCGCCCGTTGTTTCAACTTGCTCCGCATAATGGAGAGCACCCGTATAATCTGGGCGGTTTCCAACGCATCGTTCAAGACTATGTTCACGATACCAGTCGAGGACACGAAGAGCAGGGGCAAGCAGACATTGAGCGAAACAATGCACCACTACAGGGAACTTGTTGACTTCAACTGGGAAAGCGGTGAGTTGCAGTGCAACGGAAAACCTATGATGCCCTTCAACAAGGAATACTGGTTTCCGCAGGTTGACGGTCAAAGCCCGCAGGTGCAGACGCTCGGCGGGGACGGACCCGACATCTCCGACACGGAGGCGTTAAAGTATTTCAAGCACAAGTTGTGGGGCGTTTCAAAGATACCTTTCTCGCGCTTTGACAACGAGCAGGGGCGCGGTCAGTATGCGCTCACTGCGGAGGCGATGATGCGCGAGGAGATGAAGTTCGCCAACTATATCAACCGAGTGCGCGCGATATGGCAGGAGATACTTGTCAAGCCCCTGTACATACAACTCTGCCTCAACCACAAGGAACTTATGACGGACACGAACTTCCGCAACAGCCTTATGCTGAAGTTCATAAACAACAATGTGTTCACGGAGCAGAGGGAACTCGAACTCTTCGACCACAAGGTTCAGACAATCGGCAATATTATGCAGTCGCTCACCGAGCAGGACAGCGAGGGCAACGAACAGCCGTACTGGGACTTGGACTACCTTATCCGCACATACGGAGGCTTCAAGTACGAGGACTTGGAGAACAACCGCAAGATAAAGGAGAAGAAGGCTCTCATAAAGGAAGGCTACAAGGACGAGGACGCGCAGAAGATAGCGTTTGACGGTGCTGACAAGTCGAAGTTCAAGAAGGTGAAGAAGGAGAAGAAGGAAGATGAGGACGAAGGCGGTGGCGGAGGCGGTGGCTTCCAGTTGTAAGCCGACAGTCCGTTATAATATAGGAGAGGAAATTTGCTATGGTACATATCAGGAGAATAAACGAATCATCGGCTAACAGGACGGAGAAGAAGTCCTACCAGTTGAGCCTTCTCATAAACAGGCTTTATACGGCTTCCCGCCCGTTCACTATGCACAGTTACTCGGACGAGGGATGGCAGAATGTAAGCCAGCACATAGACGCGCTTCGGAAGGTGAGGGGTGTAATCGACATTTCGGCTGGCACGCCAGACGGAGGCTATCGGAACTACTATGCAGGGAGGAGCATTGACTTCAACCACCCTGCATACAAGGAGTACAGGCTCGAAATCGAAACCGAGTACGGCATTGTTATCGGGCGTTTGATTTGCCACAGCGCGGGAAGTATGGACGATGCGTTCTCCCGATACGATATGACCTGCACTTTCTGGAACAAGGACATCGAGGGATAATATTTAAGCGAATATCGGATATGACACACATCAAGAGGATAGACGAAATGTTCCCAGTTAACGAAAGCATCAGGGAAACAGTGCTGGGGAAATGCGAGAAGCGGAACGCCGACATAGTGGCTCGCGAGATATACAAGAACATAATGGCGCATATAAAGAAGAGCAATGATGACATTTGCGTCATAACATTTGAATACGGCAGGCGCGGGTACGGCATATATCCGTTCGGGCAGGGGCACGAGGAGCGCGAGCGCAGGGGCGAATGTATGACCACCTACACATTGGAGGCGGTCGGATGCGAATACGAGTTTGAGAACCCGTACACAGTATCGAGGATTTGCAACGAGATTGCAAAAACCGCAAAGACGGACAGCAAGATGATTGTCAAGATGACGAAGGCGGGGAACTATCCCGACTATTATGACCGCATTTCCGAAATATGCTACATCAGGAAGGTCGCGAAGGAGTTTGTGCAGATACAGAAATACCTGCTGAAATACGCGAACTTCAAGTTGACGGAGGATATGTGCTACAATGCGCCCACATCTGGAAAGCGGGGCGAATATTATGAGCATAACGACCAACGCTCGTTTGCCTGCACCAGCCAGAGAAGATGCGCTGTGTTCATTGAAAAACTGAAAGCGGTGAGGTCGTCGAGGGACATATTGGAAGTCGAGCAGGTCGAACACTCCGACAAGGAGGACAGGTCGCACTCGATATATTATGAGACGGAGTGCTACGGTTCAATCGAAAAGACTATCAAGGTTACGGTCAAGACACCGACTGGCAGGATAAAGGACAGGATATATCTGTAAACATAATACGGTATTGGATTTGCAAAACTAAAATTCTGAACGATATGACACCTTTCATTGGAATAGTCGAGGACAACCTCGACCCGAAGAACGAGGCTCGGCTGAAGATAAGGATATACGGAGTTACCGACCAGAAGGAGGCGGATGACGAGGAATCTTATGTGATACCTACGGAGTTCCTGCCGTGGGCGCGACCTTTGTGCCTTTCGGGTGGCTCGTACACGATACCCAAGATTGGTCAGGAGGTCTATGTTACTGGCGATGTCCGCTATGCACCTCTCTGGCTCGGCGTGGTGAACATAGGCGCGGATGTCGGCAAGGAGGTGAGCGACGAGGACAGCAGTGCATCGCATATACTTATGTATGACACGGACTTCTCCAACGGGGAGGAGGACGGCGGCGTGCGTGCTGGCGAGTTCATCAAGATGTATTTCACCGACACGAAGGGGCTTGTCATAGACTACAAGAACTACAACGGGAATATGCAGTTCATAATGAACTCCGACGGGAGCATAACCTTGAAGAACATAAACGGGGATATGATAACTATGGACAACGGGGAGGTGACAATCAAGAGCGACAACATCATCCGCTTCGTTGCACCCCGAATAGAACTCGGCGGGGAGGTGAAGTATTCGGGCATCAACGGAGACCTTCTCCTGAAGGCTTACAACAGCCACACCCATCTCACGAAGTACGGGGAGAGCGAGCCTCCGCTTGCACAACTCCCGCCCGAAACAATCAACACGACAGTCGCGCTTTAATCCCGGATGCGGGATTGCGCTTCGGCTGTGCCGAAATATTTTTGCACTTTTTCTGAAATTCCAATAAATAGCCAATATATTAGTATTGGAAGGACATAAGGAATTAAACTATGGAACAGGGAAAAAGACAAAGGGCACTTACCGCAAGCGAGGCTACGCACAGGCTCATTGAGGCGGGATACGAGGTTGATTTTGTTAACCCCATTGCCGACAACGAATACACCTTGAAATACGGCAAGACCACGCTCAAATACGAGAACCCCCAGCCCAATCCGTTTGATACAAGGCTTGTGGCGTGGGATATGGTCGGCGTGTGGTATTCGGTTGAGGTGTACGAGCACGACGGCAAGTCCAATGTAACGCTCAACCGCTGGAACGGACGCTCTGGTATGACAATCGTGTCGTACAACAAACTCAACGCATCGGGAAAGAAGGAGTTTATGGATATGTGCCTTAACGCGAAGCGCGTCAAGTACAAAGCACCATACGATAGGTTTGAAGATAAGATTGGCAACTAAAAAGATAAGATTATGGAAGTCGGATTTACACTCGGAAGAAATACAGGAAAGATTTTGCACGAACTCTCTTGGTCGCACCTGCTTGACCTCTCCCCAGAGGAGGCGGTCTCGCTGTGGACTGACTCGTTTCCGGGAATGGGCAGGGAGGTTGCCGTTGCACTCACTGCGGGCAAGTACCTTATGTGCGTGGAGGGGGACGGGGTGACGGAAGTTATGGTCAAGCCCCGCGACGAATACTCGGAGAAGGACTTGTCGGGCTACCCGTCGTTCTCGGTCGGCGACATCATAAGGAGCATAAGGGAGGCTCTCTCGGTTGACGGGAGCGGGAGCATAGAGGGTGCTTGGAACGAGTACCGCCAGAACACATTGTTCTACTTGCAGAACAACAAGGACATCTGTGTAAGCATAGAACTCGACGGGGCGTTTGACGGGCTGTTGGACGGTATGTCGGAAAATAGGTACATACCGCTTCGGAGGATAATCGCGTATTATCTCTCCCACGACCACGAACTTCCGTTCAGGCTGTATGACTGCGCGGACGACAAGTCCCACCGTGTTCTCTCTATGGCACTCGGCTCGCTTGTGTTTTCCCGAAGGCTCGGAGAAACGAGAAGCAACATCATATCGACGATACGGTTCGTCAGGGACAATATGGTTGTTGACGACGAGGGCAAGACCGCCTGCAAGGAACTCGAAAGGGTGTGCGAGTGGGTATGCACTTCGGCAGACCTGTTCGCTGGCGAGGTTCGGGAATGGCTCGATGATGTTGACGGGAAGCCGAGCCGTGATAAGTTTTCCATAGGGTTGCAGGGGATTGACGATTTCCTCGAAGGCGAGAAGAGAGTGGAGAAGGCACTCTCCGACTTCAAGCCCTGCCCGATTTCAGAACTCCACGATGCTGGCTTCATCGCCCCAGACGGCACATACTTCGGCATTGACGGAGAGGTGTCGAACCTCCTCCATATAAGTATGGCGGATGCCATTATGGAATACTACGGCTGGGAGAAGCCCTCCGACTTCAACTACAGCGTTGACGCTTGGCTTATGAGCGCAAAGGGCTTCGTCAAGGTGGCGAAGAACTGGGTTCTCTATGACGGGTACTTCCGCGTTGACGGGCGCAGGGAAGTCCCGATTACACAGGCGCAGAGGAAGGCGATAGCCGAATACGGCAACACCCACTACAAAGGCTCGCTGTCCTTCGGTACGGACAGGAAGAGATATTCGGTGGACAAGTTTATGGAAGTCGAGGATGATGCCCATATCGCGGAGATTTTCGGGCTTTAAGATTATAAATGACTATGAGCGAATACAATCTATACAACGGTGACTGCCTTGAAGTGATGAAGCAGATTCCAGACAAAAGCATAGACCTCATTCTATGCGATTTGCCGTACGGCACTACGGCTTGCAGTTGGGACAGCGTTATTCCGTTCGAGCCACTGTGGGAACACTATAAGCGGATAATAAAGGACGGGCGTGCGATAGTGCTTTTCTCGCAACAGCCGTTTACGAGCAAACTGATATGCTCGAACATAGAATGGTGGAAGTACAACTGGGTGTGGGAGAAGGACAACGGTACTAATTTTCTTAACAGCAAGTTCCAGCCACTCAAGGTTACGGAGGATATTTGTGTGTTCGGCAACGGTGCGTCATCATTTGTCAAGAGCGGGATTACTCTTTTCTACAGTCCCCAGAAAAGCGAAGGGAAACCTTATTCGTGTGTGAGTGGCAAGCAGAAGCCGAACAGCGCGGTTGTCAGGGACAATGGTGCGAAAGAAGGGGGTGTGCTTACCGTGAACAACGGGGAGAGGATGCCGAAGAACATAATAAGGTTCAACAGGGACAGGGACAAGGTGCATCCCACGCAGAAGCCAGTCGCCCTGCTCGAATATCTGATACGGACATACACCAATAAAAACGAAACCGTGCTGGATAACTGTATGGGGAGCGGGAGCACTGGTGTGGCGTGTATGAACACGGACAGGAACTTCATAGGCATCGAACTTGACGAAGAGTATTATAAGGTCGCAGAAAAGAGGATAAAGGAGGCTGGTTGCAGGTTGTTCTGAAATGTTAAAAATGTTAAATTGTCGTTAAAAAAATATTGTCGTTAAAAATATTATTTATATGTTTGTGGTACAGACAACGAAAGACATAAACTAAACATAGGAGGAAATGGTTATGAAAAGGGAATTTTTAGTATTCGGAATCGTGGAATCCGTTGAGCCGAACGGAAATGTAACGCGCAGGCATTTCAAGCAGGGCGGCATAATGGCGGTTGACGGGTTTTCCGCAGTGTGCGAGTACAGGCGTTTGCATTCGGTTGATGCTAACGGCAGTGCGCTGACATATCCAGAGATAGATGCCATAATGTTGTAGGTGAGACGGAACTTTGCTATGGAAGGAAACAATGCGCTTGACGGAGTTAAGGTCGGTGATGAACTTGTTTACAGTTCAGCCCATACATACGATACAATCGTGAAGGTTGAAAAGGTAACAAAGACAATGGTGGTATGCGCCAACGGTTCGCGCTTCAAGTTGTCCAACGGCTATGCGGTCAACGGGGACGCTTGGATTCACTCGTGCGTACGCAAGCCGAAGGATGCAGACGAGGTGAAGAGGATAAAGGACGAACTGCTTGCGACCAAGTATGTGAAGGCTATAAAGGAAAGCGTGGACGCTATCGCCCGCAACGAGAAGCGTTCCCTGATTGACATCGGGCTGTTGAAGGAGATATATCTTCTCGTCAGGAAGGCGAACGAAAACATAAGTGAAACCAAATAGATATACGGATATGGACTTAAAGACATTGAACGACTACCACGAGGTACACAAGTATTGCCCGATATGCGGGGGCAACGAGATACGCAGGGGGCTTGCCTGCTATATACTTGACGAGTCGCGACCAGAGGATTTCAAGGACGGCAACCCAGCGGAGTGCCAGCACTGCGGGTGGAGCGGTACGGTACACGACCTCATCGGTGAAGATGCAAGACAAGATTGCCTTTCGCGCAAGGCTGCGGACGAAAGGGCTATGAAAATGCTCGGCAGGATTTTCCGCAACAGCGACGACGGCATCGAGACAGGTCTTGACATAGAGCCTGTCGATTACGCCTGCTCCGTGATATGGGTATTCCGCGACCTCGTTGCTGGCGGTCGCACGGAATATTCCGAGCAGATTGTCCAGATATTCCGTATGGCGATGGAGTATCTGAAGTTGTTCATAAAGTCGGAGGGGATAGACCCGTACGACCAGAGGATTGAGTGCGTTGATGCGGTTGGAGAGGCTATGCAACTCCTTTCGGTCATCAAGGTCGCCAAGCCGAAATGCAATTAGGCTGAAATTTCTATTTATTAACTATATATTAGTGTTGAGGAAAAATAATTGCTATGGCGGACAAGACGAAAAGGACATTCAGGAACGACCACGACATAGAGTTCTGGCGGGAGGCTGCGGTCTCGGCGATGCAGGGCATACAGGAGTCTGGGTGGAAGTTTCTCGGAACATTCGCGGACATCGACACGAACGATACGGCAAGATTCGCATTCAATATGGCGGACGCTATGCTCGAAGAGTACCATCGCAGGCTCGACGAGGCGGATTTTCCAGTGGAAAGCATTGACATTTTTGATTAAAGGATAATTGCTATGAAAGACAACAACAAACAAACGGGAGTGGCAACCGAAGTTGCACCGCAAATAGTGTGCAGGCACATCCTCAATGACGGGAAGTTTGTGGAGAACCACAACCTTCTCCTGAAGGCGTTGAACCAGATACTCGCCGACGAGGACAGGTGTATCGCCATACTTGGCAAGGACGGTGCGGAGAATTTCGACGGGGTGACAGCAATCGGTCAGATGTACGACGGTATGCTTGCCGTCACGGTGGCGTATTGCGCGGAGAACTATATAGAGGGCGAACCAGACTCGATGTGGTCGGACGACTTTGTGATAGATATGAAGCGTATATACGGGGCATACGGGGAGGATAATTCATCCGACAAGGAAACCGCCGCCGAAGCGGGAAAGTCGGAAATATGGAGCGTATGCGCCCCTGAAACGCCGTACCTTGACTACGAGGTCGGCAAGAACAATGTAGTTTCCATAGAGGAGAGGCATATTGCGGTTTCGTCCTGCGCCGAATCGCAGGCGCAAAGCACAAGGCTCGTTTACGAGGTTATGCTTGATAACGGCTGGGCAATCGAGATTGGCGCGGATATGAAGGGGCTTGTCGTTTACAGGAGGAAAATATAATGGCGATAATAATACCAACGGACAAACTTATGGGCAAGTGCGACTGCGAGCAGTTCATAGTCGGGCTTAACGAACTTGCCCAGCAGTGCAATGTGTCGAGCGTGACATACAATCGGCTCGGAATAACGAAGATTGAATTTGCGGACGGCTCGTCCATAGGCGGGCTTCGACTATGGAAAGATGCTGGCATAATAAAGGGGGAGTTTTAATATGGAACAGAATTACACGAAAGGAAAGAACATCGCGAAACTGCTGAAGTACGCACCGACGGGAACTATGCTCTATTCGCCCCTCATCGGCTCGTGTACGCTCGTAAGGGTAAGCGATGATGAAATTGTAGTATCCAATCTCGAAGATACCCAGCACTACGGCTTCGACTGGTGCGGACGCTACTGGACGGGAATGGGCGAATGTCTGCTCTATCCATCGCAAGACCACAAGAGTTGGGACGGATGGCAAAATGAACTTTTCGGCAAGGGCGATATTGTGGTGCGCGAAGGTGTCGGGACATATATCATCGTTAATGGATTTGACGGTGTAGATATGTATGACTACATTCTGATTGACAAGGACGGCACTCGGTACGCCAATGTTATGTGCGACGGGACACCGCTGTTCACGGAGTGCAGGTATGCAAGCCCGCAGGAGGCGCGTGCATTTATGACGGTGCTTGAACGAAAGGGCTACCGCTGGGACGAGCAGAGGCGAGAGATGGTACTCGGCGAACCGAAGGGCGGGGAAGCCCCGAACACGAAGCACGGCATAGTCGCTGGCAGGTGGTATGTATCCCTCCGCACGCAATACTACGGGGACGACTATGTGGCGTTCCACTCTGGGAAGGCGTACAGGTGCAACGCCGACGGCTATCTTGTGGACGAGCACGGCTACCCTCTGCCAGTGGGCAGTGAAACAGACGAATACTTCCGTCCTGCGGAGGACGGTGAGATTCCCGTGAAGAAGGAAAGCGTCAAGACATCAGAAGCCACCGAAGAAAAATCATTCACGGAACTGAAGCCGTTCGACCGAGTTCTCGTCAGGGACTCGGAGGGTGCGGAATGGGACGCGAGCATATTCAAGCACTACGACAAGGACGATGCAATATACAGGTACAGGTGTATGGACAGCGGGTGGGCGATGTGCATACCCTACAACGACGAAACGAGGAAGTTGCTCGGAACAAGGGACAACTGCGACAAGAAATACATAACTTGGAAAATATGACTGATATGAACGAAATGACTGACATCGAACTGATACTGGCTGATGCGCCGCGCGACATAGAACTTTATTCCGTGATATGCGGGGTTGTGAAACTTGCAGGTCGCGGGAAGAACGAGGAGACGAACGAGATTATGCGCATAAAGACATATACGGAGGACGACGGCATATTCCACTGGTTCAACAGGTACGGTCAGCGTAGTACCAGAGGCGAGTGCGTGCTGTTTCCGAGCAGGGAGCACAGGACTTGGGATGACTGGCAGTCGGTCTTGTTCAGGGCTGGTGACATAATAGCCATCGATGCGTCTGACAATCCGAATACGAAGAAGGTCGCGATATATGTCTATGCGGGCGACGGCTACGCATACAACGCCCTCGGCATCAGGATAACGGTTGAGTTGGGGAGGATGAGATATGCTACGGAAAGCGAGGCGGAGTTCTTCAACGGGACGCTCTATGGCAACGGCTACATTTGGGACGAACACACGGAGGCACTTGTTGCGCTTGACGACCTGACCAGACCGATTGCCGAGAAGATGAGGGCGGAAAGCGGGAAGTTCTCGCTTTCGGACTTGCAGCCTTTCGACAAGGTGCTTGTCCGTAATTCCCGATACCCCGCACGCCACTGGAGGCTCGGTTTCTTTGAGAGCGTAAGCGCGGACGGAATGGTGTGTACGGTCGGCAACGAATATATGTATTCCCAATGTGTGCCGTACAACGAGGAGACGAGATACCTGCTCGGTACGAGCAAGGACTACATAGGCAAATACGGGAAGTGCGAATGATTTCTGAAATTCCAATAAATAGCCAATATATTAGTGTTGGAAAGGAAACATTAAAAAACAGGATATGGAACTTTACAGGTATATAAGGAAAGGTCGCAAGACTGTCATACCAGTCAGGCAGGGCGTATGCGGGACAAAGACCGATATGTTCGACGACAAGGGTTCGGAACTCTTCATCGGCGACCAAGTGGTGATAGTCGCGCACCTTGAAAACGCGAAGCGCGGGAAGTGGGACGACATACTTGGCGTAGAAGCCGTTGTTAATGATGATGATGGCGCGTATGTTATGGGCTTGAAGAGCCTTGACCTTACCAAGCCGAAGGGCGTGGACAATCCGTACCGCACACATTGGGACATTGTGAAGTGCAAGTCGTTTGAAGAATGTGTTGTCGGCGAGGTTTCAGGCTCAACACATTATTGCGAGGACGGGAAGTATGAAGAAAGAAGATAGGAGATTGCTCATTGAGGAACTTTGCGCCCGCCTGCCGTTCGGGTTGAAGTGCTATGATGCGTCTGCGGGGGAGGACTTCTGGCTGGAGGACATCGCGGACACGGACACCGACTATCCAGTTACGAACTACGGCTACACGGAAATAGACAGCGTGCGCCCGTACCTCCGTTCCGAGAGCGCGATGACGGAGAAGGAAAGAAAGGAGTTCGAGGAACTCGCCGTTGTGCTTGGTGCGGTGGACGCGGGAAACCAAGCATCGCTCGCGGTGCGCTTCATATATGAGCATCATATCGACTGGCGCGGGCTTATACCGAAGGGGCTTGCATTTGAAGCGGAGAAGGGAATGTATAAATTTGAATAGTTATGAAAGCAAGGGTGAATACAATAATCTCAAAGCAACTGTCGTATGACAGGTATGACGACATTGTTAAGATAGCCGAGTTCGACGAGAACGAGTCTATCTCGGAAATACGCAGGTGGAAGGAAGGGCTTGAAAAGGAGCAGATGGATGAAACTATTATGACTCCCATACGCATAGAGTTTATTGAAGAGCCGAGCGAAACCGCACAGTTGAGCGACTATGCGGACGGCTTGCGTGACGGTGCGAGAGGCACTTATGCGGAGATTGAGGACTGGCTCAACATACACGGTAACGAGTATGATGAACGCGGTCATCATCATTTGCGGGGCACTTCCGTTATGAAGGACTTGTTGAGGTATATGCAGGAAAAGAAGGAAAACGCTTAATTTTGTACTTATGTCATACTTTCGGGCGGAACTGGCATCCCCAAATGTCATTCCGCCTTTTTTTTCTGAAATCGGCAGAAGTTCACTATATATTAGTGTTGGAAAGGAAAAGAAAATGGGAGTTGTGGCAAACAGGAAATATATGATATACCTTCGGGGCGGGCGGTACTTGGTCTGCGACGAGGCTTTCGGGGAATATGTCAAGCCCGATGAGGTCGTCAGGAAGGGCATATCGGGTTGCCTCGATGCCGAGATAGAGGCTGGCTACCTGCAACTCAAGTCTTTCGGAATATTATAAATAGCATATATATAATAAATTTTTTGAATATGAATACGAACATAAGGGAAACAAGGGAAAGGATAGAGGCACTTCTCCGTGAGAAGGAGATGCTTGAGACGGAACTCGGCAACGCGATAGTGGACGCGATGATGGAAGTAGCGAAGGAAAATCCGCACGCACCGAAGAAACTTTCGGGCAACACATACATTATGAAGGCTTCGGACTTCATCAGCAAGCCGTGGTCTCCGATATATTTCGACTGGGAGAAGTCTGCGGAGTTCATAGTCGGTATGCTCGAAGGCAAGCCGAGAAACGAATGGGCTGGCATACTTCGGGATGCCCTCGTGAAGAATGCGGACAAGGACGACAAGTCCGTCCTGTACTTCAAGAAGCCGTACACTTGGCGCGGAGAGAGGCACTACAACAACACCCCCATTTCACGCGAGTTCGTGGAGATGGTGATAGAGAGGATTTCATAACATTAACAACCGAATAACCAGAAAGGCAATGGACATTGAATTTAAGGAAATAGCACCGAAGAACCTGAAGGCTCTCGGCGTTGAGAAGAAGAGAAACATATATACCCTTGTCGAGATACACAGGGTTACGGGCGATGTTACCGTATATGACGGGTACTTCGACACAAACAATGACGGCTCGTACAGGTTCGAGGTTGACAACGACACGATAGACTTTATGCACGACCTCGAATACTTCGACTACTTCTACTGCCTGAAGGACGACTACGAGAACTATATCGGGGGCGTGCTTCGGGAGAAGGCTTACGGAAAGAAAGCCGAGCAGTGCAAGCAGGACAAGTACCGCCTGCACGACTGGCTTGTTGACGGCAACGGCGGGCTGTGGCGCATAGAGGGCAAGGACAAGCACGACAGGTATGTCCTTTCGGGAAGGGGCTACCAGATACCGCAGAAGGCGACCGAAGCCGAACTTGACGCTGGCTATGAGAAATGGAGTGTCGGCAAAGCCCGAAAGGGTTGTATGCTGATGAGCGAGGACAAGACTACGGGCATATTGTTCAAGGAGGCTGTCCCGAACACCGACAGGTATGTTGCGTTTGCGGTTGCGACAAGGGAGGCGGACGGCAGGCGGTGGAGCGGACTCGACACGCAGGAGTGCGAGCGCACCAACGATTGCAGGCTCGTGCCTATGACGGACGAGGAGGCTTTCGACTTCCGATGCTACCTCAACAGGCTCGGCTTCGACTGGTCTTGCTACATCAAGTCGATAATCTCCAGCCCCGTCAGACCGTACAATGTAGGCGACTGGCTCTGCCAGACCGACAACCGCCAGTGGTATAGGATAGCGAATGTTGACAATGACGGCAAGTGCTTCGAGTTGTATATGTTCGGGGACGAGGAGACTGTACCTCTGTATGCCGACAAGGACTATCTGGCGCGGAATTTCGTAAACTGGGACATCACGATGGTCGAGGAGGGTATGCCCCTTGTTTCGAGGGACGGGGAAATCTCCCTCGTGTTCAAGTGCATTGACACGGACAATCCGAACACATTCCGTTCTCACGCATTCGTGCGGAACTACGACTGCGACGGCAAGCATCTCAATCTGGACGAAAAGGAGAACAGATGTTGGCTGTGCGAGGAGTTCGTACCGATGGCGCGAGGTGTCGAAAAGAAATTCGGCGAGTTCGTGTCGGGTGACGGCTACGGCTGGGACAACCTCAACAAGTGCCTTGTCGGGACAACGGGGGAAGCCAAATGGGTATCGGACACGCTCAAGCCGTTCGACAGGGTTATAGTCCGCGATGTTGCGGGCGTGTGGAAGTGCGCCATATATTCGCACAGGAACTCAAGCGGGGTGTTCGTGACGACGGACAGCGCATATACGCAGTGCCTCCCCTATGACGACGAGACCGCGCGTCTTGTCGGAACGAAGGATGACTATGACGGAAAGTACGGTTCTTATTATAACGAATAGGAAATGAAAGCAAAGGTGAAATTCGAGTATTCTGGCAAGGCTTACGAATACGAAAGGGAAATGTCAAAGTTCGACAGGAACTATGATGACGAAGATTACGCATACTTCTTGGAGCAGACTGCGGACAACGGAGGCAGGCTGTTCGAGATTAACCTTGTGAAGAACGACGGAGGATATTTGACTGGGGAAGGTGCTTATGTGGATGTATATGCAAGCACGGACGACGCTATGCCGTTGCACCATATAGGCGATGTGGAAGTCGAGTTCACGGAGGGATAGGATATGCTGAAATACTACAACAACATAGATTTTAAGAAGTGCGTGAAGGTTAAGGATGTATGCGGTCTCTTGAAGGCACGCTGGAATAGGTCAAGAAAAATAGCAGAAAGGGAATTTTAATATGGCTGATGTAATGGAATATGGAGGAAGACACATATACGGTCGGCAGTACGATGGTCAGCATACCACCAATGCGAAAAAGGAGAATGCAATCATACTGAACGGTGTGAAGCACACATTCGTAAAGGACAAGTTAAGCGAGGATGAGAGTTGCACAGCCAAATGTTCACTGTACGGGAAGTGCAGGGACGAAATGGCGTGCCTGTGCAGTTTCTTTGATGACAACGGTCATTTTGAAATATAGGATATGCTCAAATATTACAACTACGACATTGTGTTTCAGGAAGTGCCCGACGAGGTTTCCCTTGCGATAAACATAACGAACTGCCCAGTGAAGTGCCGTGCCTGCCATAGCCCCCATTTGTGCGAGAACATAGGCGGTGAACTTAACGGCAAGGTTCTCTCCGACATAGTGGCGCAGTATGACAAGGCGGTGACCTGCGTGTGCCTTATGGGTGGCGACGGGGACAGGGCTTCGGTGGCGGAGGCAGCCAAGTATATAAGGGAGTCCTTGCACAAGAAGGTCGCTTGGTACTCTGGGCGCAACGAGATGCCGTCCGACCTGACCGACTTCGACTATGTGAAACTTGGCGGGTACGATATGTCAAGGGGCGGACTCTCGTCCGAAAGCACGAACCAGAGGATGTATCGGATTGACGCTGGCAAGCCTGTCGATATAACCGACAGGTTCTGGAAAAGAAAAAATATTGTCTAACCAAAAAACAAAAGATATTATGAACGAACAATCAAGAAAGAGCCTCATCGGGCTTTTCAAGAAAATGCCTTACGGGGCGGAGTTTAACCTGATGGACAGGGAATACAAGTATCACAAGGCACACCCGTTGGGACTGTTCCCGCACACATCCGTTGTGTTTATAGGCATTGAGCAGTTGGACAGCAGGCTTGTGTTTGAACTATACAACGGAGGCGGCACGATAACGACCGACGAATACGGTGTCGCCGAAGAAGGCGTGTATGTATTTCCAATAGGCACACGCGAGTGGGATGAAGACAAGGTAATCGGTCTTGCCCGCAAATGCGATGCTGCCAAATGGATTGCCGAAAAGACAGGCTTGAAGAACCAAGACGGCTTCAGGGCGGTCGATGCCCTTGTCAGGTGGATTAAGGCTGGTGGAATAGAGAAGAAACTTGCCGAACTCCCGTATGCGAGGGAGGAGGCGGAAGATGAGACGAACCGCAGGTGGAACTCGTTTGGCGACTTTACGAAACAACATCTTATCGAAAGATACGGCTCAATCGCTGGCTTCAAGGAAGGTGAAATCAAGCGCATAATGACGGCGAAGGCAATCTACGGGGTGTTCGGCTTCCCGTATGGAAAGAGCAAGGCGGACATTGACATCGACGGTGAGGTCGAAAACTCTTGGAACACCCTCACGGACGAAGTGAAAGCCGAACTTGTTAACGAATACGGTTCGGAAGAGAACTACAAGGCACGCGACAGGGAGAGGCGGAAGAGTGCCATCGCACTCAAAAGGCTCTGTCAGAAGGTCAAGGCTGACGCGGATGCCGTAGTGGACGGACACTGGGACACGCTTTCGGAAAAGGAGAAAGCCGAGATAATAGAGGAGTTCGGCTCGGAGGAGAACTACAAGGCGTGGAAGAAGCACACCGACAACATTATGCGCAAATGCCTCGAAAGGGGAGTGAACCGCAACGGCGGTGCTTCGCCTATTTTCTGACAGGAACAATGTGTATCTTCACATAAAGGTCTGCACGGGCTGTTTCCGAAAGGTAGCAGCCCTTTCCTTTTATCTTGAACATAGTGCCGTCCTGCGAAGCCTTCGGTATGGTTACGAATATGTCCTCTCCGAGAGGCGATATTCGGAGTTGCGTGCCGAGCATACCCTCCGCTATATATAGGTTATATATCAGTTCCGTACGGTTGCGGTACTCCCGAAGTTCGCACGAGGGCGGGACTATCACCCGAATCGTTGCCGAGAGGTTTATCCCAAGCCCCATATAGTTGTCGTATCGGACTATGTGCCCGTCCCTCACGCCCTTCGGTATCGTGACTTTCATCACGCTCTTGCCGTAGTCGATTTCCCTCGTACAGCCAGAGAGGGCATCGGACAGGGGGACATATATTTCTACGGCAATGTCCTGCGCGGACACCGCCCTTGCCTCGCACTTCATACTGGCGAGGTCGAGCCTCCTGTCGTATGCCGAGCGTTTCCTTTCGTCCGTGAGCGTATGGTACGCTTCGAGTACGAGGACATAGGCATCGTTGTCCCCGCCCTTGTCGGGGTGCATCGCCTTGCTCAACTCGCGGAAGCGGGAGCGGATGAACTCCGTCCCGTCGTTCCTCGACACTCCGAGTATCCTGTAGTAGTTATTCATTGTCGTCCTTATTGGAGAACAAATCCCAGTGCTGGCGTTTCCACCAAGAGCGGTGGTCTTCGTTCGGCTCTGGCTCGTAGAGTTCGCATTCAAGTCCGAGTTCACGGGTGTAGTCCCCGAAGTCCTCGCTTCTGAAAGCCCGTGCGAGCCTTATCGTGTCCCAAGCCCTGTATATGTCCGACCAGAGTTTAGGTGCGCTCGTTTCGCTCGGCACGCCAGCCTCGAAGTATTCCCACTCGACAAGTCTCTTGAAGTCCTTTCTCGAATACCTGTCCGAAGTTATGTAGGAGAATGCGTCCGCGAATATGTTGAACTCCGCCTGCAATATGTCGCGTATGTTCATTATCCTCTCCACGCTCTTCGAGAATATCTCCCCGAACTCCTTGTCGTCCTCCGCCTTGATGTTCTCGCGGACGACATTACCGATTTTGTCCGAGTTGGTCGTCGGCATAGGGAACATCTCCTTCCCGTCGTCTATCACATTCTCAAGGAACGATTCGCGGAGCATACCGTCGTAGCGTTTTTGCTCGACCTGCTCGGCATACCTCTCCCTGTTCCTGTCGGAATACTCGCCAGCCTTGATTTTCGACATAACATCAACGCACTCCTTGTACTGCGACTTGCTCAACGGAAGTCCGAGTACATTGGCTATCTGGTTGTAGTCGTCCTCTATGACGGCATTGCTCTCGTCCGTAATCTTGACGAGTATCTTCACGCCTTCCCTTATGAAGACCTTTGCCTGCTGCTGTGCGTCTGTCTCGTCACTGAAATTAACTCTTGCGCGGGCGGAACTGTAGGCGACTGCAAGTTCCTCCATCCTCTTTTCCCTTGCGTTTTTCCTGTCTGGTTTCTTTGCCATAATGAAATATGATTTTGGTTAACATAGTATTTATACGGTCGGTGTTATTTATAAATAATATATAACATCTTTAGGATATGATACAACTTCAGGACATAAATGCTGGCGATACCATTCAGGGAATGGTGCAGAAGATAAACTACAACTTCGACCAGATACAGGCTAACGGCGGGGGTCCTCGCGGGGTGCAGGGCGAGCGCGGTGAACGCGGTGAAATGGGACCGAGGGGCGCAAGGGGCTTGCAGGGCGAGCGCGGGTGCGCTTGGTTTGCGATGGACGGCGATAGGGGAATCCCCCAGACACCGATGATTGAACCGCAGGAAAACGACCTCGGCATAGACGAGAACGGATATGTGTGGATATATGTCGTGGACGGCGGTATGTCCCACTGGGAGGTGACCGACTTCAACATAACGAGTGCTCTCGACAGCCCGTTCGCGGTAAGGGGTAGTGTCGGGGCGATAGTCGAGAAAAGCGACTTCAGCGAATACTACCTTACATTCGGAAGCACCTTCAACGGCATCACCGAAAGGAGCATAGAGACAAAGCCCTCCATTGTCATCTGCAACAATACGATGGGCGAAGCGCACCCCCACACGGACGGCATAGAGTTCTATCGGGATTTTGTACACACGGACTACTTTTCGGGAAGGATAAGCGTCAACTATGACGGTGACAGGGCGATACTGGACATCCACTCCGATGGCGACACGAGGCTTTCGAGTTCCGACGGGGTGGACAGGAACTCCCTTGTGGTCGAGGGCGGAAGGAAACTCAAGTGGACACCGCTTGCTGGCTCGACTGGCTCGACCGACATAAAGCCGTTGCTCGTCGGTGACAACAACGGGTACATAAGCACTTGGGCTTCTGACGACCAGACGAAGTGGAAGTGGGGATTTATCAAATATGTGGATAGTTTCGACTGGAACATAATGATACCCAACAACAACTCATTATCTTCACTCGGCTGGTTTGACAACCAAGTAAATACGATTTTTCTTGGCAACGGTTCATTTGCGGGTATGATTCGTGTTCCAGACTATTCGGACACGGGCGTTTTTGTTTTTAATGTGTGCGATGATGCCGAAACCCACCTTGCTACGCACGGCAACGGTGCTGTCGCTGGTAATTTTGTTACGCTCGGCTCGTTGGGGCTGAATCATATCAACAGGAAGCGCGGGGGTATGAACATCCGCGACACAAAGTCGTATGGAGGTTGCCTGTCGCTTGACGGTATGAATGATGCTTCACCAGACTATATAACTGGTGCTATGGGCGAAAAGACTATGTACTATGACAGCAATATGAATGTGGTATGCACAGGTCGGGTGAATATGACGCAGGCGTACAAGGACAACCTCCCCAAAGGTTCGCAGTACGGCTGTTCACCCCTCATTACGCTCAACACTTCTGGCAACTCGACTTCATCCAAACTTACCAACCAACTTAACATAGAGGGCGGAAAGTACGGGAACAGCGTCCTCGTTTCTGGCGGCAGGGAGTACAACGAGAAGGCTGGCGGTGATGTCTATATAGCAGGCGGTAGCGTGCTGTCCCAAGACCCAGAGGCGGTGGCGAACTACAACAGGAGCAACATATATCTCCCGATGTACTTCGGTGATGTCGTGGTCGGCGTAAACCCGAACAACCACAAGGACTACTATGCAACGGCAAGGGGCGAGGATGTAGCGGTAAGGGGCGCGAACGATGCGAAGAGCGGTCAGACGCTTGACTTCTATGACATAAACAACTTCACGGCTCACGCAAACAATATCTGGCTCGACAGCAATGCGCAGGACAGGGCGTTCAGGGGGAACGACCAGACATATTACGCCAATCCGCTGTATTTTGCTCCGAGTTTGAGCAGTTACAAGAATATCACCCTGAATATGGGCGGGTTGTGTACCTTGCACCACGGCAAGCCGATAATCGTTACCCACGATGACCTGTACAAGTACCAGATGGTAAGCGGTAAGTTCTGCTATATCATTGAGAAATATCTTGATGCCGACGGGAATATTGTTTCCAATATGTTTTCGAGGAGTATTCGGAATCACCAGCCACCCAACGGTGCGTTCTGTTCGCTCGTGTCCACCGACTGGACAAAGGTCGGCAATGTGGTGCAGTGCTCGACGAGGATAAACAATTACTACTATTACAACGGCTACCGTATTCTTGAGGGGAGCGCAAACCTTGCCAACTATTGCCCCCTGTTCGGCACAACTCCGTTGAGGGGATATGCAAATGTCAACTTATATAGCAGCATATATCTTCCTATCGTCTGCGCCATACCGTATAGCAGTGATTTGAATGCGTGTATGGTGGGTTCGCTCAACGGAACTGGAACATTCTTTACGGAAAGCAAGACTACTCCGAGCGACAAGTTCTTCTCCGAGCCGACAACCGCTATGTTCAGTTATTCCGAAAGCGCATTGAGCAATGGTTTCGGCAACCTGACGAGGCACAATAGCAATGGTGGAATGTCAGATGTAAACTCAAATCCAATTTTTCCGATTGGTGATACAAATGACTGGGCGATTGATTTTGCAGGAAACGAGGGGTGGGTGTCCGCAGTTTACAATTCGCAGTATCCCGCTGGCGATACGCTTTACATCACATTAAGCGACTGGCTGATAAATATTGACGGAAAGAATATAATCACATTCTTCATTCCATCGTACACCAAGCCGATAAGCAATGGCGGAAAGGTAATGACGGTTGTCGATAAGTTGTACACGAGCGCAACGCTCAATTATTCGTACATACTCAATCCAAGGTTCTTGTTCAACGACCACGTTCCGTTCAGGCGTAACAATGCCGACAAGGAAACCGAGACTGTTTTTGCAAATTCGATATTTTCCTATGTACCATTGGGCACGGGCAGTGCAAGCAATGGAAACGGTGGCTCGTCAAGCGGAAGCGGAAGTGGTAGCGGAAGCGGTGGAACTGGATATATGCCGAGCGTGGACGAGATTGCCGATGCCAGTGACACTGGCGGCAAAATTCTTCCGTCTATCGTAGATATTGCCAATAGGGGCACATCTTCTGGGTTGAGCAAGGAGTTTGCCAGCGTTAACGCCAAGTTGAATACGAAGTAAATAAGAGAAAAAGCCCGACACACATTGGGCTTTTCTTTGTAATTTATAGTTTTTAAAAACGGAATTATCCTCTTTGGTCTTGTAAGATATAAATAAGATAATATAATTTATTTGAATATGATACACATCAAAAGAATTAACGAAATGGCAATCGAAAATGCTACGGTTGACACAACCAATACAAATCAAATCGAAGGGCGTGAGTTTATTGATTTCGGTGGTAATACAACAGTGCTTTGGGCAAAATACGCACTTGAAATCAATGGTGAACACAAATTTAAGTTCAATGATGTTGAAGACTTTAATGACAACGGATGGAGGCTTCCGACATTAAAAGAGATAAAGCAGATATTCAAACCGAACACAAGATGGAACGCCTATTGGTCAATCCCGTATGAAATTATAAAAATAAAGGGTGAGGAATTAAGAATAAGGGATGAAGCCCCATACGGCGGTGGCTTTCATATCTGGACAAAGGACACAGACCGTAAATTTAAACACTGCGCATATTCTTATGGTATTGACAATATGTATGAGTTTTGTATTTATTCATCAAATAAATATGAAAGGAATTATGTATTTCTTGTAAGAGATAAAAGATAACCGATTGAAATTGAAAAAAAATCTGCAAGACCAAAGGGGACAATTCCGTTTAAAAATGAAAAAATGTGCTATGCGCCTGCACCGCACTCTTCGAGAGCATATTGTCTTGCTTCCTCCGCCGTGCCGATGCCTGTCGCGAAGTCGTGGAACGCGGTCGGCATCTCCTCGTCGTGCCAGTAGTATGCGTATGTCCCGTCCTCCGACTTCACCACGACCACGAGGTATCTGTTACCGTCGCTGTCCTTTGCCACCTCTTTGCTTACCGTTTCAACCGCGTTGAGAAATTCTCTTAAATCAATTACTGGTCTTCCCATAGTTCTGTTTTTTTAAGTTGTTAATAATTGTTTCTTTCCATCACTAATATATAGGCTATTTATTGGAATTTCAGAAAATGAGATTATTTAGTTTTGCGGAATATAAATAAGATAGTATATAATCTATTTGAATATGGCACACATCAAGGGATATGATGAATTTGTGAACGAAGTATGGCACGGCAAGGAATACTTTGACTTCACGGCACTGGAGGACGCAAATCCGTCTGAAAGGCGGAGAGGCTGCACATATCTGCTCTCGGACGAAATGGATTTCGGCGGAAAGGACGGCAACTGGGGGAAAGTCGCCGTATATGTAAGAAATACGGATGAAGAGAAGAGGCTGAAGGAACTGTGCTACGGTCGTGGCATTATGCGCTTTAACGGTGGCGAGCAGATATACGATTTCGGGAAATGCGAAGTGGACGGATACGGGGAAACGATGACGCTATCCGAATTTGAGCGGATGCTTGACAGGATTGAAAGCAAACGCCCAGACAGAGTTCCGAGAAGTTACGACAGGATAAGGAGAGGAATGACCGAAAGCCGTGCTTCGCATAGGGCGGAAAGCAAGAGGATTGACGAAATGGCAAGTTCCAGCGGGGGCAAATATGAAGTCAAGACATTCCATTATCGTCCCGCTTGGAGAAAAGGCGACCTTGAGGATGAATATGTTTGCATCGACAGCAAGGTGTTCCCATCAAAGAAGCAAGCCGAAAATTATGTTCGGACGCAAGTTTCAGGCAAAAGGAATGTATCAAATCACGAATATCACGGCACTACCGAATGGGTCTATTTTACAGGCAAGACTTGGACGCACGAGAACACTGGGGAAAAATGCGAGGAATATTATATGTATCGTATGAAAGGCGTTTAACCTGCCCAATCGTTGCAAGACCAAATGGATAATTCCGAAATAAAAAAGCCCGAAGTGTTGTTCGGGCTTTTGTGTATGTGTTGCCACAAATCATTTCTCGTACCTGAACGAGCGCACGAGCAACGGCTCCGACGGGGAGATTGATGCGTACTTCTCCGTCGGGTGGTTGTTCATAATGACATTCATACCCCCGTTGGTATTGGAGTTGAGGTATTCCATAAGTTCCCTGTCGTCGATAGTCCTTATGCACTTGCCCCCGTAGTAGAACTTCAGGCTCTCTGGTGTCCATTCGAGCGCGTACTCCATAAAGTTGTCGGCTGGGTTCTTCGCATTGTGCCTCAACGCCCAGTGCCTGACCATATTCCACTTCGCGTTCGGGTCGTGCAGATTCGTCGTCAAGTCCCAGTACAGCAGAGCGTCCTTCGCAAAGCACTTCAAGTATCCCCCGCAGGAGTTAGTCCAAGCCTCGACCACATCTATCTCTGGGGGCCAAGACTGCCACGACCACATCCACAGACCGCACCACAGGTTCTTGCCCTTCGGGAACTTCGCCTCCCAAGCGTACCTGCCGAACTTGAACTCTGGGTTGTTCTTGGTCGAGGAGAGAAGCCCCATTCCGTATGACGGATTATACTCCGTCCCGTCCACCGTTACCGTGTTCGGGCGGTAGTCTATCCACAGGCGGAGCGTCCCGTCATCGTCAATGCCCACGCACTTCGAGTCGTACCAAGCCCAAGCCTTGTCCTTGTGGAGATTGCCCCAGCGTTCCTGCGTCTGCCACTCGTATCCGCTCCAGTTTATGATTCTGTTGTTTTCCATCGGCGTTCCTATTTGAAATCACTCGGAATTATCCCTTTTATTCTTGTAAAAGTTCAATGGTCGCTTCACAGTTGTCCGTTCGTTCACCAGTTTTCTTGGGTCTTGCAAACGGTTTGCATACA